TAGAAAATTAAAAAGTTCTATCCACCGTAACGCATAGAGATTGAACCTTTGTAAGAACTATTATACAATAGTTCTTTTTTAATTGCAAAGAATAAAATATCTCCAAGAGTGATTGACACCTTACTATTAAGTTAAAGGTGAAAATATATGCTGAACTTATAGGAAACTATAAGAACTAAAGGATAAAAAGCCTTTGGGGTAACATAATGGTAGGTTTATCTGTACTAGATGAGTTAGGTGAATATACAACAGATGTAGAAAGAGGAATAGTTTATCCTCCATTGAAAGCAATGAACGATGAAAAATATGAAGAACGTTGTGGTTATTCAGAAGCACAAAAAACTATATTTTGTGTTAATGGTAGTTCAAAGTTTAACCACGAAATTGCAGTAACCCTTAAAACAGCATTTCAAAATAAAACCATTAGATTATTAAAAACACAATTTGAAGCAGATGACTTTATAGAAGGATATCATAAAATGTCTCCTAAAGAACAAGCTGACAAATTAATGCCTTATATTCAAACTTCTTTAATGCAAGATGAAATAACTCAATTGGAATATGAAATAAAAGATTCTTATATTAAACTTTATGAAACCACAGGTAAACGTAAGGATAGATATTCAAGTTTAGCTTATGGTAATTATTTTATAAGAGAAAGAGAAAAAAAATTAAAGAAAAAGAAAAAAGGTGGATTAGCTAATCTATGGTAGTCTTATTAAAATATTGAGAAAGAAAGGGATGATATGAGTGAGTGAAGAAAAAAAGCAAAAGAAGTTGTTTGCCGAAACTTCTGTAGCTAACAATGCACAAAAATATACAACTAAACCAGTTAAATATAGTGCTAGTGAAATAATGGGATTCTTAGAAGACCCACAAGCAAATGCACTTAACTTACAAAAAGCTAGTATTTGGTTGTATTATAATAGTGGTATATACAATAGAATAATTAATAACTATGCTGGTATGAATATCTATGATTTATATTTATATCCAACTACAATTAGTAAATTTTCTAAATCAAAAAGAAAAATAACACCTGATAAATTATATAAAGATTATTTAGATATAAGTAATTTATTAGAAAGAATTAGTTGGAAGTCAAATTATCGTAACATAGGAGTTAACCTTATGATACAAGGAGAAGTTTTCTTATATGATGTATCTGATAATCAAGGTACTATATTAAAAGAAATACCAACTGAAATATGTAAAATATGTAAGGTTATAAATGATAATTTATATAAATATGCAATCAATGTAAATAAATTAGGTACAGCAGAATATTATTCAATGATGCCTTTAGGATTACAAAGATTATATGACCAACATAAAGCAGGTTCACTATCACCTGAACAATATTTAGGAACTGCTGGTTCAGGTTATGTAATAGTGGATGACCCTGAAGCAATATGTTTAAGTTTAAATAATATGACTTCAACAAAATCTGTTCCAACTTTATCTTATTTATTTCCTTCATTATTAAGATTAATGGAAGAAGAAGAAAATGAAGTTGTAGAAAATAAAGCTAATAATTTAAAAATGATACATATGCAATATGATGTAGATGAAGAAGGCGAATCAAGAATAGCTGAAGCTGACCTTATAAAAATGCATAATTCAGCTAAAGCCAATTTACCAGTAGGAGTAACATATAGCTCCCTATGTTTATAAAAAGCATAGAAAACTCTTTTAATTGCTGGAAACTCCTAAAGCTCAATTCACTACAACGTAGAGTTAAAACTCAGGCGTGAATGTTACGAAAGTAGAAAAAAGTAATTGAGATTACCCAAGGTTAAATCCTAAAGGTGAACGAATGGACAATCAGCAACCAAGATTTTAAGTTTAATTCATTGATTTTTAATATAATATAAAATAAAGTGAGGTAATTAATATAGCATTAAAATGGACTGAAGAAAAAATAATAGAATTTATAAATAATGAAAATTATATAGTAAAAAAAATAATAAGTGGAATTGGAAAAGAAACAAGATTATTGATATGGTGTGGTAACCCTAATCATAAACCATATGAAGTTATTTTTAATAATTTTAAAAGAGGAACAAGATGTCAGTCTTGTTATGATGAAAGAAGAAGAAAATGGAATGATGAAATTATTAAAGAATATTTAGAAAGTTATAAATATGAACTAATAGAAATTATAAAATCTAAAGGTGTTCAATCTCTTATAAAAATAAAATGTCCTAAATGTGGATATGTATATACTATTAAATTTGATACATTTAGAAATGGTCGTAGATGTATGCAATGTTTTCTTAAAGAAAATAGAATTAGTGAAGAAGAAATAAAAAAAATAATAAAAGATAATAAAGATACATTAATAGATATTGACTATCATAGTTTAGATAGTATTTTATATCTATATTGTAATAAATGTAAAAAAATTTATTCTATTACATTTTATTGGTATTTAAAAGGTGGAAGATGCAAATTTTGCAAAGAATCAAGAGGGGCTAGAAAAATAAGAGAATATTTAGAAAATAAACAATATAATTTTAAACAAGAATTTAGAATTAAAGAATGTAGATATAAATTTCCATTACCATTTGATTTTATGGTTACTATAAATGATAATATTATTTTAATAGAATTCGATGGGTTAGAACATTATGAACCTATTGAATATTTTGGAGGTATAGTTAAATTTAATGAAAGAAAAAGAAATGATAATATTAAAAATCAATATTGTAAAGATAATAATATAAAACTTATAAGGATTCCATATTGGGAATATGACAACATAGAAGAAATATTAAATAAAGAATTAAACTTAAAATAAGGTTCAACGACTAGAACGTAAGTTCGTAGGGTGCAAGTGATTGGCACTCGAAATGGAGAGTACCTAATAATAGGTAGTGATATAGTCTAGTCTCATATGAAAGTATGAGCAGTTCATAAGAGAACGGATTAGGAGTAGCGACCCTAATTGAATACAACGTTTGTGTAAACACTAACCCTTTGAAAGTACAAGCATTAACATTACAAAGAACTGGTAATGTAAACGCAAGTAATAGACAAACATTAACTGAATTAGTTTATAATAATTCAGGTGTTAATAGTGAGATATTCAATGGTAATCAAAGTAATAATCAAGCTATACTTACTGGAGTAACAGCAGATGAAATATATTGTGATGTTTTAAATAATGTATTTGAAAACTATACTAAATATAGAGTAAAACAATTAAAAAGAAATCCTTTATGGATGGTTAGATTTGTAAGAAACACTCAATACAATAAACAAACTTTAGTAACTGAATCAATGCAAGGTTGTACAGTAGGATTATCAAGAATGAAATTTTTAGCTTGTAATCATTATGCACCATTAGAAGCATTATCATTACTTGAATTTGAAACTGAAAATGGTATAGATGAATTCTTTGTACCTCTAGCTACTTCTTATACTCAAAGTGGAGATGAAGAAGAAGAATTAGGTAGACCTAAAAATTCAGATAACCCTGATAATCAAAAAGATGTTGGTGAGAATCCTGATAGCACTAAATAATACTTCATTTTTCGATATTTTATTAAAAATATCGTCTTATAAATAATATGTAAGATTGACATTTTTCAAAGGAGAGTGTTGCTTTTATGCTTGTTTATACGACTGATGAAAGTATAAAAGATAAATTATTAGATAATAAACAAGTTCTAAAAAAACAAAAAGAAGTTAATGGAGAAATAATTTATGTATTCTTTATTAATGATATGAGTTTATTAAATAGAAATTTTAGTAAAGAAGAAAATAGTAAAATAATATTAGTAAATAACAAATTTACCTTCTAATTTGAAAGGAGGTGTAATTATGAATAACAAACTTAGATTACCTATTAAAAGATTTGAAAGTACAGATGAAGTTTTAGTTAACACAAACTTTAAAAAAGTTAAAATATACATTATGCATACAGGTGAAAACCTTAATGGTTCTGTATTTTCAGTAGATAGTATAAATGATTCAATAGATACACTTGCAAACATTCCAATATTGGCATTTGTTGAAAAAACTGATGGACAAGATAATAAAGATTTTGCAGGACATGAAACTGATTTAGATATATTTACAGATGAAGATGGAACAATTAAAGTAAGAGAATATTATAAAGAAGTACCTATTGGAGTAATACCTGAAAGTAATGAATATTTCTTTGAAGAAAAAGATGGAGAAACATACTTAGGGTGTTATGGTTACATATGGAAATGTTATTCTAATGATGCTTATGACATATTAGAAGAAGACCAAGAAAAAGAAGTCTCTATGGAAATTTATATAAACAATTGTTCTTATGATAGAAAACAAAGATGTAATATTAATAAATTTGAATTTCTTGGAGTTACAGTGTTAGGTGCTAAATACCCAGGAGTGATTAGCTCCCTATATTAAGTGATTAGTATAGAAAATTCTCTGAATTGCTTGTAATCCCTAAAGTCAACTAAACTACAACGTGGTCGGAAACGACGAGCGTGAATGTGGCGAAAGCAGAAAAAATTAGTTGAATGGTATATGGTTAAACCCTAAGTACTATAAACAATGGGTGTCTAGCAGGTAAGATTCTAAATTGCTATAAGCAATATGAATAAACTTCAACGACTATTGAAATAATTGTAAGAACCTTATCAGAGGTTCTTTTTAATTGCAATTAAAGTAAAGTACTCTTAAGTAAGAGGAAGTAGAGAATGTCTTATTTAATTAATGTAAGAGGAAGTAAAGAATGTCTTATTTAATTAATGTAAGATAATAATATAGTCTCAACGTTTAGCGAAAGCTAAAGAAGTTCATAAGAGAACTGCATAAGAATAACGAACTTATGTGAAGATATTGCTATGGGGGAAGATTGTGTACTTAGTATGAATTTTTCTAAAGAAGATAGTGAATATAAAGAATATTTATCTTCTGTTGAAAAATTAAATAAATTATTAAAATGTCAAAGAGAGGAGGGATTAAGTGTGGATGTAAATAAAGAAACTTCTACTGTTGAAAACAAAGAAGAATTTGCTGAAGAAAACAAAGATGAAGAAGTTTGCCCTGAATGTGGTGAAAATCCTTGTGTATGCAAAAAAGAAAATCATGCAGTCAATGACGATGAAGAAGATAAAGCAGATGATAAAAAAGATGATAACAAAGATGACGATAAAGATAAAGAAGATGAATCTTGCAAAAAAGAAAATCATGCAGTCAATGACGAAGAAGAAGATGATGATGATAAAAAAGACGATAAAGTAGATGACGATGAAGATGACAAGGATGATGATAAATCAGATGATGATGACAAAGATAAGGACAAAGAAGATGAATCTTGCAAAAAGAAAAATCATACAGTAGAAGATGACAAAGCAGACTTTGGACTTTCTTTAAATAATACATTTAAAGCTATAAGAAAACAATTAGAATCTTACACTTATGAATATGTGAGCTATTGGGGTGATACTTATACTTGGAGAAAATATTATGTAGTAGAATTAATCCCTGAAGATTCAGTTGTTGTTATAGAAGATGAAGAAGAAAATGAATTCTATGGAGTAACTTATTCTATAAATAATGATGATGTTACTTTAGATTTGGATAATAAAGCATTATATATTCAAGAATGGAGACCTAAAGAATCAAGTTCAGCTAGATTTGAAAATACTGATAAAAAAGAAAAATATACAGCTAAAGATGAAATGTATCAAGCAGTTGGAAAAGAATTAAAAGAACTTAGACAATTTAAAGCTGATATAGAAGCTCAAGAAGAAAAAGCTCAATTCGATGAAAAAGTTAATGCTATTTTATCACAATTTGAATTCAATGAAGAAGAAACTTCTGATTTAGTAGAAAAAGTTTATAACAAATCAATTAATTTAGATATGTTTGAAACTTGCTTATTTGCTTTAGAAGCTAAAAAGAATAGAGCAGAAAAAGAAAAATTTGCTAAAATGGAAAAAGAAAACAGTTTAAATATAGTTGATTCTAAAAAAGAAGAACCAGCAAAACCAAAATCAAGATTTGATTATCTATTAAAAGAATTTGGAAACAAAAATAAATAATAAAAGGAGCATGAAAAACATGGATGTAAAAAATATAGTTAGATTAGACATAATCGAAGGTAAACCAAGAACATTCGTTTATGGTGAAAACTTACAAAATGGACTTTTCCTAGAAATAGATGGAAAAGCTGAAAATGCTGTACTAGGAGTTGAAGCTGATTATGAAGCTTATAAAGTTAAATTAGCTACTGCTGATACTAAAAGAGCTAATTTATTATTCCATTGCAGTGTTGCAAACCAATATGATGAAAGAAAATTACCTTGCGAATTTGAATTAGAAGCAGGTAGACCAGGAAGAGGATATCAACCAGTTTTAGGTGATATAGTTACAATACCTGAAGCATTAGTTGCTGATACAGTAGTTGAAAAAGACGAATTAAAATTAGGAGCAGATGGTAAATTAGCTAAAGCTACTGTTGGTGACACTGTAATAGCTGTTGTTGAAGCTAAAGAAGACATAGTAATACCTATGTATAAATATGAATTTGGAAAACAAGGTGTAGACGATACAGTACAAAAATCATTAGTAATAAGATTTGTATAAAATATAAAATAAATAAAATATAAGATAAAAAGGAGAATGAGACGAATGTCAGAATTAAATATAACTGATGTAAGAGATATGGCTTACAGTCTATATAAAGGTAAAACTGCTAATTTCGATGCAGAATCTGCAAATGAAGCTATAAAAAATATAATACTTAAAACAGCTGGATGTGAAGATGGTTGGGATATGTATAAATTCATGGATAACAAATACAAAGTATTTGCTATAATGAGAGAAATATTAACTCCAGTTGTAGCTGAAAATGTTTTAGCTAGATTTGAATCTTGGGTAGACATAGAAGATATAGCTTTAGGAGATACTAAAGACTTTGAAGTAATGAACCAAGAATTATTTGAAATAGGATATGTAGCTGATGGTACTTCTGAATTAAGAAGACAAAACTTAACTCATGGTAAAATTACTATGACTGGTTTCCAATTAGGTGCTAAATTATATACTGAATTTGATGATTTCAGAAGAGGTAGAACTGACTTTGCTGAATGGATAAGCAGATTAGGAAAATCATTTGAAGTTAAAATAGGTGAATATATAGTTAGAGGTATAGAAGATGCTTACTCTAGTTTAGGTGCTAAATTTGGTGTAACTGGTGCATACCAAGATGAAAAAATGGTTGAATTAATAGAAAGAGTTGAAGCTAAAACTGGACAAAAAGCTACTATATACGGAACTAAAACTGCTTTAGCTAAATTAAGAACTGGTGCAGATGGTGCATTCCAAGCTTACTTATCAGATAGTGACAAAGAAAACATAAGCAAAACTGGTAGAGTTGGAGATTACTATGGAACTCCTGTTGTTGAAATACCTCAATCAGTTAATAGAAAAGATGAATTTATGTTAAGTAATAAAATGCTTTATGTAATACCTAACGGAACTAAAATAATAAAATTATTATTTGAAGGCGATGTAGATGTTATAGAAGTATCTGACCCAGCAGTAAGAAAAGATATGCAATTTGAATATATGTTCATGAGAAGAATACAATTAGGTGTTTGTAAAGCTTCTGTTTATGGAATATACAAAATGAACTAATTTATAAATAGTAAAAAAGGGAGGATATAATTTCTCCCTCGTATAATTATTTAAAGGAGAGATAATATGCGTGAAAGAAAAAAAGATAGATTAGATAAAAAAACAATCAGTGAGATGAAAAGAGATTTAAAGGATGCAGATATAACAATTAAAAATAATTCTATATTTGAAGTCGTTCTTAGAAGTGATAAAAATGGTGGAAGCTATATATCTTTAAAACCAACTGAAGAAGAAGATATAACTTTTAGTGATTTACAAAGTATAGTAAAAAAACAAAAGAGCTTATTTGAAGATTTCTCAGTATTAATAGAAGATGTATATTGTCCGGATAATGAAAATATTGGTATAGAAGAATTAGAACAAATAGTAGGATTAGGAAGAATTAAAAAAGGCATGGAAGAAATCCCTGATGAAGAGTATTTTGATGATTTACTTTCAGCTGACTGTAGTGTAGATGAGTTTTTCTATGAAGTAGATAAAATGAAAATCCAAGTAATTAATAGATTGATTGAAAGAGCTATTTATTTATATAAAGAAAAAGAGTTTTCTAATAATTTCAAAATGTCATATTTAGAGAAAAAACTCGGTGTACAAAATGTTTTTGATGATATAGATAGAAGTATGAAGAAGATACAATCAGATGTAGATAGATTATAAGAAGGAGGTGTTCATAATGACACCTGTTTCAAACATATATGCAAGAATATCAGTTCTTATTGAGGATTCGAGATATTGCAAAATATCTGATGAAGAAATTGAGTTTATATTTGAAAAATATATAGAAACTGCAATTGTTCTTTTTAAAGAATTAAATAAAAAATATAAACCTAGAGTAGTTGAAGATGAATTTGGTGAAAAATTTATTAAGAAAACTATAAATTCTGATGATGAAGATTTAGATTTAGATGAAGAAGTTATATTGGCTCATGGTATGATAATATCATGGCATAATAGTGTAGTTCTTAGAGATAGATTCTTAAAACAAAACCTTAATACAAGCGATTTCCAACAATTATCTAATGCTACAATGTTAGCTAACAATGAAGTTTTACATGAAAGAATTGAAAAAGATTTCATTAAAATGAGGATAAGATACAGAAATAGAGATTGGTCAGGTGATGGATTTGAATAATAAAGATTATCTTCAAATATTTAGAAGAAGAATGTATACTAATAGAGTTTGTAATCCATCAGAAGCAGGAACACAGGAAGCGAGAGAAACCTTCGATGATTTAATAGATAATAAACTTGCACCAACTGTACATACAGTTCCTTATGTAAAAAGAGAGAATGTTGGAAAGAGTACTAAAGATTGTGAAATCAATGTTTTAGTTGAAGATACTTCTAAGAATGACCAAAAAACTAATGATGAAAAATACTTTAGCTTTAAATGGGATATGGATGTTAATAGTGGAGATATATTATTTTGGCATGGATTATGGTGGGTAATGTATCATGAAGAAAAGAAAGCCGTATTATCACATAAAACTTTTACAGCTAAAAAATGTAATTTTTCATATGCATTTGATTTTCATGGAAAAAGATATATTATACCAATGTTAGTAACAAACTTAACACTATATAGTGATGGTTTAAAAGACAAGGTTTATATGTCTAATGAAGATGGTAAAAGAAGATTAACTTTTACAGATAATGAATTAACAAAACCACTTGATTGTGGTCTTAAAATAATGGTTAGTGGTAAAGTCTTTGAAATTACTCATATAGATGATTTCAGTAGACCAGGTGTAAAGGATTGTATTGTCGGACAAATTTTTTCAACATCACTGGATGATAAAAAGAATAATCATGCCTATAATAAAGTAAATGATGAAGTTGATGAAAGTGGAATTATAGGTCTTGATTATATATATTTAGGTGGTAATGAAGTTTATACAACAAATCATGAAGTTATCAGATGGGAAATAGAAGCAAAAGATAACTGTGTTTATATAGATACTAAATACAATGGTAAAGGTTGTAGGATAATTTGTACGGATGATATTGATTATATAGGCACTAAGGTTAAATTAAAAATAATAAGAAGAAATCAAGAAGATATAATTAAAGAAATTTTAGTGAAGGGGATGTTTTAGAATATGGCATTATATGGTTATACGAATAAAGTGTTAGCTGAGATTCATGCACATTTATTAAAACACCCTGAGCTAACAAAATTCTTATATTATACTGATAATGAATATAAAGAAAAAGATATACTAGAACAAGAAAAACCAAAAGTTAGTGATATAGCAAATAAAAAGATATTCATGTATAAAAGAGTAGAAGAAACAGTTAAAGATGCTGGTGCTTATATGTTTATAGATGTATATAGAATTACTCCTACAACAATTGGGGGTAAAATTAGAGAAGTAACTTTTACAGTGGATATATTAGTTCATCAAGATTGTGTTGATACAATGAATGGTAATAGAGCAATTTGTATATTAAGTGCCTTAGAAGAAGCATTAGGTGATTATGTAAAAAAACATTCCATTGGTTCTATTGATTTAATTAGGGTTGCTCCTATATTAGGTATAATTAAACAATTTACCGGATACCAAATGCAATTCAGAGCCTATGGATTTAATGGAGATTAATATATGAAAAAGGTAAAAGAAGAAAAATTATATTTTGGTATACCTATAAAGTTTAATGATGAAGTTACTTTATATCAACCAACTTTAAAAGATATAATTTATAGTGATTTATCTTTTGAAGCTTTAGTAGAACCATTTATGTCTTTAGATAAAAGAAATTTTGAATCAGAAGAAGAAAATAGTGAATTAGAAAATTTTGATATGTTTTTTATTCAAATATTTACTTCTTATCTATCTGTACTTAAAAATGGTGAAAGTATCACCTTGCAAGAATGGTTAGATTCAGAACTCTCTAAAGGTTTGGTACTTAATAGACTTGTAAAAGTTATTAAATTTTTGTTCAAGACTGATGATGTTCAAGTTTCAATGTGTGAAAATATCATTGATAAATTGAATGATAACTATATTTTAATCAATAAGTCTTATAAAATAAATAGAAGTAACTATGAGGACTTTAAATGGATAATCTGTGATATCTTTGATACAGATATGAAAGTAGAAAAAAAACGCCCTCAAACTGAAGAAGAAGATGAACTTGCTAAAAGATTTGCTAAGAAGAAAGCAAATTATGAGAAACAATATGGTAGAGAAGCTAGAGACGGTAAAAATAAAGACCATTTAACAATTTATACTCTAGTTAACTACATAGTGAATAATAAAAATTCTCAATATACTTATGACAGTATACAAAATTTAACAATATATCAAATTAAAAATACTTTCAAATATTATCAAAATCAAGAAAGTTATGATATAGATATCAGATATAGAACCAGTGGTAATTTTAAAGTAGATAAACAAAGTGAACATTGGTTCTTTGATAAATAAAATATAAAATAATAAAATAATTAAAAGAAAGGTGATTACAAATGGCTACACTATTTGCTATAAAAGATGCAATAGATTTAAAAATAACTAAAAAAGGTGAATCAGCAGTTTTCACTACAATAGACTATTTAAATGAATGTCAAATACAAATGGACTCAGAACAAGTATATGCACTTAAAAAAGGAGATAACTATATATCATTCTCAAGTGGTAGAACAGGAATAACTTATTAATAATAAAACGTTCCCTATGTTTGTAAAAAGCATAGCAAATCCTTTTAATTGCTGGAAATTCCTAAAGCTCAATTCACTAAAACATAATCTGAAAATGATAAGTGTGAATGTTACGAAAGTAGAAAAAAGTAATTGAGATTACCCAAGGTTAAATCCTAAAGGTGAATGAATGGACAATCAGCAGGTAAGATTTATATTTATTTTACTTTACTTTTAATAATTAATTTCGTATAATTTAAGTAAATGGAGGTGATAAAATGGGAGTTGTTAAATATGATTATAATTTTGTTAAAGAATATGTTGAAAGTTTTAACTATAAATTATTAAGTGATTATATTGGTATACATGATAAAATAACATTAAAATGTCCTAATGACCATATTTATAAAACTTCATTTAATAGTTTTTATAGTAATGATTGTAGATGTGGAAAATGTAAAAATTTAGAAACAGCAAATAAGAGAAAATATTCAATTGAATATGTTAAAGAATACTTAAATTTATTTGGATATAAATTATTAACAGAAAATTATATTAACAATAAACAAAAATTAAAAATAGAATGTAACAAAGGACACATCTTTTATATGAGTTTTAGTAAATTTAAAAATGCAAAACAAAGATGTCCTGTGTGTAAAATGTCAAGTGGTGAACAAGAAATTTATAGAATATTACATAAATATTTCGATGACATTGAAATACAATATAAATTTAATGATTGTAAAGATAAAAAAAGACTTCCATTTGATTTTTATTTACCTCAATATAATTGTTGTATAGAATTTGATGGTATTCAACATTTTGAATATCAACCACACTTTGGAACTTATTCTAATTTTTTAAAACAGCAAAAAAGAGACAAAATAAAAACAGAATATTGTAAAAATAATAATATAAAATTAATAAGAATAGCTTATTATGAATTTGATAAAATAGATGAAATTATAAAAAATGAATTAAAAGTAAAATAATAAATATGAATAAACTTCAACGACTATCCCTAAATGGGAGTACACTCAAGTGAGTGGAAATGGAGGATACCTAAAATAGGTAGTGATATAGTCTACTCTTGCATGAAAATGTAAGCAGTCGAAAGACGGTATGAGATTAACGACCTCATGCGAATGTTAAGGCATTGACAATGAATTGCCAAGTAATGGATGAAGACTTCTTATGTATGATGCTTGGTGCTACTAAAGGTGCAGATGGTAAAATATCTGTAACATCTTCAGTTCCAAATCAAAGTAACATATTATTATAAAATATAATATAAAGCTTCGTATGTACAGAAATGTGCATAGGACACAACTTTAATTGCAGGTAATCCCTAAAGCTCTACACCAAAACGGAAGGTGAAAACCTAAACGGCAATGGTACGAAAGTAGAAAAAACGTAGAGATGGCATATGGTTAAATCCTAAGTGTTATAAATGATAATTTAATATTATTATTTAAAATGGGTGTTCATGCAGGTAAGATTCTAAGTTTATTTTAAAAAAATTAAGTTAATAAGTATTGACTTTTTATAAATATAAAAGTATACTATAAGTAGGAGGTGGATAAATTGGCTAATAAATTAAAATGGAATGATGAAGCGATAATAAAATATATACAAGATGCTAATTATGATTTTATATGTTTTATAGATGAATACAATGGTAAGAAATATAATAAAATTGGAGCTAGAAGAAGATTAAGAATTAAATGTAAAAATCATAATCATAAAGCTTACGATATAACATTTAGAAAATTTTTAGAAGGAAATAGATGTAATGAATGTAAAATAGAAAATGAAAAGCTTAATTTTGATTATATAAAAGAATATATTGAATCATTTAATTATAAATTATTATCTACAAAAGAAGAATATACTAATAATCATAGTAATATTTTAGTTCAATGTGATAAAAAACATGAACCGTATTATGTTTCATTTTCAAATTTCAAAAATAATAATAGTCGTTGTCCACATTGTTGCTTTAATAAAAAAATTTCATATAACGAAGTAAAAAGTTATATAGAATCATTTGATTATAAATTATTATCTAATGAATACAAAGGAATACATGATTACTTACTTGTTCAATGTGATAATTTTCATAAGTCTTATAAAGTAAGTTTTAATAATTTTAAAAAAGGCAATAGATGTCCACATTGCAATATAGTAAGTAAAGGTGAATTGAAAATTGAAGAAATATTAACCAATAAGAATGTATTATTTGAAAAACAAAAGACTTTTGATGATTGTATGTCAATAAGAAAATTACCATTTGATTTTTATATAATTAAAAAAAATATATTAATAGAATATGATGGAGAATTTCATTATCAAATATCAAGATTCGATAATGGATTTGATAAATTTGTTGGTACAAAAATAAGAGATACTATAAAAACAAAATATTGTGAAGACAATAATATAAAATTAATCAGAATACCTTATTGGGAATATGATAATATAGAAAATATACTTATAAAAGAACTTAATTTAAAATAAATATGAATAAACTTCAACGACTAGATAGGAATATCGTACACTCAAGCGAGTGGAAATGGGTTGCCCTTAACAGGTAATGCTGAAGGTGAAGAAATAGTCTACTCTCATATGAAAGTATGAGCAGTTCATAAGAGAACGTACATAATGTAGCGAATTATGTAGAATATAAGGTTATACAGCAGAAGGTACTTTTAGAACTACTTCATTAAACGGAGACCAATACAAAAAAATAAAATTCTACAACTTAAAAGCACAAGTTTCAGCTGACTTAACTTTATCTGCTTCTGATGTTTCTGAATTCTCATTAGTACTAGATATAATGGCTGACGATGCTGGTAAAATATTAGATATAGAAAACACTACTGGTGGTTTAACTGCTGGAGTAAGTGAACCTGAAATTGTTTCTATAAAAGCTAAAGCTGATAAATAATTAAATATATACTTGATAAATGGTGAGAGATAACTACTATCTCTTACCATTTTTTTTATGCCCCAATAGTCTTATTTTAGATATGTAAAATAAAAAGAAGGAGATGATTTTTGTGGATAGATTAGCATTCACAAGCGATTTAATCGCAGATGATATAAGATGTAAATTAAAAGTTATAAGCAAAGAGGATGGTGAACCTAGTTACATAACTATATGGAACATCAAAGGTGATAGAAGACAAGAAGTATTAAATGAATTAAACACTATTATGGAATTACATAATGAAGATGATGAAAAATTATTTAATATGTTTTATACTAGTCTTATTTTAGAATTCACTGATTTAGTAATAGATACAGATGATGTATTATTTTTATTAAATGATAGCACATTAACTGGAAAAATGTTAATGCAAGAATTTAATGATATGATATATGAAATACAATATGAAATAGCTATGGATAACTTACAACAAACTAGAAATTTAGCTATGGCTTTAATAGCTAAGTCTACAATAGATGAAATGAATTATGCACAAGAAAGAGTAGACCGTGCTAAAGATAAAAGAGATAAGAATATTTTTATAGATTTAGAAAAAGAAAAAAGAGAAAAACATCTTGCCTGTAAAAGAAAAGGAAATAAAAAATATAGAAAATAGGATGTGATTGAATTGGTTTTTGATTCAATGGAGCAACTAGAAGCATATGTATTAAAGGCAATGGATGATTGTGCTAAATTAAGTGCAAAAAAAATGTTAGACATAATGACAGATGAATTAGAAAATAGAATTTATAATAATTATTCACCTAACATATATGTAAGAACAGGCGATTTGATGAATACACCTCAAATAATTTCTGCTAATTCAACTGGAATGCATACTGAATTTGTAGATAATGGTGGTTGGTTTAGTTTAGTAGGAGCAACAAAAGGGCAACATTTCTTTGCTTTAGAAGGATTAGAAGGTGGTCATTCTTGGGGAAGAGAAGCAACAAATGCTTACCCATTTGCTTACACTAGATGTCTTTCTGAAATACCCGACTATTATAGAAGTTGTTTAGTGGCATTTGGGATACCAATAGTTTAATCAATCTATTAATAAGAAAGAGTGGTGGTAATTTGTGAGTGAATTTGATATAAGAATTGGTACGCAACTAGATACTAGTAAAGCGTTACAACAATTGATGGAATTCGTCAAAAAATATGACAATAAAGAAAAGATAAATATAGACATAGGTCAAACAAAAGGTGCTAATAACATAAAAAACACAACCAAAGCTATGAAAGAAATGCAAAAGATAGCTAAGGCGTTAGGAAGCACAAAGATTGACATAGGTGGCAATATAGGTAAGGCTACTGGTGAAGCTACTAAATCATTAGAAAATAGTATAGACAAACAAGCCAAATCTATTGCCAAAATAACTAGTAATGCCCAAAGAGATTTAACTAAAGATGCTCAAAAAGGTATTGAAAATAGTCTTAAAGGTATCAATGCAGAAATGAAAGATACCCAAAGAAATGTCGATAGAATGATTAGTACTCTTGAACGAGCTAAGAAGGTTGAATTAATAGACCAAAAAGGTTTAGATGAAGGATTAGCTAAATTAAAAGATATGAAAGCTAATCTCAATATAGGTAATATTGACAATGTAGAAAAAAAATTAGGGGAAGTAGCAAATGACTATAAGAAATTAATGACAGATGCAACTAAGGAAGCGTTTAATAATGTTGAAGTATCAGGATTATTAGAAGACTTAAAAGTTGTTAGGGAAGCTATGTCAGCTAAAAACATGGATTTAAGTGGTGTTGATACTTTAATTTCTAAAGCTAAACAACTTACTTCTTTAAGTGTTGACCAAATGTTACAACAGTACAAAGAATTAAGACAAGTATTTAGTAAAGAATTAAAGATACCATTAGGTTTAAGTGGCATAATGAACGCTGAAACTGCAATTAAAAATGTTTTAGATTATAAAAACAAACTAACTGCTAAAGTTTCAGTTGAAACAAATTCAGAACAAATAGATATTTTAAAAGATAAAATAGTAAGATGTGATGAAGTTGTTGAACAACTTAGAGGAGATTTAAACTTAGTAGGTAGAAGTACAGCATTAAATTTAATGGAACAAGCTAATGAAAGAGAATTAGATACATTAAGCGCTAAATTAAAAAAATGTAAAAATGATTATGCTAGTTTAGAAAAAGAAAGAGAAAGATTAAATAAAGATAGTAGATACCTTGGAACAGAAGATTTAAACAACATAGAGAAACAATCATTAGCTATAAAGAAAAATCTTGATAGTTTAAATGTTGGAAATTTAAATACTGATAAAATAAATAAAGTTACTGGTGACATAGATAATTTAAGAAAAACAATAGAATCAACTGGTAATTCAGCTAAAAAATTAGATATAGAAGCAACAGTTAAAGTAGATATGAAAAATGCTCAAGACCAATTAAATGGTATGTATTCTGCTTTAATAAAATCTAATAAATCTACCGTAATGGTTAAAAAATATAAAGATGAATTAGAAGGGTTATTTGATTTATCTAAGACTAACCCAGGTGTAGCACTAGACAAAATAAGTGGTTTTATAGAAAAAGTAAATAAAGAAGCCAAGAATAAAGGTTTAGGTAAAATAACTGGTGGTTTAGACCAATATAAACAATATTTAAAAGATTATGAATCATTGGTTAAAAAAGCTAGTGGTACTACAGATATTGGTTTTGCAAAAGCTTACAAATCAGAAGTTACACAAATAGAAAAAGCATTAGACCAATTAGAAAGTGGATTTAATCAAACTCAAAAATCTATGGCTAAATCTTTGAGATTAGAGTCAATTAATAAGAATACTCAAGAATTTACTAATCAAGTTGAGAAATCTATTAAGAAAACTCAAGAATATAAAAAAGAATTACAAGCTCTTAATAATGATGTAAATTTTGATGGTCTTACTTCTAAATTAGGTCAAAAAGTCAAAGAAGAATTTGACGGAATGATTAATAAAACTAATCAATTAGAAAAAAGACTTGGTAATATGTTATCATCAGGTAACATAAATACTACTGAACTATCTAAGTTAAAATCAGAACTTGAAAGTACTTTTTCCGGACTTTCTAAGCTTAAAGATACTAGTATAAAAATTAAAACTGATGAAACTGTATCAGGGCTTAATAAAATCAAAAAAGATTTAGAATCATTAGGACAAGATACTAGTCAAATAGAAAGAGTTATTAATGCATTAAAAGAACTTAAAGCCAATTTCAATGGTGGTACAGCAGGTTATAAAGAATTAGCTAATGGAATAAAAGCTATTGGAAAAGATAATAACTTAGAAAAACTAAATAGTTCTTTAGAAAAATCAGTTAAAAAATTTAATAACTTAGCTAAAGCTGTCGGAGAACTAAAGGTTAAAAATATAGGTAATATAGACCAAGGTGCTTTTCAATCTTTAGATAGTCAAGTTGCACGAATACAATCTCATATAGAAGGTTTAAATAAAAATGATATATCTTTAATAGATGTTAAAAAAGTTGAAGCAGAAGTAAATGAATTAAGCAATTGTGTAGAAAAAATGAGTAGTGAATTAACTCAATATAGTAAATATTTAGAAGAATATAAAAGATTATCTAGTCAAGCAGGTAAAACAAATGATGTTAATTTAGCTACAAAATATCAACAAGAAGCAGAAGGTATAAAAGGTGTATTAACTCAATTAGAGAGTGAATTTACACAAGCTCAAAAATCTATTGCTCAAGGATTAAAAACTGATGCTTTCTCTAATGCTAATGAAAAAATGTCTTCTGAAATTAATAAATCAATTAAAACAGTTGATAATCTTAAAGAAAAACTTAATACATTAGATAAAGATGTACATTTTGAAAATATGACATCTGAATTAGGTAAAGAATTAAATAGTCAATTTGATACTTTAGCTAATAAAGGTGAAGAATTAAAAGATAAATTAAATAAAATATTAGCATCTGATAACGTAAATATTTCTGCTTTAAGTAAAATTAAAAAAGAAATAAGCGAATTTGCAAGTGAAGTTAATAATTTAAAAAATTCTGCAATGGATAATGTTATTAGAGAATCTTTTGATAACATTAAAATACCTAATTTAAATAAACAACTAGAAGCCGTTAAAGATTTAATGTCACTTAAAAATATGGACACTAGTGGTATAGATACTTTAATAGAAAGAACTAAAAAATTATCAAGTTTAAGCGTAGATAAAATAGGTCAAGAGTTTAAGGAAATACAAAATGCACTTGGTAAAGAAATTAATTTACGTTTAGGTTCTAGTGGTATCAAAGATATAGAATCTGCATTAAAAGTTATATTACAATATAGAAATGAATTAAAAAATAAAATAGCAGTTGAAACAGATTCGTCAAAAGTAAAAGACCTTAATAACCAATTAGAAAAAACTGAGAATATAATAGAAAAGCTTAAAGGTCAAACTAGTGGTGGACTTGGTGCAAGTTTAATTAGCGATGCTAATAATAATAACTTAAAACAATTAGAAGATACTGCTAATGGATTAGAGAAAACATTCTCTAATTTAGAAAATGAAGTAAATAAATTAAACAGCGAAGCATTGAATAAGGTTGACATAAGCCAATTAAGGGAAATGAATGAAGTTGTTAATGATGTAAAGAAAAATTTAGCATCTATTGGAGAAGGAAATATTAATGTTGATTCAATAAATAAAACAGCACAAGATATAGAAAAATTAAAAAGACTAATAGAAAACACTAAAAAGACAATTAGTGATATGAAATTAGAAGTTTCATTTAATATTAAATCAAATGAAGCAGAACAATATTTAGCAGGTTTTGAATCAGCTTTATTAAGATTAGGTAAATCAACTAGTGGAATAAATGATTTAAAAAGTGAATTTGAAAGTATAAAAAATTCAGCTAACGGAAATTTAAGTAGTGCCATAAAAATGATTGATGACTTTATTAATAAATTAAAACAAATGGGTAGCAAACAAGGTCTAGGTAATATAAGTGGTACTATATCTCAATATAAACAATATGCTAAAGAATTACAACAAGCTATGAGTGGAGCATTGAAATCTAGTGGTTCTGATACAGCTAAAGGATTTGAACAACAAGCTGATAGAATAAAAAATGCTATGCAACGTTTAACTTCAAGTTTCAAAGAATCACAAAGAGAATCGGCTAATGCTTTTAACAGTAGTTCATTTAGTGGTTTTTCTTCTAAATATGAAGCTGAAATAAATAAAGTTGAAAAAAGTATAAACAGATTTAAATCATCAATGCAAAATTTAGATAAAGCTGTAAACTTCAAAAGTTTCCAAAGTGATGTAGGTAGAGGTTTATCTGAACAATTTGACCAAATAATGGCGAAAGCCGAACAATTAAGAGATAAACTAAAGAGTGCATTATCTTCAGGTACATTTGATATAAGTGAAATAAATAGAATAAAAGATGAATTAAAACAAGTTGAACAAGAAGCAGATTCATTAAAACAAAAATCTATTGTATTGAAATGTGCTGAAAGTATATCTGAATTAGAAAAGCTTAGTAGTAAACTAAGAGATATAGGTGGAGATACATCACAAATAGACAGATTAAGAGATGAATTTGTTTCACTTGGTTCAGGTATAAAAGAGGGTACTGCTGGAATAGATGATGCAATTTCTAAACTGAAATCTTTATCTTCGGAAGCACAAAGAACTTTTAGTTCTTTTGAATCATCTACTGGTAAAATAGGTTCTTTTGGTTCTAAAATACAAGGTTTCTTTGGTTCTATTAAGGATTCATTTAGGAATTTTACTATTGGTGAATTAATGGCTGATGGTATAAATCAAGCTGTTTATCAAATAAAAGATACTATATCAGGTTTAGATGAAGCAATGTCCGAATTTAAAAGGGTTGCTCCTGATAACTTTAGTTTAAACACATCTAACTTACAAAGTGTTGCTAATGAAGCAAGAGAAATAGGTATTAGTGTTGGGCAATCAGTAGAAGATGTTATCACTGGAATGAGTACTGCATTACAAGCTGGTGCAGGCGACATTAAAACAGCTTCTGAAATAGCTAAAAGTTCTGCTATATTCCAAAATGTTACAGATATGGATGCAAAAAGTGCTTCAAAAGCTATTTCTTCAATGGTTAACCAATATTACGATATGGATTCAGCATTAAATCAAGTTGACCACGGTGTAGGTAAATCTGTAAAAGGATACAATAACTTAACTGAAGCGATGGATTTAGTGAATTATGCTGGCAATAATTTCGCAATTTCTTCTGATGGTGTAACAGAAGCATTACAACGTGGTGGTTCTGTATTATCTAACTATGGAGTAGATTTAAAAGATTCTATCGCAATGATAACTGGGGCAAATGAGTTAAATATGGCTCTTTTATATAGTAATATATAATTAAATTTTCTTGAATTGACAGGGACTCCCTTAGAGCTTTACACACTAACTTATGATAGAAATATACATAAGGGCATTGCTAACCACAATGATATAGTAAAAGAGGTAAAGATTGGGAAATCTGCATCTAAGATTCTAAGTGATAATTTATCATATGAATAAAGTTCAACGACTAAGTATCCTAGTAGTCTAGGTAGTGGGAAACCTCCTATTGAAGGAGGAAGATATAGTCTCAACGTTTAGTGAAAGCTAAAGAAGTTCATAAGAGAACTGCATAAGAATAACGAACTTATGTGAAGATATTGCATTACAAGACCCAGCTCGTATAGGTAATGGGCTAAAAATTTTGGTCGCTTAACTAGAGATAGTTAAGGCAAAGAGGGCAAAATCGGTCATATATATCGTGAGATATATGGTAAGAGAATCTAAGTTTTATATTGATAAATAATATAAAAGATATAATTTGTCAAGAATTAAAATAAGATAATACCGAGATAACTAAATAATTAAAAACATTTAGTATTGTAACGCATAGTAGATGAAACTCATTAGAGCTACTGAAAGGTAGTTCTTTTTAGTATGAGAATATAACTCTACCAAGAGTGTCCTCCACCCTAACGTAAAGACGAGGGTGAAAATATATGCTGAACTAGAGATGAATTAACATTTCATAATGGAGGAAACTCCTAGAAGTGGATGTGTGAATTGACACACTATTAATAGATAAAAAGCTCCACGATAACAAAATTGAAAATCTATAGCAGTTAACCTTTCAGGTATTAAAACAAATGCACAAACAGGTGCTCTTGAATTAAATAAAACAGCGAAAGCATTACAGGAAACTGCTAAAATAGATATATTTACTGATAAATCTAAAACACAAGTTAAAGATATTGTTAGTATACTAGATGAAGTAAAAGATAAATGGGCTTCTTTGACTGATGTTGAACAAAAAGGATTATCAGAAGCCATAGCAGGTAGTATGTAAGATTTTGTCTTATTAATTTATTGAATAGACATTATACAAAAATAGTAGTATAATATAAGTAATAAATTAATAAGGAGGGAACTTTCATGGGGAAAAGTTCAAAAGATAAATATGAATTAGGTAAAGAAATGTTTTTACAAGGGAAAACAACAATGAATATAGCAAAAGAATTAAATATATCAAGAAGTAGATTTTCAAGATATTTAAGGGAGTGTGGAATAGATAGTCAACAATATCATAAATTTCCTATAGATGAAAATGTTTTTAATGTAATAGATACAGAAGAAAAAGCGTACTGGTTAGGATTTTGGTTTGCAGATGGATATGTAAGTTCAAATAGAAATACAGTAGGTATTGATTTAAAACCGAGCGATTTAAATCATCTAAATAAATTAAAAACATTTTTAAAATGGAAAGGCGATATAAAAGTAGAAGAAACTAGATGTAGATTAAATTTTAGAAATGATAAAATTAAGAATGATTTAATAAAATATGGATGTGTTCCAAATAAATCATTAACGTTAAAATTTCCAAAATCTATAAAAGAAAGTTTTATTCCAGCTTTTATAAGAGGTTATTTTGATGGCGATGGCTGTTTATGTTACACTGAAAAAACATTAGAAGTAAGTGTAATAAGCACTTATGAATTTCTTGAATCTATATGTGACATAATTAACATTGATAAAAAAAGAATATATGATTTAAATAAAAATAAAAAAACAAGTCGTATAGTTCTTAGTTCAAAAAAAGATATTAAAAACTTTCTTGAATATATTTATAAAGATGCTAATATTTACTTAGATAGAAAATATGAAAAATATAAAAATCTTAAAACTGCCGTCTTTGATAGAAATATTAAAGATAATTAGAGGGATGTATCGGTGAAGCCTAAGTCGAAAGATATGGTAATACCGAGGGTATCTTAACAGAGAATATCCGTAACGCATAGGGAGTGAGCGATATTGTTAGCAATAACCTCCCCACGAGCTTCCTCCACGATTATATATATAAGAATAATCACTTATAGATGTTGCTACTATAAGTTCTAACGTTAAACGAGAGTGAAAATATATGCTGGACTTATGAGAAATCATAAGAAGTGGATGTGTGAATTGACACACTATTAATAGATAAAAAGCTCCACGATAACAAATCGAAAACTCAAGCCGGTGTATTCCAAGCATTGATGACAGGTTGGGAAAGAGTTCGTCAATATCAAAAAGAATACAATGAAGGTTGGATGATAGGTTCAGCTCAAAGAGAAAATGAAATCTATATGGATTCCATTGCTGGTAAATTTAATACTTTAAAAGAAAATCTTAAAGGAATATTAACTAGCAATGTTACAACAGATATGTTTAAAGGACTATTAGATGGTGCTAATAAAGTAGTAGAAGCAGTAGGAAAAATAAGTTCAAGCTTAGGTAAAATTGGTTCTGCTGGTGCATTAGTAGGTATTTCATCTTTTGTAAAAACTTTATCAAATTTAGATAAAGCTAAAACAATGGGAAGTGTATTTACTGGATTTGACAAAGTCCTAGATGGATTGCAAGGTGCATCCGGTGTTTCCGGTGTAATTAGTACATTAACTGGTAGTTTTAAAGAATTGGGTGTTGGTGTAACTTTATCTAAAGTAGCATTAGGATTATTTAAAGGTGTATTAATGGGTATTGCATTTGCAGGTGTAGTTGCAGGAATAAATGCTATGGTAAAAGCATGGGATAATTATACTCATGCAACAGAAAATGCAGTAAAGGCTTCTAAAGAAAGACAAGATGGATATAGAGATGAAGCACAAACATTAAGTACTAAAAAATCAAGTCTACAAGAAATAGCTAAAGAATATGATAATTTAAATAATAAATCTGATAAAACTGCTGAAGATTTAACTAGATTAAATGAATTAAAACAACAAATAGGACAAATAGCTCCCGACCTTGTTAAAGGATATGATTCAGCAGGTAATCCAATATTAAATCTTACTACTAGTATGCAAGGTTATATAGCTGAATTAGATAAAGCAATCGCTAAACAACGAGAACTATATAATTATGAAACTAAAAAACAAGCACGAGAATACATGAAGAAAAATGACACTAAAAATGGTGCTCAAGACCCTGAAAGAAATTCTTATGAAACTGAATTAAATCATCTTCAAAATGCAAATGATAGAAAAACTAGAGAAGAAAAAAGATATACTGGTAATTTAAAGAATATCATTAAAGATAGAAATAAATATAGAGAAGACCAAGAAAAAAGTATTAATGATAGATTAGAAAGAATCAGAAATGCACAAACAGAAGTTAATAATAGAGATGCTACAATTGAAGATAATTATGTTAATGAATTTAATAAGAAAACTAAATTAGCCGAAAAAGAACAAAATAAATTTGCTACTTTTATGAAAGGGCTAAATTGGGGTACTTATGGTGAAGCAGAAGCCAATAGAATGGCTAAAGGTTTACAAACATTATCTGAAAAAACTGCGTTTACAACTCAAGAAATGACAAAAGGATTATCAGGTAGTATGTCAAAAAAAGTTTCAGCAGAAATTGCTAAGGTAAATGCAGAATTCAAAAAAACAAATGCTATAAATGAATGGGGGAAAAATTTAAGAAATATAGCCAATGAAACAGGAAAATTTGATTTTTCAAATTGGAGTAATTACTTATCAGAAGTTCAAACTCGTTTTGAACAAGGAGTAAGTACTAATGAACAATATACACATTCATTAGGAATTATGGCTGATGCTATGGAAGATTTAACTGGTATAGATTCAGATGTATTCTTACCAGCTTTAAAAGGTGGAGCAGATTTAGAAGAAGCCTTTAAATCAGCAACTGAAGGCTTAAATGGTTTTATGAGTGCCTATGGTTCTTCTACTGCAAAATTACAACAAGGTGATTCATTTGCTAAAAAATTAGAGTCTCAATTTAAAGAACTTGAAAATTTTGAAACTGAATTTGAAGGTCAATATGAGATGGAAGGTAAGGTTAGGGTAGACTGGTTAATAGAACAAAAAGATAATAAAGATTTACCTAAACAATTAAGAACTATAATAGATGCGGTAACAAAAGACAATGAAGTAACAGAAGTAGAAGAAAAATTAGTATTAGCCTGTGAAACAGAAATAAAAGATAAAGGTAAATTAGAACAAAGTACAATAGATGCAATAAATCAAGTAATGGACGGAACATGGGATGTAAATAAAACTATTGAAATAGGTGGTATGGAATTTACATCATCTGAAATAAAAGAATTAATGTCATTAGCTGACCAATTAGGTATATCTTTAGAAGGCTTAAATATTGGTGATACAGGATTAGATGGAGAAGCTCAAAAAGCTCAAGCATTAAAAGATGCAATAGATTCAATCTCAGATAGAGAAATAAAAGTAGCAATAGAAGCTGAAGGATTTGAAAATTCCGACCAAGTTAACAATATAATGTCAGTTGTTGACCAAATAGATGGAAGACAAGCTAAAGTTGATTTTATAGCAGATGCTTCTCAATATTTTATGGAAAATGATAGTGTTGAATCAGCAATAGAAGCTATGCCTGATGAAATAAAACTTAAATATAATATTGGGGTTGAAGGTGATGAAAGACTAGAAGGAATACAAAGTAGACTTGAAAAATTACCAAAAGATATTAGAACTATGGTATATGCTCAAACATATGGTGTAGAAAATGTTGAAATGCTAGAAAAAATGGTAGATACTTTTGGTGGAAAAACTGCAACAGCAATATTACAAATAGAAGGTATACAAGATTCTCTTAAAAATGCTACTACATTTGAGGAACAATTAAAAATAATTGGAGACTATGTATGTAAACCTGGAGTAGAAATAGAAGGCAAAGATGAAATACTTGACACAATTGATAGCATATTAAAGAAATTAAAAGAAACAGATGGTAAGGAAGGTAAAGCTAAAGTAGAAGTAGAAGGAGATACTTCAGGAGCTGAGAAAGTAGAGAAAAAAGTAGAAGAAGTAGATGGTAAGGAAGGTAAAGCTAAGGCAAAAGTTGATGGAGATACTTCAGGAGCTGAGAAAGTAGAGAAAAAAGTTGATGAAGTAAATGGCAAAGAAGGTACTGCCAAAGCAAAAGTTGACGGTAAAACTGAGGGAGCAGATAAAGTAGAGAAAAAAGTTGATGAAGTGGACGGCAAGGAAGGGACTGCTAAAGTAAAAGTAGATGCTGATACTTCTGAAGCTGAAAAAGCTAAAAAAGAAGTAGACAATTTAGCTGTTAATAAAAATGGTACAGTTACTTTATTAGTAAATGGTCAAGAAAAAATAGCAGAAGCAAAAATCAATAAAGGTCAATTAGAAGTAGATGGTAAAGCAGTTACGACTATTTCTGTTAATGGTAAAGACCAATTGCCAGTTGCTATTAATGAAAAAGGTCAATTAGAAGTAAATGGTCAAGCTATAACTAATGTTAATGTTAATGGTAAAGACCAATTAACTTTGGCTAGAAATGAAAAAGGTCAATTAGAAGTAAATGGTAAAGCTATAACTAATATCGATGTAACAGGAAAAGAAAAAGTTTCCGATGCAAAAAGAGAAGTTGACGATTTAACTAAAAGTAATAAAAATGTTAGTATTAATATTGATGTCTCATTAAAAGAAACTGTTGGTGAAATATTATCAAGATTTGGATTAAATAAGAAAACAGAAAATGTTGAAATTAATGTATCATGCAATGATAATGCAACTCCAGTATTAGAAAAAATAATGTCAAGACAAGATAAGACTATACATATAACAGTAGATTGTACTGACCATGCAACTTCTAAAATAAACAATATAACTAAAATAGGAAATAAAACTGTAACAGTCACAATAAATTGTACAGATAACGCTACTCCTAAAATAAATAGTGTGGCTAAGTTAGGAAATAAATCTGTAACAGTTACAATAAATTGTCAAGATAATGCAAGTTCTACAATAAATAGAGTTACAAGCGCACCTTCTTCTAAATCAATAAATGTTGTGGTAAGTTGTACAAATGGTGGAGCTGTTCTTAATACTCTTTCTCAATTAGCTAGTAAAGTAATACCTAGTAAAAAATTTACTATAACTTGTGCAGATAGTGCTAGTAGTGTAGTAAGTAGAGTTAATGGTTTAAGAATATCTGATAAGAGATTTAAAATAGATTGTACAGATAATGCGACTGCTAAAGTAAATAGAGTTATTAGCAAAAAAATACCAAATAAATCATTTACTATAAGTTGTAACGATAACGCTAGTGGTAAGTTAAGCAGTATTATAAGTAAAATAAGTAATATCCATAGTAAGTCAGTAACAATTACCACTAATCATGTAAGTAAAGGTGAAAAATCATCTGTTGGTGAACCAACAATTGTTGATTTACAACCTCAACCATTTGGTAGTGCTCAAGCTTCTAATCCTCAAGTACAATCATTAGGCGAACAAGTTCAAGTATTAAGTGATAGTGTACAACAACAAACTGACAATAATAATGAAGTTAGTGTAATGGCTAAGAAAACATATAAAGCCAATATTGATACTGGTTTAACAGTAAGTGCAGTTAAATATAATATTGATTTACTAACTAACATGAATAATCTACTTAAAAAATTAGGAACTCAAGTTGATATATTAAAAGCTAAACAAGAAAGAACTTGGGGTAATGCAAGTGCTAAATTACTTAGAAATCAAATTTCTTTACTAACTAAACAACAAAGTTTAACTAAAGTAAATATTAAAAACATGGAAGGCATGGCTAAAAAACTTAAGGGCAGTTTACAAAAACAAGGATTTAAGTTTAAAGACGATGGAACAATAAGTAATTACAATAGCAAACTTGTAAAAATGCAAAAAAATGTTGAAAATTTAGAAAAAGCCGAAAAAGCATTAGAAGACCAAATAGACAAAACTGAGAAACAAATTTCAAAATCTGAAAAGAAATCTTCAAGTAAGAAAAAATCAACTAGTAAAAAGAAATCTTCAAGTAAGAAAAAGAGTACAAGCAAAAAGAAGAAAACTTCAAGTAAGAAAAAATCAACTAAGAAAAAGAGTGCTACTAAGAAGAAATCAACTAGTAAGAAAAAGAGTGCTAGTAAAAGTAACAAAAAGACTACATCAAGTAAAGCTACTAAGAAAAAAACTACTTCTAAGAAAAAATCAACTAGTAAGAAAAAGAGTACATCAACTAAGAAGAAGAGTACTAAGAAAAGTACTACTAAGAAGAAATCAACGACTAAGAAGAGTACTAAGAAGAAATCAAGTTCTTCAAGTACTAAATCAAAAGCAACTAAGGCATTAGAAAGTAAGAAGAGTGGATTAGAAAAGAAAAAAGATGCAATAAGTAAAAAATTAGAAAAAGCACAAAAAGAATTATCAGAAACTCAAAGCAAATTAAATGAATATTATAATTTACAATTTAGTGAAATTCCTGAAGCTCAACAACAATGGGAAGAATATGCTAATGCTATTGCAGAAGCCAAAGCAGAAATAATTAGATGTGAATTAGAAGCTAAAACATTCTTCAAGACAATTAAAATGGAAATGAAGGATGCTATGATTAGCAGAAATGAAACTTGGGCAGATACATTTATGTTAAAAGCTGATTTAAGTAGTTGGTCTAAGGCAGTAGGATACATTAAAGAAGCTAATAAATTATTAGAAAAAAATCAAAAACATCAACAATCAAAATTAGAAACTGCACAAGATAGAGCAAATGATAATAAAGCATTCTTAAAGAAACAAGGATTTAAATTTGATAAAAATGGATATGTAACAGGTGCTGAAAAAACTTTAGAAAAAATAAAAAAATCTAAATCTACTCAAGAATATGATGCTATAAAAGAAGCATTTGACCAATATGTTGAAGATATGTATGAAAACATTCCTAAAGCTGAAAATGAATGGTGGAAATTAGAACAAGAAATAAAGGAAAATGAAAGACAAATAAAAGAAACCACTAAGGCTATGAATGACTTAGTTAATTCAGCTAAGGTAGATAAATTAACTAGACAATTCGATGTACTTTCAAATAGTTTAGATATATTAGACCTTAAAATGGAACGTGCTTATGGAGCTAATAAAATAGACTATATGCAACAACAACTTGATATATTGACTAGTATGAAGAATAAAAATCAAGAAATTATTAATCAAAATACTGAGTTGTTAAATGATAGTAAGAAACAATTAGCTCAATATGGTATTACATTTGATGAAGATGGCAATATAGATAATTTATCAAGTGCATTGAAAAAATTAGATAATTTACAAGACATGGAAGATTTACAAGACTTAGTTGATGAATATAATGATTATAAAGATTCAATAGATGATGCTAGTAAATCAATTGAAGAAGAAACTAATAAACAACTTGAATTAAAAGATTCAATGATGGAAATTAGAGAAGAAATGAGAAAACTTAGAGATGATGCGTGGGTTAAAACTTATGAAAATGGTCTAAAAGTTATTCAAAATCGTATTGATACAATAGATTCTTTATTAGATTTGGAAGATGAAAATCAATTTGGTTTACTAAATCAAAAAATTGAAGAATATAAGAATTTAACTAAGGCAACTGAAGATAGTTTAGCTTATCAAAAACATAGAAAAGTTACTATGCAAAAAACATTAATTGATTACGGATTCACTATTAATGATGATGGTACAATAGATGGAACTGCTAATAAATTAGAACAACTTAAAAATACATTATCTGAAACTGAATTTGGTATAGTAAGTGATACATTAGAAGATTATTTTGATACTGCTTTAGATACAATTCCTGAATTAGAAAGAGAATTAATAAAATATCAAAAAGATTTAAAAGATATACAAAATACTAAACTAGAAAAAACTAAAACTATTGAAGAAAAAATTACAGAAATATATAATGATGAAATAGATAAAAGAACTAAAAAGATACAAGAAGAAGCAGAAGCACAAACTAAAGCACTAAATAAGGCTAAGCAGTCCTATGAAAGATGGAGGGACGAAGTTGACTATAAAGATGACTACAACAAACAATTAAAAACTGTTGAAGATTTACAAAAGAAAATAGAAATAGCAAAACGTGATGACAGTTTAACTGGGTAATGTTGCCCTAGTCGTAAAGTAATTTGCGACTGAAAATAGATTTAATTGCAGGTAATCCCTAAAGCCTTACACCACAAGCACAGAGAAATCATGTGTTGAAGGTACGAAAGTAGAAAAAACGTAAGGATGAATATAAGGTTAAACCCTAAGTATTCGTAACAATGGGTGTTCATGCAAGGAAGATTCTAAATTAAATTATTTTAAATATTTTACTTTTAATAAAACAAACAGTATAATATAAATGGAGGTGAAATTATGAAAACTAAGTGGACAAAAGAAGCAATAATAAAATATATAGAAGAACAAGATTATATTTTTATAAACTTTATAAAATTTGACAAATTAAACTCAAAAATATTAATAAGATGTAATAATAAAAAACATGAACTATATGAAGTTACTTTTGCTAATTTCAAAAGTGGGAGAAGATGTCCAAAATGCAGTGAAATAAAAAGAAGAAAAAAGAGAACAATATGGAATAAAGAAAAAATAATTGATTTTGTAGAAGACAATAACTATGAATTTATTGAATTTGTTAAATTTGATAAAATTGAAAGTATAATTAAAGTATGGTGTAAAAATTTAAAACATGAACCATATAATGTTAAATTTGCAAATTTTAAAAATGGGCAAAGATGCAGAAAATGTTCTGATGAAATAAAAGGTAAAAAATTTTCGCATAGTTATGAATATGTCAAAGAATATATTGAATCATTTGGATATAAAATGTTATCAAACGAATATATAAATTTACATAGCGAAATAAAAATATTATGTGACAAACATGGGATATATAAGACAACATTTCAATTATTTAAAATGGCGAAATATAAATGTCCAAAGTGTTCGGATGAACACAGAGGAGAATATCATAAATTAAATTATGAATATATTAAAGAGTATATTGAATCATTTGGATATGAAATATTATCAAATGAATATATAAATATAAAAACAAATATATTGGTAAAATGTTCAAATGGTCATAAATCATATTTTACTAATTTTGATAGATTTAAAAGAGGAGATAGGTGTCCTTATTGTAATGAATCTAAAGGTGAGAGAGAAATTAATGAGATTTTAAATAAATATAATATAAATTTTAAATCACAATATAAATTTAATAATTGTAAAAGTAAAAGAGAATTACCATTTGATTTTTATATACCTAATTTAAATATAGTGATAGAATATGATGGAATACAACATTATGAAATAATAAAATATTTTAGTGGACTTGATGGCTTTATAACCACTAAAATACATGATGTTATAAAAACAAAATATTGTGAAGATAATAATATAAAATTAATTAGAATATCTTATTGGGAATATGATAATATAGAAAATATATTAATAAAAGAACTTAATTTAAAATAATTTAACATGAATAACCTTCAACGACTAGAGTTTAAAAGCTCGTAGGGTGTAAGCGATTGACACTCGAAAAGGTCTACCCTTATTAAAGGTGAAGAAATAGTCTAGTCTCATATGAAAGTATGAGCAGTTCATAAGAGAACGGTATATGTTTAGCGAACATATACGAATATAAACGCAAAAACGTTTAGCTGATTTGATGAAGGAATTAAAAGAAGAACAAGAAAATCTTGAAGATATGGTTCAAGACAAAATAGATTCAGATGTAAATAATATGTTCGATGACCAAATAGATAAAATAGAAGAAAATTCTGATGAAGAAATTAAGAATTTAGAAAATACATGGTCAGAAAGCAAAATAGCTGAAATGGTTAAACAAGCCTTAGACACTGGAGTAAATTAGCTCCTTTTACTAAGTGATTAGTATCAAAACTCATTGAATTGCTGGAACTTCCTAAAGCTAACTAAACTACAATATGGCTAGAAATGGCGAATATGAATGTGGCGAAAGCAGAAAAAATTAGTTAGATATTCATATGGTTAAATCCTAAGTGAATGTAAATGGATAATCAGCAGGTAAGATTCTAAGTTGTAATAGGCAATATGAATAAACTTCAACGACTATATATACTAGTAGTCTAGTTAGTGGTGAGCATCCTTATAGGATGATGATATAGTCTACTCTCATATGAAAGTATGAGCAGTTCATAAGAGAACGGTATAAAGTTTAACGAACTTTATATGAATATTAAGGTATTTACAGATATTGATGGAAATATCAAAACTCTTCAAACAGCATTAATGGATTTTGCTAATACAAGTTCTGATTATTTTGGAGTTATGGGTGATTCATTAAAGAAAGAATTGTTAAATAATCTTAATGTAGCATTAGAGACTATGAAAGAACTTCAAAAAATGTCAGATAATTATACTGCTCCTAATATAGATTATAGTAATACAGTACTTCCAAAAGATAGTGGTATTAATACTTCTCCACAAGTTTCTAGTAATGTTGAAACTAATAATATTACAATTGGAGATACTAATATTACAATTCAAGGTGGTGCAGATGATGTTACTTTAGGAAAAGTAGATGAAATGTTAAAAGATTACAAAGCAAGTATTTGTAAGGAAATTGTTAAAAATATGAAATAAATTTACGAAGGAAGGGTTAAAATATAACTCTTCCTTCTTATTTTATATATGTAAGATAAAAGAAAGGAGAAAAGAATATGGTAAGTAGTTTTTGGAATGGTGAATTTTATTTCAACAATGTATATTCTGAAACTTTCAATGTTGTAATAATTGATTTTGATAGTTCGGATAAACTAAAACAAATAGGGAGTACAATTAATATAGAATTAAATGAAGAAAATACACTTAATGGGAAAAAGAGTTATATTGAAGGAACTCGCACTTCTGAAAATATAGTCTTACAATTAATGAAAAAAGATGGTGACATATGGAGTGATGGAGATATAATCAATGTATACAATTGGTTATTTCAAAAAGATTTTAAAAAATTCCAAACAGTAGATTATTCTAGTGGATACAATCTATGTTATTATTTAAAAGCAGTAAGTTTTTCAAAATTTTTAACTCCTGATTTTAGGGGTTATTTAGAAGTAGAATTTATGAGTTATGCTCCTTATTGTTATTCTATACCAACAAATAGACTTAATTTGAAAGCTAGTGGTCAATCAGGTGTTTTATTTAATTATAGTAATCTATATGAAACATATAAGCCAAAAATTAATATAACAGCTTCAAATAGTGATAGTATTAAAATATTAAATAATACAAATGGTACTTTTGTAGAATTAAGTGGATTAAACAGTGGAGAAATGGTTACAGTGGATTGTGCTATGGGAACTGTAATAAACAGTGGTGGAGCTAATAGATTTGAAACATTAAAAAATTATAATTTATTAGAATTAGATAAAGGAAATAATAATATAACACTTACTGGAAGTGCAAATATAGAATTTATTTGCGAATTTCCTGTAATTATATAGTAGGTGATTAAATGAAAATAAGAGATGCTAAAGATTCATACAATTTAATATTAAGTAAAATGAATGGAAAAAAATTAGGTATTATACCTTGTTCTATTATAGAAAGTATGCAAAAAGGTGTTAAAACTGTTAGTGAATTTACATTTTCAGTTAATAAATATTATGGTGAAAATAATGAAATAAACCCTTTGTATGATGAACTTAAAACAGAAAGATTTATATTTTTAGATGAAGATGAATGTTATGTGATAAAAAATATAAGTGAAGAAAATGAGAAGAAAAAAACTATAACAGCTTATTCAAGAGAAAAAAAATTATTTAAAAATATAGCAGAATTTGAGGATATTACATTAACATTAAAAACTCCATATGCTGATATAGAAGGTTGCTTTAGCTTAGATGAATTGTTGTATGATGCAACTGGTTGGCATGTTGGATATGTAAGTCCTAAAGTTTTATATAAATCAAAAGAAACAATATTAGATAATGTCACAGGGGAAATAATAGTAGAATTGACAAAGGAAGAAAAATTAAGATATCAAGAAAGCGTATCATCAAATTGGTATGATTTTATTAATGATGATATATCAGAACAATTTGAATGTTTTCCTGTATTTAATAGCTATGATAAAACAGTTGATTTATATGATGATGAAGAATTAGGCGATGACCCTAATTTAATATTATCTTATGATAATTATCTTAAGAGTATGGAAAAAGAAGATGACACAGAAGATATTACAACTGTATTAACATTATTAGGAAACGATGATTTAACTATAAGTGAAGTTAATCCTAGTGGTGATACTTATGTAGAAAATTTTTCATATTTTATAGAAAATGAAGAAATGAGTACTGAATTAATAAATGCATTAAATAAATATTATCAAATGGTAAATGTAAGAGCAGTAACATGGAATCAATTGAGAACAGAAAAAGAAGAAAAAACTGCTACATTAACACAGAAGAAAAATAGATTATTAATAGTTTATGCACAAATGAAATCCATTGAGTTTACTATAGAACAAACTACTGATGAAAAATTTAAAGCTCAACAACAAGAAAGATTAGTAAAGCTAAATGATGAAAAAGTATTATTAGAAAAAGAAGTAACAGAATTAGATGAGAACATTAGAAATATAGATGCTTCAATAGATAATATAAATAAATTATGTAAGAAAAAATATGCAACTGATGAAAATGGCGTATTGATATTTACCGAAAGTTTATTAAATGAATTAAAAGATTTTATATATCAAGATACTTATAGCAATGATTCTATTACAGATGGTTTAACCTTAATGAGAATAGGTAAAAAACAATTAAAAGAAAGTTGTTATCCTACTAAAACTTGGACTATTGATTCTGTTAATTTTATTGAAAAATTAATTGATAATGGTTTTAGACAACATTGGAATGGAGAATTAGGCTTAGGAGATATGATAGTATTAAAAGGTGAAACAACTATTGAAGTTGTATATTTAATAAATTATACACAAAATTTTAAAGATAAAACAATTGAGTTACAATTATCTAATAAAAAAGATGAGAATACATTTTCACTATCAATAGGTGAAAGATTAACACAAGGTAAAGAGGCTTATGAAATAGCTAAGAAAAGTAGAAGTACTATTAATAGAGTAAATAAGAATAGAGTAGGACTTAATTATGACAAGATTAATAAAAAAATTTTATAGGAAGGAGTTGGTTTAATGTTATTACCTAACATTCCTGCAACGACATATATATCTTGGACTGGATTAGTAATAATTGATAAATCAGATAATACGCCATACATAGTAAATGATGGTAAATCTTGTATGAAGTATATATATTGGGATATGAATGACAATCCATATGTTTTAAAAGAAAGCAATGAATGGATAAAAGAAACAGCAACTAAAAAAATGATATACATAAATGAAAATGGTATAGGAACACAAGTTCCCCATGACGATTATGATATTTATTATAATGATACTGGTAATGGAGCTTCTTCTAAATTAACAGGTGAAGCATTAGGTAAATATGATGAATTAAATGGAAAATATATGACAATAAAAGAAGATGTAGATGGAATTAAACAAGTATTAGGTTCTACTGAAAGTGGTTCAGGTTCTTTGGTCGAAAGAGTTAATAAAATAGAAAAAACAGCTGAAGAAACTAAAGAAACAATATCTACTGTTGAAAAAAACTTTAGTAATAACAAAGAATTAGAAGAATTAAGAAATAATATAAATGTTTCAATGATAAATCTAGGTGAAACATTGGCTCAATACGAAGAATTAATAACAAAAGTATCAGAAGATATGGAAATTTCATCTGATGAAAAAATAGACATATCAGCTATACAGAATCAATTACTAGATGATTATACTGTTATGTCACAATATCATCAAGTTTTAATTGAGAGATTAAAGAATTCAGAGGAAGATAATACTGAGACAATAAATAATTTAAATAAAAATTTAGATGCATTAAATACTTCTATTAATAATTTAAACTCATTAGTTAATGATTCTATAAGTGATAACACAATAGTCCCTAGTGAAATTACTGTTATGTTAAATGCAATAGCTAATGTATCTGTAAAAAATACTCAATATAAAAATGCAGTATCAGATGCAATACTATTAGGTATAGGTGGTAAATTAGTAGAAAGTATTTTAGACATAAGAAAAACTTCTAATAATTTTAGTCAAACAATATCTAAAATGGAAGAAGATATTGATGGTAAAACTGGTTTAAAAGTTTTAGTTCAAAAAAATGCTACTGCAATTAAACAAACTGCTGATAATTTAATTTTGAATTATGTTAAGTATAATCAAACCACTTCTCAATTAACTATTGGAGATAATGTAATTAAATTAGATGCTGGAAAAGTATTAATGACAGGAACATTAACTTGGGATAGCTTAGACGATTCAGCTAAAAAGAACTTAAAAGGTGAAGCAGGTTCTGCTCAATATGTAATGTTAGTTGGTGACCAAATATTTAAATATGATAAAGATGGAAATCCTAATGTTTCATCAATAACTTTAAATGTTCAAGTATCCAATATACAAAATCCTGTATTCGACTGGTATTATAGAGATGCTAAAGTAACTAATGAATGGACAAATATACCTAGCAATTCTAACTTAAGTTCATTTATATTAAAACATGATGACCCAATATGGGGAAACAATTCAAATTCTATCACTATAAAAGTAGTATGTGGTGAATATACTGATGAAATGACTATTGTAAAATTGCATGATGGTGTAGTTGGTCAAGATGCTAAATCAGTATCAATTAATGGTAATCAATTATTTAGATATAAAGGTGGTTTTACAGAAACTCCAAATCCAACTTCAATTACATTAACAGCTACTAGAAATAATATATCTGCTGATAGAACTTCAAGATGGTATTATAGAGTTTCTGAAAACGATGATTGGACTGAAATAACTTCATCAAAAAATGCAAATACTTTAATAGTAAATCATGATAGTTATTTTGGTGATTCAAAAATATTAATGATAAGATATGAAGTAGACACTTATTATGATATTATGACATTAGCAAAAATTACTGATGGTTCAGATGGATATGCAGTGTTATTAACTAATGAAAATCATAGTGTTCCTTGTGATGAAAATGGTAATTATACATTTGAAGCTATAAGTACTGCTTATACTTATGTAAAAGTTTATAAAGGATTATCTGAAATTACTTCATTTAACCTAGAAAGAATAGATGATGGTTGTACTTCTGTTTATAGTAATGCAACAAGAAGATTAGATGTAACTTCATTATCTAAAAATATAGCCACTGTTACATTAAATATAACAGTAGATAAAAATACTTTCCAAAAAGTAATGACTATAACTAAATCAATAAAAGGGGAAAAAGGTGAAGAGGGTACAGGTGTTAATATAATTGGTAAATTAGAAAATAAAGACCAATTGCCTACAACTGGTAAACCTGGAGATGCTTATGTTATAGATGGTTTATTATATGTTTGGTTAGAAGAAAATAATGGTTGGTCAGATGGAGTACCTTTTAGAGGAGAACAAGGTATACCAGGTAAGAATGGTACTGACGGAAGAACTACTTATTTACATATAAAATACAGTAATGATGGCAAAACATTTACAAATAACAATGGAGAAGACACTGGAGATTGGATAGGACAATATACAGATTATGTTGAAGCTGATTCAACTAATTTCGCTGATTATAAATGGAAAAAAATAAAAGGTGAAGATGGAGAAAAGGGTATAGTTGCAAATTTAACTAATGATACTCATATAGTACCTATTGAACCTGATGGTACTTTTGGAGAAGATTCTTTTAAAGATTGTTCTGCTAAGATAACTTTATCTTATGTTGGGCAAGAATTAACTAATGGAGTTTCATATAGTGCCAAACCTAATAATGATATAGAAGGTACTTTAGATACAAAAACAGGAACTTATACAGTTACAAATTGGACAGGTGAAGCAAAAGGCACTTATGTTGATTTAATAGCTACTTATGATGGGGTATCATATACAAAAAGATTTTCAATCAATAGAGCAAAAAATCCTTTAGATGCATATACTGTTGTATTAACAAATGAAGCACATGTTTTTCCTGGTGATATTTCTAATGCTTTAGCAAGTTTTACTACTTGTAATGTCTTAGTATATAGAGGAGACCAATTAGTTAAAGCTACTATTGGAACAATAGAAAACATACCTAAAGGAATGACAATCACTATTGATAACAATAATACAATTACTCCTACTATGAATATAAATGTTAATACTAATTTAACTGAAAATGGTGAATTAAGTATACCTATTACAGTTGGATTATTAAAATTTACTAAAACATTTACTTATTCTATATCTTTTAAAGGTATGCAAGGAATTCCAGGTACTCCTGGTAAAGATGGTAAAGATGGGAATTCAGTAAGAGTATTGGGAAGATATGATAGTAAAGAACAATTAGATTCTGCTCATCCTACTGGAAATGAAAATGGTGACGGATATGTAATTGATAAAGATTTATGGGTATGGACAGAAGATAAATTTATAAATGTTGGTCAGTTCCAAGGTGAAGATGGTACTTCTGCTTATGTACATATTAGATATTCTAATGACGGAGTAACCTTTACTGGTAGTGATGGTGAAGAAGTTGGTACTTGGATGGGTATGTATGTAGATAATATTGAAACAGATTCAACAGTATTTTCAAAATATAAATGGAAAAAAATAGAAGGTTCGGATGCTAGATTATTATCACTATCTGCAAGTAGACAAACAATAGCTTTTAATAGTGATAATACATTAAAAGATAATTCTGAAATAGTATTAACAGTTAATCAACAAAATTTTAATGATACTATAACATGGTCTACTTCACCAAATGTAGAATTAGGTAGTAGTGGTAATAATAGAACATTAAATCCAACAATCTTTACAGATAATAACCAAATAAAAATAACAGTAACTGGTGGAGGTTTAACCGATAGTATTACAATAGTAAAAGTATTAGATGGACAAAAGGGTTCAGATGGTACTTCAGTTAAAATATTAGATTCTTATAATAGTAAAGAAGAATTAGACCAAGCTCACCCAAATGGAAATGAAAATGGTGATGGATATATAATTGATAAAGATTTATGGGTATGGAATGGTAATGAATTCATAAATGCTGGTCAAATAAAAGGAAACGATGGGCAAAACGGTCAAGATGGTCTAAATGGTACTTCTGCTTATGTGCATATAAAATATTCTAATGATGGTGGTACAACATTCACTAATAACAATGGTGAAGACCCTGGAGATTATATGGGTGTATATACAGATGAGATTAAAGCAGATAGTACAAATCCTTCTGATTACACTTGGAGTTTAACTAAAGGTAATGATGGTTGGGATGCTTACACTGTAGTGCTAACAAATGAATCTCATACATTTGCAGGTAATTCATCAACTGCTTTAGTTGGTTCTGCAAATTGTGGTATTATAGGGTATAAAGGTGGTACTCAAGTAGCTACAACAATAGGTAATATTACAGGAATGCCAAAAGGTATGAGTGTATCAATAACAAATAATGGTACAACAAATACTTATTTTATAGTTACAGTATCTAATAGCATGTCAACAAGAAATGGTACTTTAACAATTCCTATTACAATTGATGGAATAACATTTACAAAAAAATTTACTTATGCTTTATCATTAAAAGGTGAAGATGGTACAGATGGTACTAATGGTTCAGATGCTAGATTGCTATCATTATCTGCAAATAGACAAGCAATAGCATTTGATAAAAATAATTCTCCTAAAGATTCAACAGTTATAACTCTAACTGCTAATCAACAAAATTTTAATGATACTATAACATGGTCTACAAGTCCAAATGTTACTTTAAATGGTGAAGGAAACACAAGAACCTTATCAGTTAATGATTTTACTAATAATTTAAAAATATCTATTACTATTAAAGCAGGTGACTTAAGTGATACTATAACATTAGTTAAAGTAATTGATGGTGTAGATGGGATAGATGGTTCTGATGGAACAGATGGTGTAGATGGATGTACTATTAATTTAACTAATGATAATCATAGTTTCGTAGCTAATGCAGAAGGACAAATTGAAATGCAACAAGCTGTTACTACAACGGTTGTATCTTATAAAGGTAGTGAGATTGTAACACCTAATTTTGGCACAATGCCAACTGTTAATGGTTTAAAAATCACAAGAGATGGATTAACTATAACAATAGTTGCTTTGGTTGGAAGTACACTTGCTTCAAATGGCTCATTTAATATTCCTGTAATAATTGATGGAATAACTTTTAATAAAGCATTTAGTTATAGTAAAGTAAAATGTGGGGACGATGGAGCAGATGGATATACTATAATATTAACTAATGAAAATCATACTTTCCCTTGTGAAAATAATGGAACTATAGAAACAGCTATTACTACAACAACACAAGTAAAAGTTTATCAAGGTACTAAAGAAATAACACCTACTATTGGTACTTTACCTACTGTAGATGGATTGACATTGACTAAAAATGGAACAACTATAACTATTACGGCTATAACAGGTGACAAATTGGCTTCATCCGGTAATTTTAGTGTTCCGATTGTAATTAATGATGTTACTTATTATAAAGTATTTAGTTGGGCAAAGGCATTTAAGGGTAATGCAGGTCAAGATGGTAAAGCAGATTTACCAACTTGGATTACTGAATGGGATACTGGTAAGACAACAATTAATGGTTCAACTGTATTAACTCCTAAAATCTTTGCAGGTACAGTTAGTAATGGATTGCCAACTGGTGTTGCTATGGGTAAAAATGTATTCGGAACTAGTGGTAGTTATAGTGGTGTTAATGGTATAGTTGGATATAAGAGTGGTACTAAAACTTATGAATTTAACACTAATGGAGAAGTGTTAATAGGTAATAAAAATGCTTCACATATTAGTTGGGATGGTAGTAATTTAGAAATAGTAAGTGGTAGTAGTCCAGTTGCTAGTAAATCTGATATTGATAAAGTAAATCAAAAGATTAATGAAATAAAAGAAAATGTAGATGATTATACAATAGTTATAACTAAAGATACAATAGTAACTAAATGTGATATAAATGGAAATATAATAGATTAAGGAAGGTGATATGATGGCAAATCTTTCAATTATTGGTAGTCCTTCGACTACCAATAATAACCTTATAGTTAATTATAGTACGGATATTTCAGATATTACTAATATAGAAATTAGTAATAATGGAAGTAATTACATAAGTGCAACAACTTTTTCAAATAGTTCTGCAATTTTCGATGTATCTAGTTGGAAAAATGGTACTTATAATTCATGTACTTTGAGAGTTACATATGGTAAAAATGGCGAAGAAACACAATTACTTATTAATAATATAGGAAATATAACACAAACAGTAGGAAATTCATTTTATATTCAATATTCTACAAACAAAGCAGTAACAAAACATGAAGTTTCATGGGACGGAGGAAGTACATTTTATGATAAAACAAGTGATGTAACATCTAGTGGTAACAATTATTCTTTTCATCATGATGATAAAAGTAGTGTTGGAACTTATAGAATGGCAATAAGAGTTACAACTTCAAGTGGAGAAACTGTAACAAGTAATATATTTACATTAACTATAACTTCAGGAGTATCAACAGATACTTATTATACTGTTAAATATAACTTAAATAATGCTACTAGTTCTAATTCAAACACAACTGTTAAAAAGGGTTCTAGTTACTCTACAACTATCACTCCTACAAGTGGTTATAGAATAACTAAAATATATTGCGTAATGAATGGTGATGACATAAGTAATTCAACTGTTAATGGTAATAATATCAATATACCTAATGTTACAGGAGAAATTAATATTACCGTATCTACAGAAGCAACTGGTGGAAGTACAGATACTTATTATACTATAGCTTATAATTTAAATAATTCAGTAAGTAGCAATACTAGTACATCTATTAAAAAAGGCTCTAGTTATCATACTATTATTACTGCTAATGCAGGTCATAAAATAACTAGAATTTTATGTACAATGGGTGGTGTAAATATAATTGATAGAGATGGTACGAGTGGCGATATTAGTATAGCTAATGTTTCAGGTGATATTACTATTTCTATTACAACAGAAGCAATTGGAGGAAGTACAGATACTTATTATACAATAAGATATTCTTTACATGATGCTACTAGTTCTAATACAAGTACCTCTATTAAAAAAGGTTCTAGCTATTCTACTACTATTGCCCCTGAGAATGGTTATAGAATAACTCAAATATATTGTGTAATGGGTGGCACTGATATAAGTAGCTCAGCTGTTAATGGTAATAATGTCTACATAGGCAATGTTACAGGTGATGTGAGTATTTTAGTAAATACAGAAGCAACTGGTGGAAGTACAGATACTTATCCTGTAACTTATACTCTATTTGAATCAACAAGTACTAATTCAGCTACAACTGTTAAAAAAGGTTCTAGTTATTCTACTACTGTTGCTCCAAAAAGTGGTTATAGAATAACTAAAATTTATTGTGTAATGGGTGGTACTGATGTAAGTAGTTCAACAGTTAGTGGAAACAATATCAATATACCTAACGTTACTGGTGAAATTTATATTACAGTATATACAGAAGCGATTTCAGGCACTAAGGTTTATACAGTAACTAGAAATGTAACTAATTGTATATCAACAGGAAGTGATACTTTAGATACTTCAATAACTACAACATTCCAAAGCATAGTTGCACCTAATGAAGGATATACATTAAAAACTTTAACTGTAAGTATGGGTGGAGTTGATTATACTGATGGACTTGGTGTTATAACAGATGTGGAATGGGAAGGAAAATCTGCTAAACAAATAACTATTGAAAATGTACATGGAAATATAGTTATCAATGCAGTTGCTGAAAAAGAAACTACTAAACCTGATATACCTGATACACCAATTGTAGATGATACTTTAGAAATATTACCTTCATGCACATATATTGATATTGCTGAAGGTGGAAATAAAACAATATACTTTAAACTATCAAATAAACCTACATCAAGTACAACTATAAATATTACTTCATCATCTTCTTATTTGACACTTTCTACAAGTCAATTAACTTTTACTGCTGATAATTATCATATTGCTCAATCTGTAAACGTAACTTCTATTAGTGATAACAATAAAACTGATGATGTATATAATATAACTGTATCAGCAAATGGCTTAACAAGTAAAACAATAACAGTAGATGTTATAGATAGTGCTAATAGTAATTTTGAAGTAATTTATGACAATGGTACTTTAGTGAGTGGGGCTTCATTTACATTAAATAATGCAGTTAATTATGGAAGTTATATAAGTACAAATCAAAGTCAAGATGTTAGTGTTGCTATAAGTAATCATCCACTAAATCTTAACAAAAATGATAAAGTACACGTAGTTTTAGGATTAGGAACAAGTGACCCATCATCAATTTATTCTTTACGTAGTTTAGTTTTAGGTGATGGTTCAGCTAATAATATAAGTAATTCTAATATGATTAATGAGGTGCAAATAAATGAAGCGTTATCTAGTGATGGTAAAGTAGATACTTATTGGACTATTGCTGGTAATTTATCAAACATAACATTGACATTCACATGTTATTTTGCACGAGTTAATATTTATAAAATTTATATAGAAAGAGGGAAATAATTATGGCAAATACAATAAATTCTACTAATAATCTCACATCCACAAAAATACCTGAATTATATATTAGATATTTCAATCCTAAACAAAAAATTAATGAAACGATAAGTATTAGATATTATGTATCTGACAGTACTCAAGCTGAGTATTTAAATAAAGATGATAGTAAAAGTTTTACAACTATTGTTAAAATAAATGATAAGTCATATTCTAAAACCACTAAAGCAGGAGAATATTCAATAGATATAGGTTCAATTGCTACTACTGGAGAAACTTACTTTAGCATTCAAACCATAGATGACAATGGTGTAGCGAGTATTGAACAATTTTTTGATATACTAATAGTTAATGATACATATAATCAAGTAAATAATTATAATATGACAACTGCTGATTTATCTACATATAATATTACTGTTGGTGAAACTGCTAGTATATCACAAGCTAAAACAAATAATACAGGATTGAACAACTTGTTTAAAGCAGTTAAAAATAATGGTCATAATAAGATTACTATGCTAAATAAAGTTTATATGTTAGATTATCATTCTGATAAAGTAGTTTTACCTGACCATTTCACAGTAGATATGAATGGTGCTACATTTAAGGCAACACAATGTAATGACATTAATGTATCAAATCTAGTAGACTTAAGAGATTGCTTTGATTCTCATGTTAAAAATGGTAAATTAATTGGTAACTATGATGGATTTGATTTTGAAGCAACGAAAACTAATACTAATTATAATATACCTGGTGAAGGATTAGCAGTTGCTGAAATTAATGGGGCAAGATATTCATCTTTTGAAGATATGGAAATGGGATATTCAGTTGGTTACAATTTAGGTGTGTTTGGGGGTAAATTAGCAGGATATGTAGGAACTCCTGGTCAATTAGCTTTCCCAAATGCATATTATATAAATGACCAAGGTAACACAGTTAGTAGTACTACTATGAGTACAACAGAATTAATTGATATTTCAACATTGTTGGATAGAGGTGAGATACAATGTAACGTGTACCTAGGATATGGAGGATTGGCTTTAAACAAAGCAGAATTGTTTTTCCATTTTTATGATAGTCATTCTGCATATAAAACAACAATAAAAACAAGACAGTATCAAGTAGTTAAAATACCAAGTGGTTCAAAATCTATGAGAATTACTGGTTTCACTCCAACTACAACATCATCAGGTATGACAATATGTCATACAGGTGGAGCTACAAATTGTGAATTAATTAATATAAAATCACATAATACAAGAACATGTGCAATGCACCCTGGTATATACAATCATTTGTTAATAAAGAATTGTTCATTTAATTATGTTGCTGATGAAAACGAATATAAAGTAACAAAGTTAGCTTTGGATTTTGAGGATGGATATGAGAACGGTAAAAATTTATTTTTCATAAATAATGAAGTTTATAATGGAACATCTGCTTTGACAATTCAAAGAGCTTTCAATTCCAATGTTATTAATTGTAGAAATTTTGGATTAGACTTAAGAGGGCATATAAAAGGTGGTTTAATTAAAAATAATTTCTTTAATGATGGAAGTATTTATACAACTAGTTTTGATTCACAATCACATTTAAAATTGGACAATAATACATTCTTTAAAATATTGAAATTCTTAAAATGGGATAATACTGGAAATTATTCTACTGTTGGATTAACTAAATTAGATTGTAAACAAAGTTATCAAAATAACTCTAATATCAATGTAATAATTGATAAAGCGGTTGAAAGTGGTGGTAGTGGAGGAGGAACTACTCCTGAAACATTAACTATAAGTAATATATCTAACATAACACAATCAGAAAAAACAGAATTCTATATTGAATATTCCACAAATATAGCAGTAGTAAAACATGAAGTTTCATGGGATGGAGGAAATACATTCTACGATAAAACAAGTGATGTTGTAGTAAACGGAACATCATATAAATTTAAACATGATAATAAAGGTAATGCTGGAACTTATCAAATGGCTATAAGGGTAACAACAGCTAAAGGTACTACTAAGACAAGTAATATATTTACTGTCACTTTAGTAAATAATAGTGGATTAACTTTTACTCAATATAAAAGACTTAATGATGGTGTAATTACAGATACCACAGATGGAACATATTATAGTACATTGAATTATATAAGTGTGACTGCTGGTAAATCTTATACTATCAATCTTAATAAAGCTAATTATGTATGTATTTGTTATTATAATTCATCAAATTCTTATGTATCATTTGCCGAAGGTAATACAGATGATTGGTCAAATAAAGCTTTATCATATACATTCACTGTACCAGCAAATATAACTAAAATATTAATATGTGCTACTGGTGATGCAAGTACTGCAATCACAGGTACATTAAAAGAAAATGGGTCAAGTTCAAGCTCATTATTAGATTCTACTGGTGCTTATGTAATAGATGATTTTTCAGGTAGTAGTGTAGACACTAATAAATGGGGATATGAACTAGGTTATGTTAGAAATAATGAAACTCAAAGATATACAAACACTAATGCTGAAATCAACGATGGTATATTAGCATTAAGAGGTAAAAAAGCAAGTGATGGTTCTTGGACATCAGCATCAATTATCTCTAAAGGTCATTTTGCTTTTATGTATGGTAAAATAGTGGCTAGAGTTAGACCGTGTAATTGGAATGGTTCTTTCGGTGCATTTTGGACTTTAGGTGACAGTTTTGAATTTGGATATAAAGAAAATGGTAGTCCTGATACATTAGGCGAATGGTGGGCTTATTGTGGTGAATTTGACGTTATGGAATTTTATAATGGTAAATTGACTTGTGGTACATTCTTCAATGAAAAAGAGGAAAGTGGCCGTGTATGGTATAATAATTATCCTACAGGTGATTGGCACGATTTTGCAATGGAATGGAATACAGATGGTAGTTTAGTTTTCTCTATAGATGGGCATGAATTAAGTAGAACAAGTGCTACTGATAACAGAGCATTCCATATACCACACTTTATTTTACTTAACCAAGCAATTGGTGCTAGTGGTGGCACACCTGACAGTAACACCACAGAAATTACACAATATGTCGATTGGGTAAAATATTACCCATTAAGTACAGATAATTTAGTTGAAAATTCTAGTGACTTCTCCTTAACTGCTATGGATTGGAATGATAACTCACATAACTGTATGGTAAGACCTACTTTTAATGATAACTGTATTAATAAATCATTGACATGGTCATCTAATAATTCTAGTCTAGTTTGGGTTCATAGTGGATTATGTTCTACTTATGCAGGAGCTAATGGTGAAGTAATAATTACAGGTACTTCACATTCAGGTGTATCAAAACAAATTACATTAACTGTATCAAATGGTACATTAAGAGCTAAAGATTTAGGCGGTACAACTCCTTCTCAAACTATTGGAAACATGACTAATGGAAAAGGTATAAATCAAAGTACTCATATTATAACTGATAATGCAGAATGTTGGGCAACAATTAATCCAGTAACAGTTGAGAAAGGTGCGACTTATACATTACAAATGGATGGTACTTGGGTGTGGGGTTACGCCTTCGACGATAGTGATAATTATGTTAGTGAATTATTCACAAGTACTGGTAACAATAACTATAAATATACATTCACTGCACCTACGAATAAAATAAGATATGGTTGTTATGACCCAGGTAAATATTTAACTTATTGTAATTTAACTAAAACTTCAAGTGGTACAACTACATTAACTATAAGCAATATAGCTAATATAACAAAACCTGAGAAAACAGAGTTCTATATTGAATATTCCACAAATATAGCAGTAACAAAACATGAAGTTTCATGGGATGGTGGAAATATGTTCTATGACAAAACAAGTGATGTAACCTCTAGTGGAACAAATTATAAATTTAAGCATGATAATTCAGGTAATGCAGGAACTTATAGAATGGCTATAAGAGTTACAGATTCAGATGGTAATACTAAGACAAGTAATGTATTTACTGTTACTCTTACAAGCACATCTACTCCTACACCAGTATACGAATTAGCCGATACAGTATTTGACGGTTCTTCTAAATATATAGACACTGGAGTAAAACCATTCAAGACTGCAAGTGATTACACTATATTCATTGACTTTGATGATTATGGAGCTAGTCAAGGGCAACAGCCATATTTATTCCACTGTGCATATGAGAATGCCGACGGTGACGGATTAAAAGTATATTATAATAACGAAGATAATCACTACTATATAATAGGAAATAGACAAAACGCTAGCGATGGTACTTATGAATCTAGTTGGACATTAGTTGGTGGTAAAAATAATAAAATTGCCATAGCAATCTCTAAAGGTGTGGTTAGCCAAATAGTAATAAATGGCTCAGCTGTTGCAGTTACTAAGAATGCATACGACATGAACGACTATTCATTAATACTAGGAGCTTATCAAGATGCGGAATGCAATAAGAGTAAATATTGGAAAGGTACAATACATACTTTCAAAGTATGGAATTCAGCTTTCACAGTAGCTCAATTAAAGGAACTATGCAACTCATCTAGTGGAGGTGATAGTAACCCAGGCGGTGGCGATAGTGGTTCAAGCGATGCTTATAGACCAGGTAGAACCCTAATATGGGAGGATGACTTCACTGGTACAACTTTAAATACTGCTAACTGGGATTATGAAAACAACTATAGTAGACCGAATGAAGTTCAAAATTATGTGGCAGGAACAAATAACGTATGGGTAGAAAATAGTAATCTTGTTATAAAAGCTAAGAAGGAATGGTCAAATGGTAAAGAATGGTCAAGTGGTTGTATCCATACAGACAACAAACGAGAATTTATGTATGGTAGATTTGAAGCTAAAATTAAGATACCACAAACAATAGGTTCATTCCCAGCATTTTGGACATTAGGAGGTAACTACGAAGAAGGTGGCGGTATAACATGGCCATACTGTGGTGAAATCGACATTATGGAACACAAATATGGTTATGCTTGGACTACAGCAGGTGCATTGTACAGAACAGACTTAGTATGGGACAACTGGGATGCGAAAGATTTAGGTAGGGTTGATTCAGGAAACATAGGAAGCTTCGATGATTACCATATCTATGCTATGGAATGGACTCACGATAGACTAGATTACTATGTAGATGATAGACTTATAGGACATTCTGACATATCCGATGACAGTACATGGTTCATGTTCCACCAACCACATTATATCCTACTAAATCAAGCTTTAGGTGCCGCCGGTGGTAGTGTTCCTAGTAATATGACTGAATACACTATGTATGTTGATTGGGTTAGAGTTTACGCTCCTCAAGAAGCACCGAGTGGTGGAGGTACTTCAAATCAAATTTGGTTTGAGGACACAAGTGTTAGACATATGAATAAATGGTCTAAACTTGGATTAATACTTAAATTCAACGAAAGTTGGAATAATAAAGTAGTTACATGGAAATCTAATAATACAAACATAGCTACTGTATGTGGTGGTAGAGTAGACTCTAAAGGAGTTGACGGAACTTGTATTATAACTGCGACAACATTAGAAGGTAATTCAGCTAGCATAACTGTTAATGTAGGTTCAGGAGGAGGTAGTTCTGATAGTACTGAATATGAAACATCTATAGCATCTGATTACATTTTAGATAAGATGTATCCAATGCCACAGAATCATGAAGCGTTGCCTAGTGGTGTAAATGATACTTGGGCAACCCAATCACGTTGGGAAAATCAACAAAGACCTACTGCAATAGCTCACAATTGTGGTCAAGCAGGTTGTCCAGGAGCAGTACAATTTAGAGCATTAGGTGCGTGGGCAAATGTATATAGGGTTAAAAATTCAGGTTTTAGTGCAAATACTGGAGTGGAAATGAGAAATATAAAAGTTTATGGATGGTATAATGGTCAATGGGAAAAAGTGCAAGATTTACCAGTTCCTAATGGAAACTTCTATGCTGAAAGTTTTTCAGGTGACAGTAATACATACTTTAGTGATAGTATAAAAACAACAAGCACTAGTAAAACTATAATTTTACGAGAAGCAAATAAAATTAATAATGAAAATTGCATGTACCACCCATTCTCAGACATTAAAAACTTCGATACAAAATACGAATATGTATATACATGTATTGATTTAAGAAAGGTTAAATGGGATGAAAGTGGTACAGATGATAGAGATAGTTCTCATTACTGTGCTTCTTGCGGTGGTGACTGGTGGTTAGCTGAAGGATTAACTTTTGATAGCAGTTGGCAACATAATAAAGGTATAGCTCAACCTAAGATAATAGAAATTACAAAAGAGTGGAGAAGATTCTCAATGACTACTGTTCCACAAAATTGGACTAACGGATTCCCAAAATAGGAGAGTGATTAAATAATGAGTAGTTATATAAGTAATTCGTTTTCAGTATCGGTCAATAGACCGACTACTGGAACAATTGAGCCAGTATCAACAGTTAATATATATAAAAATGAAAAAATGTTACAAGCTGTAAATGGTACACCAGGAGATGGAGAATATAAGGTTACTATAACGAATACGACAAATTGTAGTGCTAGTATAAAATCTGATAATAAAACTATATTATTAAATTCTGTATCAGGAAATAATGGTACGATAGAAATATCAGTAAATATTGAAAATAAAAAAACATATAGTAAAACTATTTCTGTTGCTAATGTTAATGATACATCTGTTTTAAGTAGTAATTTTAGTAGAATTGAACAAACTGCTAATAAAATAAGTTGGTTAGTAAAAAGTGGTACTAGTTCAAGTAATATGACATTAACAGATGAAGCACTGGATATTATTTCAAAAAATATTAATATTACAGGTAAGGTTACTTTTTCTAGTTTAGATAGTAACACTCAAGATAAAATAAATAGTTCACATCAATTAACTTCATCTTGGTCATATGGAGGAACAACTACAATTAACGGTGCTAAAATACAAACAGGTACAATAACAGCCGACCAAATAAGTGCTAATGCAATTAAAGGTAAAAATATTACAGGTGGTACAATAAATATAGGTAGTGGTACATTTATAGTCAATAAAAATGGTCAAATTGTTGCAAGTACAGAGCCTAACGAAAAAGGTCAATATTTGGAAATGAATAGTTCAAGTTATAAAATTTTTAATGGTTCTAAAACTGTTGCTATGACAATAGGGTTTAGAGATTTAGACTTTGAAAATGGTAATATATCAACTTCATCACCATCAATATTTTTAGGTGCAAATGGTATAAATATTGACGGTGGCACTAGTTACTCAGCTGGAACAGGTAGATATTATGGTAGAATATTTGCAACAGATAATAAAACATCTATGACAAATACTCATGTTGGTGTTCCTATGATGGAAATAAACTTTAATACAAAATATACTGATTATGATACCAATCATCCAATAGCAAGTCAATTTAGACTTTTTGGAGATGGAGATATAGTACTAGCTCCAGTTTGTGACTTCCAAATAAGAACCCATCAAAAAGATAATCAAGTAACAAAAGGAGGTTCAGAGTACGAAATAGCTTACTTTGCTTCAAGTTCATCTGAATGGTATCCATCATTTATGAGAGCTTATGCAATAACAAATAATTATAATAAAAAAGGTTTGTTTTTAGGAGATTATTACATGAGTGCTGATGGTAACGGTTATGATTCTAGTTTAGGTAGTTTTGTTAGTGCAGTTCTTGTAAAAGCTGGTGTAGCAAGTTCAGGAGCTAAAATGAGAACATTTAGACCTCATGCAGATAATGTTGCTATATTAGGCTCAGGTGGATATAGATGGTCAAAACTTTATTGTGGTAGTAGTTCAATAAATACTTCCGATAGAAGATGTAAAACAAACATAAATTATCTTACTTCAGATAATGTAAAAGTTGCAAGTAAACCATTATTTGATGAAAATGAAATATGGAATTTTGTAAAAGATATTGATTTTGCAACATATAATTTTATAGATAACGAAACAGGAGGAGCTAAAGAAGATAATCAAATAGGATTTATTTTACAAGATTTAATTCAAGCTTATCCTGATTTAACTAATTCTTTATTGTTAGATAAAGGTAGTTATGATTTAGAAGAAGGCGAAGATGATACAATAGTTCCTATGTTAGGATATAATAGCGCAAACTATGTTAATTTATTAGGTTGTGCTTTAAAACAAGCATTACAAAGAATAGAAAAATTAGAAGAACAAATAAATAAATAGATTAAAGTCTTATAAATATAATGTAAAATAAAAATAAAGGAGAGATATTAATGGATATAAAACTTGAAATTGCTTTTCAACAAGCAATGGAAGAAATAGCAAATTTAAATCAAAGAGTGATTCTTGAAAAAAGTTTAAGAATACAAGTAGAAGAAGAAAATAAAGAATTAAAGGAAAAAATAGCAAAATTAGAAAAAGATAATCCTCAATAAATATAAATAAAAGAAGGTGATAGAATGAGTGATAACTTAATAAAAAAACCTTTAACTATTACTATTAATGGAAACACTGCTAGTTTAAATGAAACTATGTATTTTTATCAAGAGGATAGATGGATAGATTTTGAATTCACTATAGCAGATGTAAAATATAAATTTAATGAATATAGTGGTAACATATTAGTTGAATCCAATGCTTCTTATGCAGTAATTAAAGTATTAAAACCAAATGGTGATAGATTTATGACTGATAAATTACCAATACAAAATAATACAGTTATACTTTCTATAACAGATGAATTCGCTGATGAATGTGAAGAATGTGGAACTCACACAATGCAGATACATTTATATGATGATGAAAGAAATGATGCAACAGGAAAAAAAATACAAGGTAAAGTTACTATTCCACCTGTAAATTTTGAAGTATATGAACCTATATTTCATGATGATAAAAGTATGGCAACTGTTTCTTGTGTAAGAGCAGATGATGAATAATGGCTGAAAATTATATTACAAAAAATATTGTTGTTACTATAAATGGAACTACTGTGCAATTAGATGAGCCACTGTATTTATATCAACGTGATAAAAATATAGATGTATATTTTTTAATAAGAAATTTTAAATATGATTTTGCAAAAGGTACTCAAGAAGAAGTTAATGTTGTTGAAAAAACAAATGCTAGTTATGCAACAATAAGAGTATTAAAACCTGAAATCTATGCAACAAAAATTGGTGAAGATGGCAAACCACTTGGAGAAGATGGTAGAAAATTTGTTAGTGATGAACCAATACCAGTTGTAGATGGAAAGGTTTTGTTTACTGTTACAGAAACTTTTATAGATGAAGTAGAAGAAATAGGTAATTATCAACTTCAAATTTCTTTATGGGATGAAAATCAAGGTGGTAAAATTACAATACCACCTATTCCTTTTGAAGTTTTAAAACCTATATTTCCTGATGAATATGTTGGAGATTTTACACCAGGGCAAATAGATATAACTAAAATAGGAATGTCAAGAATAGTTAATGATGATTATGTTATTAGTGGTAATAATGATAATGAAATTAGTGTTATGGCTTTGCGAGAAGATAGTGGTTTAGAGGAATGGAAATATGGACAAATAATTTCAGCCACAAGAATGAATGCCATAACATCTAATTTAAATGATATATGGACTGAATTAAAAGAATTAGGAAAATCTATTGATATAAATGCTTCTAATGTAAAATATGACAATGCTTTATATCCAACAGTATCAAAAGCTTTAGATAAATTGTTATATATAAAATTAGCAATATCTAATTTTTCAGTAAAATTAGATGAAACTTATTCCAATAATATTATTTGGGAATTAGGAAAAACTTTTAATTCACCAATAACTATTAATTGGAGTTATAATAAAACAATGGAAGAAATAACAAATCAAACTCTAACACTTCCAAAAAGTGGAGTAATTAGCAATCTTGAAAAATCCTTAACATATACTTGCAATGATATAATAAATGGAAATGATAATTATTCTTTTAAAATAACGGCTACTGATGGTAAAGAAACTACAAGTAAAACAATAACACTTATTCATTATAATAAGGTTTATTGGGGTACTTCAAGTAGTACAACTTTTAATAATACTTTTATTGCTACTTTAAAAAATAGTACGTTAAGTAATAATATAAAAAGAATTATAAATGTTACTGCCACATCTAATGAATATATTTACTATGCATTTCCCACAAGATTAGGTACACCTGTATTTAAAGTTGGAGGATTTGAAGGTGGATTTAATAAAGTTAGTACAATCTACTTTACTAATTCTTATAACTATGTTGAAAAATATGATATTTATAAAAGTACAAATGCAGGATTGGGAAATACAACTGTAGATATATCTTAGTAAAGGTGGTGATTTTATGGCTATAGAAATTATAGATACCTTAAAACAAAAGAATAATGGTACTTTTGGTTTAGTAGATAGTAACGATATTATTGGTGGGTTTTATCAAACTGATAATATAACTGAAAGAAATTCCATACCTTCAAATAGAAGAAAAGAAGGTATGTTCTGTTGGGTTAAAGAAGAAAAAAAGGTTTTTCAATTAATAAATGGATTGACTAATGAATGTTGGATTGAATTTAAATCAGGTAGCTCGGATAGTGGAGGTACTATAATCGATGGATATGCGCATATATGGATAGGTGATAAGCCACCAAAAGATAAAAATATGTTATGGTTAGATACTAATTCAGATGGAATATTAGAAGATGAAACCGATATAGAAACAGTAAAAAAATTACTTAATAAAATATCTGATTTAGAAATAAAAGTATCACAATTAACTAAAAGGGTTGCTTATTTAGAAGAACATGGAGTAGTTAATCCTGATAAACCTGATAAACCTGGCGTATTAACAAGTGTTGGCTTGTTGCTTGAAGATGGAACTTCATTGTTGCTTGAAGATGGAACTCCATTATTGTTAGAGGGAGAAAAAAGCGAAAGTAGTGGCAATGTAATAAATGGAATATTATTAGAGGATAAAACAAATATATTATTAGAAGATAACACTCCATTGTTATTAGAATAAATATAGGAGATGATAAATAAATGGCAACAGAAGGTAAAAAAATAAGTCAATTAACAGAAGTATTAAGTGTTGACAAAGAAAATGACTATATAATCGTACAACGTGGGACAGATAATAAAAAGTTAAAATTAGCCAATGTGATGACTACGGATAATATGGGCGATAATTATGTTGATTTAAAATCATATGAAGATAAAAGTGAATTCAGATTAATTATAAATGATGATGGAAAAGTTCAAGTATTTCCAAAAGAATGCGTTGAAGGTCATGTTTATGCTGAAAATGATAATTTACAAATGCCTTTAAAATTAGCTAGCTATATAGGTAATTCTCAAACTGCATTATCTACTGCTAATAATGGAGGTATTGTTATAAATCAAATTTATGGTGGTGGAGATTTAATTCCTAGTTCAACTTTACAAGCACCTAGCGTTAGTCATAGTTTTGTTGAACTATATAATCGTAATGTTGTAGATATTAATTTAAAGGGATTATATTTACATTATAAAGGTAATGATGAAACTGTTTGGAAAACATTAGCATTAAGAGGACTTTTACCAGCTCATACTGCTTTTTTAATTAGAGGTAAACAACACGGAGATTTAATGAGTGACTTAGTAAGATGTAAAATATATGACTATGACCAAGAATGGATAGATGCTGATAAAAATGAACCAATAGCATTTAGTAGAAATGGTATGTCAATGTATTTATCAACTAACTCAGTACCTCCTGAAGTAAATGAAAATCCAAATAGATATCTTATAACTACTGATAGTACTGGTGTATCAACATTATCATATGTTGATGGATATTATGTAGATTTATTAGGTGTAGGTAGTGCTGATGGAACTAAGAACCCAGTTGCATATGAAAAATTCTATTGGACTTGTATGGATAAAGATACTGCAATAAGAAGAATAGATTTTTACAATAATAAGAATAACAAATATGATTCAAAAGCTATAAATTATAAAACTTGCAATATAGAACATTATAGACCAAGAAGTTTAAGAGATGGAATTTGGGATAACTATTGTGATAAAGCAAGTATAAATGAAAATATACCTAATCTTATAGATATAACTTTTGGTGAACAATCTACAACAAGACTTTTTACATGGCAATCTGTTTTAACAGATAATGGTTGTGTAAAACTTAGAAGAATAAAAGATAAAAGTGGAGTAGCAGTAACTGAAAATTGGAAAGAATATGAAAGTGAACGTGAAATAGTTAATAATCATGGTACATTTATGACAATACATAGAACTAAGATAACTAATATAACGCCTGGTTTATATGAATATCAATGTGGTGAAGAAGGTTACTGGTCAGATATACAAATGATAGAAATGAGAGAATATACAGATACTAGTACTATTAAAATGCTATGGACTACTGACCAACAGGGCTTTACACAACCTGAATATGAGGCTTGGAGAACTTGTGTTAAAGCTATGCAAACTAGAACTGATTTTTATAATAGTTATGGTTTACCTGTATTTGATTTTCATTTGAACACTGGAGTAACAAATTAAGCTCCCTATGTAAGTAAATTGCATAGCAAACCCTTTGAATTGCTTGTAATCCCTAAAGTCAACTAAACTACAACGTGGTCGGAAACGACGAGCGTGAATGTGGCGAAAGCAGAAAAAATTAGTTGAATGGTATATGGTTAAACCCTAAGTACTTTTTACAATGGGTGTCTAGCAGGTAAGATTCTAAATTGCTATAAGCAATATGAATAAACTTCAACGACTATATATACTAGTAGTCTAGTTAGTGGAGGGCATCCCTTCATGGGATGATGATATAGTCTACTCTCATATGAAAGTATGAGCAGTTCATAAGAGAACGGTATAAAGTTTAACGAACTTCATATGAATATTAGGATATTTCACAAAATGCCTCTAACTTATTTGAATGGTTATATTACACTGATTATGCCAAAGAATTTTGTAGAAACATACCACATTTAACAGCTTGTGGTAAATGTTAGCCACCTTTACATAGTGATATGTAATGAAAAACTCATTGAATTGCTGGGAAGCCCTAACGTAAAGACGAGGGTAATCAGCAGGGAAGATTTATTTAAAACACTTTACATTTAATAATAAATTATGTATAATTTAATTAAGAAGGGGTGAAATATTATGAGTAAAAAATATGATTATAATTTTGTAAAGGATTATATTGAGAGCTTTGAATATACTTTATTGTCAAAAGAATATATAAATAATTCAATACCTCTAAAGATGATATGTCCCAAAGGTCATATATGTAAAATTAGTTTTGCTAATTTTAAAAACAAGAAAAGAAGATGTTCTAAATGCTATGGAAATAAAAAATTTACAGAAGAAGATATTAGAGAAATGCTATATAAAGAAGGATATGAATTACTTACAGAATATAAAAATGCTAATACAAAAATCATAGTAAAATGTAGTCATAGGCATTTATGGGAAACAACTTGGGGAAAATTTCAAAGTAATAGAAGATGTCCTTATTGTAGTGGCAAATTCAACTCTTATGATACTATTAAAGAATTAATTGAATCAGAAGATGGATATAAATTATTATCTACTGATTGTTCTCAATTAAGAGATAGAGTAAAAATAAAATGTAAACATGGACATATATACAAAGTTATTGTAGGTAATTTTAAAAGAGGAACTAGATGTCCTTATTGTAATGAATCAAAAGGTGAAGAAGAATTAAAAAGAATTTTATCAAAATATTCTATCGATTTTAAACCACAATATAAATTTAAAGATTGTAAATTTTATAAAAGACTTTCATTTGATTTTTATTTACCACAATATAATATTTGTATAGAATATGATGGAGAATTTCATTATAAAATGATAATGGGATATGATGAATTTGTTAATAGTAAAATAAGAGATACGATAAAAACAAAATATTGTAAAGATAATAATATAAAACTTATAAGAATACCTTATTGGGATTTTAATGAAATTGAAAATATTATATGTAAAGAAATTTTAAATAAATAACCTTCAACGACTATCCCTTGGATGTTGAAATACATCAATAGGAGTACGGCTCAAGTGATTGGAGTGGGTGAGAATCCCTTAAATGGAAGTGGTGAGCATCTCAATGGAGATGAAGATATAGTCTACTCTCATATGAAAGTATGAGCAGTTTTGTATATATACAAAACGGATTAAGTGTAGCGAACTTAATTGAATATAAAGGAATAATGACCTTGTTGATAAGAAATATGGATTTGCTTATGACCATTATGTAACATTTGAAAATCAACCAAGATTAAATGATTATCATAAAGAAGTTTTAGCAACAACAGATTTTCCTATGGTATCAACTTATTCATTTGATTTAGGGTCTACTCATTTCATATGTTTAAATTCAAATCAAGAACAAATGTATGATGATTATGGTATAAATCAAACAGAATTCTTATTAAAACAAGCATACTTCCTAGATAGAGATTTATGGAAGGTTAGTAAAAGAACTACAAAGCCTAAATGGGTAATTGTATATGCACATTTAAGTCCATTTACTGTAACAAGAGCAAAAAGATTACAACATTGGATACCTATACTTGAAAAATATGGTGTAGATTTATTCTTATGTGGTCAAGTTGACCTGGTTGTCGAGTAATCGGCTTCAAAAACTACAGATTTAATTGCAGGTAATCCCTAAAGCCTTGCACCACAATAGAGGGGAAACTACTCTATGAAGGTACGAAAGTAGAAAAAACGTAAGGATGAATATAAGGTTAAACCCTAAGTATTCGTAACAATGGGTGTTCATGCAGGTAAGATTCTAAATTTAATTAGTTTATTTTTAATAAGTATTTAAGTATAATATAAATAGGGGGTGATATATTATGGGAAAGAAATTTGATTATAATAGTGTTAAAGATTACATAGAAAGCTATGAATACATATTAAATTCAAAAAAATATGTAAACACACATACAAAACTTGATTTAACTTGTCCTAAAGGTCATAATTTTAAAATGACATTTAATAATTTTAAGAGAGGGAAAAGATGCTCCATATGTGCTAGAGCAAACCAAAATAGAGTACCTAAAAAACCAAATAATAAAAAATATTCTCAAACATATGTGAAAAATTTAGTTGAATCAAGAGGATATGTATTATTAGAACCTTATGTAAACAAACGAACTAAATTAAAATTACAATGTCCTAATGGTCATAAACATGAAATTAGAATAGATAGTTTTCAAAATGGAAGTGGATGTAAACAATGTATGATTGATAATATGAAAAATAATACAAATGATGTAATAATTAAATTGAATGACAGAGGTTTTAAATTATTATCTAAATATACAAGAAATGATGAAAAAATAACATTACAATGTGAAAAAAATCATATATTTGAATCTACATACGATAGAATTATCAATCATGGTTCGGGATGTCCTATATGTAATAACTCTAAAGGTGAATCAAAAATAAGAGATTTTTTAGAAAATAATAAAATTTATTATAAACGAGAGTACAAGTTTAAAGATTGTAAATTTTATAAAGAACTTCGATTTGACTTTTATTTACCTAATTACAACATATGTATAGAGTTTGATGGAATACAACATTTTGAAATTGTAAAATGCTTTGGAGGAATGGATGGTTTTATAGGTACTAAAATAAGAGATACTATTAAAAATAAATATTGTAAAGATAATAATATAAAACTAATTAGAATTCCTTATTTGGAATTAAATAATATAGAAAATATACTTATTAAAGAATTAAAAATAAATTAATTAAACATGAATAAACTTCAACGACTAGAGCATAAGCTCGTACACTCAAGCGAGTGGAAAAGGTCTGTCCCTATATAAATAGGGTAAAGAAATAGTCTAATATCCTAATGAAAGTTAGGACTAGAGTAATTCTAGGCTTGTAAGTAGCGATTACAAGAACAATATAATGCACAATCACACATATTCAAGAAGTATACCAATTAAATGTGGATATGAAAAATCTGCATATGCAGATATGATTAATGAAAAAAATTATAATACTTATGTACCAAAAGGTGGTAAAAATTATACTTTAGTGAATGAAACAAAATTAAATGGTGGTGAAATAACTAGAAGTGCTAATATATCTCAAGGTGTTTATTATGTTATGTTCCAAGCAGGTGGTGCTAAACAAAGTGGTAAAGAAAAAGCAATTGATATGAGTACTATAACATTCTTAAATAGCACTGGTGGAACAGTAACAAGTGGTACTGAATATACTAAACATTTCCATAGTGGAACAAATAGACCTTGGTGGTATGAATACACTGGTGCTTTACCAGTACAACCTTGTTTTGCAACTTTAGATATTTCACCAACATCAATAAAAATAAGTATGAATTATGTTAAAGCAGTAGAAGCCATAGATAAAGAAACTGGTGTAATGACAGTAGATAAATATGACCCAAATAAACATACAATTGTTAACTTTGATAATTTAACAATAAATTATAGCGATAGAAATCCAGCTTATAGAACTGGAGTATCTGCTCCTTATTATAATGAAAATAAAAATTATTAAAGGGGATGGTTAAATGTCTATTAAAAGATGTATTATTAAAGACGGAAAAGAACAATGGATAGAAGTTGCTGGAGGAAGTAGTTCTATAAATACAGGTGAAGCAATAAATGTTAGTATAAGAGATAATGATAATCTGTTTGAAAGTCAAAACGTAGAAGGGGCTTTAACAGAAATATCTTATGAAATACAAAATGTAGACAATGTTTTAACCAATCATATAAACAATTCTGCTATACATGGTGGAGGTGGAGGTGGTGGTAGTATGCCTACCATCACTTCTGATTTTACTATAAATAAATCAGATGGTATAACTGAAATAGAAATACCTATATTTTTTAATTCACCTAACTTAGGAGAAGGTTTAGCTTATGTATTAGTTAATAATGTTGAGGTAGGTACACAAACTGTTCAACAAGGTAATAATACAATTATAGTTCCTCCTTTGGGAGCTGGTAAAAATATAATTATATCAATCTATGTAAAAGATAGAGCAGGACTAATATCTAACCAAATAAACTGGACAGTAACAAGTGGTGGTATAACATTGACAATGCTTACTGATACAAGTGCAGATTATGGTATTACAAGTAGAATAGTCTTATCATATACAATATCTTCTATGACTGGTGAAGATATTGAAGTTTTCTTTGATGTAGATGGTACAACATATAAAACAAAAGGTACAAATGGATATAATACTTATGAAATTACAGGATTAGATATAGGAGTACACGTTATAACTTATTGGGCAATATCAGCTGAATATGAAACAAAACACAGTACGTTCACATTGATAGTAGTAAGTAAAGACCAAATAATAATATCAACTCAATTTGATTCAACTGCTGAATATGAAAGTGGTATACCAATTAGTATACCATATAGATTATCAGTAGATAGAGATGAAGACTTTACTGTAAATTTATATATAAATGATGTTTTAGATAAAACTATAGTAACTAGACCAGCTTCATTGTATTGGACTATATCATCATTAGATGCAGGTGATTATACTTTAAAAATAGAAGCAAAAAATGAATCTTTAGGAATGAGTAATTATATAGAATTTAAATGTAAAGTTGTTCAAGGTGAATATACTAGAATACAACCAGTAATAGATAGTTCTTTAATAGCTTGGTTTGATGCAACAGATAGAACTAATAATGATAATGATAGAGATGTTTGGACAGATAAAATAAAAGGTAATAAAGGTTATCTTCATAATTTCAACTATGGTTCTAATGGATGGTTAAAACAAACTGGTAAAGAAATTAGTGAACTTGTTATGAATGGTACTGCTTATGTTGAAATAGATATGACACCTTTTGCTGATAACTTTAAAAATGGTGGTGTAATTGAATTAGTATTTAAAACTAGAGATGTTGGTAATAGTAATGCTAGGGTTTTAGATATAACTGATACATTATCACCATATAAAGGTGTTTATATAGATACAAGAGAAGCATACTTATCTACTTCATCACAATCTATAAATGGTTCTATAGGTGAAGATGAATATATACAAGTATTATATAATATAGATAGAATTAATAAATATTGTCACATAGTTGTTAATGGAGTAATAATAAAATCTTGTAAGTTAGCCGATAGTGGTAGTGGTACTTCTGCTATATTAGAATCATTAGCTCACACTAAAAAGGTTTATTTAAACTGCCAAAAAGGAACTGATAATTTTGGTTCTTGTGAAATAACACATTTAAGAATATATGACAGAAACTTTACTTTTGATGAAATATTACAAAACTTTTTATCAAATTATGATGATTTAAAAGTACAAAAAAGTAAATCGGATTTTAACAATCCATTAAAAAATATAATGCCTGTTATGAATATAACAGCTGACCAAAAACGTTTAGATGATATGACAGATACAAATAGAGTTGAAGTTGCTATGACATATACATCACCTAATGCTGATTTATATGGACAAACTTTAACAAATGCTAGTAATTGTTTAATGTATTGGCAAGGTACATCTTCTATAGCATATAATATTAAAAACTATAATATATTACTTAGAGATGAAAATAGACAACCAATAATGTATAGTCCTTTTAAAAACTGTATACCACAAGATTTATTTTGTTTAAAAGCAAACTTAATGGAATCTACTAATGCTCACAATGTAGGTATAGCTGAATATGTTCATGATTACCTATATACAACCTTAAATCCAGCACAAAAAATAGATAGTAAAGCTAGTAGAACAGTACAAGGTTTCCCTATATTACTTTATATAAATGGTGAATTACAAGGTGTATATGACTTCAACTTAGATAGATATTCAACAAAAGCATTTGGATATGAATTAGATGAATATAAAGATACTTGTAGAGTATATGAAGTTTCAGCAAATACTAATAAAACTGCTGGTGCATTTATTCCTTGGACTAAAGAAACAGGTGTGGATGAATGGACATGGTATAAAAACGACTTTGTTGGTATATATCCTGAACGTATACAGAATTCAATCAATGATGATTTTTCTGCATTAAAAACACTAATATCATTTGTACATGATTCTACCGATGAAGTTTTTACTACAAATTTTGCCACATATTTTGATAAGGAATCAGTAATAAGATATTATATTTTAGTAATGGTTTTGGGAATGGTAGACTCACTTGGTAAAAATGCTAAGTTAGTAACATTTGATGGTGTTAAATGGGAAATGCAATTCTATGACTGTGATACGGCTTTTGGGTTAAAATAATAGCTCAAATAAAATCTACTCTGATTAATGGCGAAAGTCCAGGGATGGATAACGCCCAAGAAGAAAATTTATTAACATTGATTTTTAATAAAATAAATAGTATAATATAAATAGGAGGTGAGTTAAATGGAAAATAAATATTATGTATATGAATGGATAAGATTAGATACTAATGAACCTTTTTATGTTGGTAAAGGTTGTGGAAATAGATGGAAAGAAAGATGTCGTAAAAATCCTTATTTCACCAATATTGTAAATAAAATCCCTTGTGCTGTTAATATATTACATGATAATCTTGATGAACAAACTGCTTTTGGGTTAGAAGTTTGGTACATAAAGGAATATAGAGATATAATAGGATATAATATGTGTAATATAAACGACGGAGGAGAAGGGCAAAGTTTATGTGGAAAATTAAATAGTTTCTATGGAAAAGAACATACTAAAGAAACTAAAAATAAATTATCTTCAATTCGTATTGAAAGAGGACTTGCAAAAGGTAAAAATAATCCTAATTACGGAAAGAAAGGTGATTTATCTCCGATAAAAGGAAGACGACATTCTGAAGAAGAATTAAATAAAATGAGGGAAAATTCACCTTTAAGAACCTCCGTAAGATGTATAGAACTTGATAGAGTATTTCTTAGTTTAACTCAAGTAGAAAAAGAAATGAAAAGAGACTATGGAATAAAAATAGCAAGAAGACAATTGGCTAAAAGATTACATGGAGAAATTAAAACTGATTGGTACGGAGAAATAGAAATCAATGGAGAACTTGTTAAACTTCATTGGGAATATTGTTAATAAATTTTCACTTGCAACGACTGAGTGAGTAGACCTTTAGAAATAAAGGAAGCAACAGTCTGAACTCACACTATAATCTAAAAATGAAATGTGAGAAGAGGGGTCAAGTGTAAAGACACTTTAAAGAAGAACCTCTCTCGCTAGACATAGTATGTCTAGTCAGTAGCCTTATATGGTGAAAGTAACAGAATGTAGACAATACAGGAGCGTTAAAGTATGATGTAGATATAGAAGTTGACCCTGAACATTTCAATACTGCTGATTCAGTATTATGGACTAGAATTAGAGATTTATTCCATAATGATATAGTTGCTGAATATAATAATATGAGAAATCAAAATTTAACACCTGAAAAAATATATGAAAGTGTATTTACAAATCAAATAGAAAAAATACCTGAAAGTCAATATAATCTTAGTACTCAAAAGAAATATCTTGATACAGGTGAATATATTATGATGTCTAATGGTAATAGATATTATAATTTAAAACGTTGGATAAAAGAAAGATTTATATATTGTGATACTTTATTTGATTACACTCCTACAACTGCTAGTTATGTAACTGTACGTTCAGGAGTAGAAGGTAAGGCTTATTTGGATATAGAAACTTATTATCCTATGTATATAACTATAGAGTGGAGGAAACAATATTCCTCGTATGTAGAGAAATCTGCATAGGACACAACTTTAATTGCAGGTAATGGGTAAAGCTCTACACCACAAGCATAGAGAAATCATGTGTTGAAGGTACGAAAGTAGAAAAAACGTAGAGATTCTCATATGGTTAAATCCTAAGTGAGAAGTGATTAAATTCACACAATCCCTGTTCATGCAGGTAAGATTCTAAGTGATAATTTATCATATGAATAAACTTCAACGACTATCCTGGAAAGATAGATTAAAATCCCTATCAATAGGAGTACGGCTCAAGTGATTGGAGTGGGTGAAATTCCCTTAAATGGAAGCGGGTTGCCCTTAACAGGTAATGCTGAAGGTGAAGAAATAGTCTACTCTCATGTGAAAGCATGAGCAGTTCTTTGAAATTAAATGTTAAAAATTTAATAAAGAACGATATGTATGTAGCGAATACATATGAATATAAAGGAATCAAGCTGATGGTAGTGGTCGCCAAACATTAAAAGTAGGTAGAAATAAAAAAGTAAGATTCAATGGTGAAGTTCAAGCAAAAGACCAAGAAGTTCTTGTTTATGGTGCTCCACACTTAAAAACAATAAGTGGAATGGATGGTATAAAACCACGACATTTGTTATTAAATAATGCTCATAAATTAACTGCTGTTGAATGTCCAAATAATACAGAACTAATAAATATTCAAATTGATAACTGTTCTTATTTACAAAGATTGGATTTAAGAGGTTGTAGTTCTTTAGGTAACTTAACATCTTCACAAGTACTTATAGTTGATGGGTGTAATAATTTAAGATATTTAAATGCATATGGTACAATAATTACATCAATAAGAACGAATCAAGAAGGTGGAAACTTAGTTGAACTATATGTACCTAAAACTTTACAAACATTATCATTAAGAAATCAATATAGTTTAACAACTATAGGAATACCTAATGCTAATGTTCATGGTGATAGTAGATTATATGACCTTAGAAATAAAGCTAGTAATATAGCAACATTTTCATTAATAAATTGTCCTTTAGTTAATAGATTGACTTACAATTCATCATATAATATTAATAGTAATTTCTTTGATATACATGGGAATGAAAGAACTTCAAGCGAAATATCTTCTTTAACTTATGTTGAAAAATGGAGAAGATTGATGGATTGGGGAAATGGATTAGCTAATGCTAGTGAGATTCATATAGAAAACAGTTGTCTTGATATTGAGGAAATGTCATTTAGAGGTAGTAGTAAATTAGAAAACTTAACATTAAGAAACTTACCTAATTTAAAGACGTTAATGATAGGAGCAAACTGTGCTGGTTATAGATGGAATACACAAAATAATAATTATGAATCAGATAGATATGATACTTATGGTGAATTTAATTGGTCAGGATTAGTTATAAGAGATTGTCCTAATATAGAAGATTTTAGATTTCAAGAATTATTCCCATTCAATTGGAATGGTGGATGGAATGGCAACTTAAGTTATCTTACATTTAAAGAAGGTACTAATTCTCTAAATCTTGCTGAAAAATTTCCTAATTTAAAAACATTTTTCTGTAATTTGGCGACTCAAAATATACATCAAATAATTTTACCTCAATCATTAACTTGTTTAAATACAAGTGCTTGGCAAACAAAACATGATGAAGGTTATCCACATGAAGTTAAATTAGAAAAATTTAATATAAATAGCGTTTATTTTGAAGGAGAACATACAGATGACTATGTAGGTATTGATTTAGGAAATCATTTAATGCATGATGTTAGAATAGTAGCTCCTTATGCAACCGAATTGATAGGATTGAATATTAAAAATGAATGGGTTAATCCTATATTCCAAACATTTAAAGAAGATGGACATGAAACTAGACCTTCATTAACACCAAATGGAATTATAGATTTATCTGAATTTAAATGGAAAAATGTATCTAACTGGTTTCAATATGTTGATTTTACTAAAGGAATTTGTCAAATAATACAACCTAGTAATTGGGATACTTTTTTAAAAAATATTGAAAGAGCTAGTGGTATGTTTTATAAATGTATAAATCCTGAATTCACATGGGAATTTGCTATGAAATTCTTTGGTAAAATGGCTAATAGAGATGATAAAGCTAGAATGTACAAGTATGCACAATTAAAAGAACAAACTAGTTTTGAAGAAGATGCAGTAGATATGATTTCTAATAAAAATGCTTTTGGATATGATTATGGAGATAAAATGTTTCAAGGAACTAATTTAAAATATGTTAAATCTATACAATTGACTGCTACAGATGGATGTTATGGTTTATTCCAAGGTTGTGAAAGCATTATAAAAGTTGGGGATATAAGTATGACAGGAAATAATAGCAACTGGTATTCTAATGAAAGTTTTTTTGAAAATGCAATAAATCTTGAAGAAGTTGGAAATATTTATTCAACAAAAAATAAAGAAAATGGAACTACAACTAGTGCTCATGCGTTTTTTAGAAATTGTAAAAAATTAAGAAAAGTAGGTAGAATAACCATGTCTTTATCAAATGGTAATTACATGTTTAATGATTGTGTTTCTTTAGTAGATGGAAGTATAGAACAATTACCATATACTGGAAATATGACAAGTGCTTATTCTATGTTTAGAAATACTAGATTTACAACAATTGAATTGGAAAATTTATCTAGTTTACAAAATGCTGATAATATGTTTTCTGCTAATCCTAATTTAAAAACAATTCATTTACCAAATATAGACAGAACAAGTCCTTTAAATAATTTATCAAATACATTTAATGGAGATAGTTCTTTAACAAAAATAACAATTGAAGGGGATACCTTACCAATTGGATTAAAAAATATGAATGGTACTTATAATGGTTGTAAATCATTAACTTCATTACCACCAATTCCTCAAGAATTTATATATGATATAAATATGGGATATTGTTGTTATAATTGTGATTCTTTAACTGATGATACAATTTATAAAGTAATACCATACAGATGTACACATACTCAATATATGTATTCTCATTGTGATGGATTAATTAATCCAGTAGTAGAAGTTAAATCTGATAGTGTTTATGCTAGAAATATGTTTGAATATTGTAAAAATATTAAAACATTAACAGTTAATTTTACAGGTAGATTATTAAGAGAAAGTATGTATTTTGCTCAATACTGTACAAATATGATTCAATTTAATATGAAATTTCCCGATTCTTTATATATGCATGATTATTATGAAACTGGTGTTACTCATTTTAATATGTTGCAATATTGTGAAAATTTATCTATTGTAAATTTAGATATGAGTAGTTTGTCAAAAACTAATACTAGAAGTGATTTTGGTGGTATGTTTTATCAAGATAAACATATTACAGAAATACATGGATTAGATTTAACATATTTAAAGAAAGTTGTACATCCATTAACATCTAATGGGCAAGACCACTACGATTGGCATAATGATTCTATCACATATGGTGGTTCATATGATGATTTAAGTGTACTTGAATTAACTGGTAAACTAAATACAAGTTATAACTTTAGAAATATAACTACAATAACACATACTAAAGAAATATTAAAACATCTTGATGTTGTTACTAATGAAACTTTAGGTTTAACTTATAATATTATGGATGCTATTAATGATGAATTAACTGAATATGTTGACCCTGAATTAAAACAATTAGCCCTTACAGCAAGAGATAATGGATGGACTTTCGTAGTTGTGTAGGAGAGTGATAAAATGAAAATTTATGTAAATAATTTAGGAATAACTTGTGTTGAACCTGATGAAGGTTATCTTCTTAAAAAAGGAGATATGATATGTAAAAAAGCATATTTAGGTATTAACGATAGAGCTGAATTATATGAACAAATCGTTGATGAAAATTATGTTTATAAAGAAGAGGATGAAAAAGAAGAAGTAACGGAAACTTCTTCTTTGGATTCTATTAAAACTGAATTAATTAAATTAAGTAAATCAAAATTAGCTACTTACTTAGAAGAACATCCATTATTTTCTAAAGCTAAATACAATGAAGGTAGATATTATAATGTAGATAGTGACCATCAATCAAGAATTGCCTCACAATTATTATTATATCAAGGCAATGTATCTTTAGGTTTAGAATATCAATTAACATGGAATGATACAGGTAGTGTATGTGAAAATTGGACTTTTGAAGAATTGTTTAAATTATCCAATGAAATAAATGCTTATATAAAACCAATAATAAAAAAACAACAAGAAATAGAAGTAGATATAAGAAATACTAAAACTAAAGAAGAATTAGATAAAATAGAAATAAAATATTAACGAGTGTAAAAGTCTTATTATACCTATGAGAGTAAATACTTTCATAGGTATTTTTTATTATGGAAGGAGTGAAAAAATGGATAAAGAACATGGAAAAATTAATTTAGAAGAATGGGTAAATAAAGAAATTATCAAGGCTAATAAAATAAATAAATATAACCAAAATATTGATAATTTATGGATACAAATAGAATATTTAGATTCACTAATTGGAGAAAATGTAGAATCTAATAAAATTATTTTCCATAGTGGATTAGAAGATGTTGGTGGCGATACAGTAGAAGATTTCTTAAATTATGTAAAAAATCAATTATGGTTATTAGGAAGTGCTCATATAGATATAAATAATTCCATTAAAACAATTCAAACTAATTTTAATAATTTAGAAAATAAAAAATATAAAGCTACAGATGTAGAATTCAAAAAATATACATATGTAAATGTTGGAGATTTTTTAAATTATTTAGACAATCAATTAACTGCAACTAATGATAAGGTTAAAACGAATGAAAAAAGTATAACAGCTACAAATACTAATGTATCAGAAAATGCCAATAGTATTACAGGTTTAAGAACTCAATTGAAAGGTATTAATACTTCTCTAGCTTCTATGAAACAAACTACTGATTCATTAAAAAATTTAACTGCTGATAAAATAATATTTGATAACAAAGATTATTCAAATATTATTAATGTTAATGATTTTTTAATTTTCTTAGATAATGCAATAAAAACTAATACAGGTAATATAGATATTAATAGAGCAAATATTGAAAATGTTAAAAAAAGTTTAAATGATTTAAATGCTACTGAAGTAAAATGTGATAATGAGAATTATTCTAATGTTAATGATTTTTTAAATTATTTAAATGAAAGTGTTCAAAATAATAAAAAAAATATAGATGAAATTTTAAAGAAAATAGAAGAAATTTCAAATAAATTAAACACTAATTAATATTAAATTTTGGTGATAATAATGAAAAATAATCTAATTAAAGATATAATATTATTTGTAATATTTGGTTTATTATATTGTGGACTTGAAATATTATGGAGAGGATATACTCATCCATCTATGTTTATAGTAGGTGGTATATGTTGCTTACTAGTTGGATTGATTAATGAAATAACTCCTAATATGCCTATGTGGTTACAATGTTTGTTAAGTGCTATTATCATAACAATAATAGAATTTCTAAGTGGTTGTATTCTTAATCTATGGTTAAATTTAGGTGTATGGAATTACACAAATATGCTATTTAACTTATTAGGACAAGTGTGTTTACCTTTTTCAATAGCGTGGTTCTTCTTATCATATGTTGCCATAAAATTAGACGATTGGCTAAGAAGAATATTATTTCATGAAGGGTAACTATTAATAAAAGTCTTATTATACTCATGTAAAGAGTTATTTCTTTACATGAGTATTTTTATTTAAAATTAAGGAGATGATAAAATGAGAGTAAATTTATCAATAGATAATAAAGATAAAACTATTGAATTTCATTATAAGAAAGTGAAAGGGAATATTACAATTAAATTTATAGATGATGATACTGGTGAAGTTATAAAAACAAAAATATTATCTGATTTAGAACTTGGTACACATAATATAAAACCTACAGAAATAGAAGGATATAAGTTTGTAGGGGAAGAGATTGTTGAAGAAACAGAAGATGAAGAAGAATATGAAGACTATGATGAAGATGAATTAGAATTAGATGATGATGAAGAATACGACGAAGAAATAGAAGAAGATGACGACGAAATAGAAGAATTAGAAGATGATGAATTAGATTCTATTAAAAAATTCGTAGATGGATTAAGTGGAAAGGATGGGAAATAGATGGATAATAAAGAGCTATTAGAACAATTAAAAAAATGTCTTAGTATATGTGATAGTTTAAAAGCTGAGAAAAAAGAATTAATGCAACAATTAGAAGAAACAAAACAAGAAAATGAACAATTATCTAAAACTTTAGTTGAAGCAAATAACGCAGTTGTTGAAACAATAGAAGTCTTAGGAAAAACAAATGAATCTATTATGGAATTTAAGGAAGGTGTTTTAAATTATCAAGCCTATGTAACAGTTTCTTTAGATAATATGTATAAAAAAGTTAACAGTATCATAGAAAACGAAGAAGTAAAAAAAGAAGATTTAAGTAACTTTAAAGCTGAAGTAGAAAATACAATAAAAGAATTAGAAGAATTAAATAAAGGATTAAGCTGAGGTGAGCTCAATGGATAAAAAAGAAAAAGAAGAAGATAAAAAAGTAGATGTGCTTAGCAGTTCTTTATCAACAACAGTTAAAAAAAATTACACAATGGAACAAAGTAAGATTAAATTATTTTGGAACAAAGGAATTACTGGAGAAGGAATAAAAGTTGGAATAGTAGATACAGGCTTACAATTAGACCACCCTATGTATAACGGAAAAATATTATGTGGTAAAAATTTCTCAGATGATGGTAATTCTGAAAATAATTTATCTAGTAATCATTATCATGGAACTGCTGTAACATCTTTAGTGTGTGGAGATTATATGAATTATCAAGCTTATGGTATAGCACCTGATTGCAAAATTGTAATAGGTAAAGCTATGAATGATAAAGGTGTAGGTAATGCTACTAATATAGCTAATGCAATAACATATTGTGTACAACAAGGAGTGGATATAATTAATTGTTCTTTAGGATGTGTAGATGATACACAAATATTAAGAAATGCTGTAAATCTAGCAGTTTCAAGTGGTATATCAATAGTTTGTGCTAGTGGTAATGATGGTCATAATGATACAGATGGAAGCGTTAGAGAAGTAAGATACCCTGGAGCTTATGGTGAGAGTATTTGTGTAGGTGCAATAGATATAAATTTTAAGGTAACTGATTTTAGTAATTCAAATGAATTTATTGATGTTGTAGCGCCAGGACAAGATATATTATGTGCTTATCCTGGTGATAAATATGCTATAATAAGTGGAACTTCATTTGCTACACCTATAATAAGTGGGATATTAGCATTACTTAAACAAAAATTTAGAATAGACTTTAAAAGAGACCCAGTTGAATCAGAATTATATGGTATGTTATTAAAATATACTAGAGAAATTAAAGGTGTTTCAAGACAACAACAAGGACATGGTTATCCCTGACCTTAGTATACGTAGGAATAAAATAATAAAATAGTTTACTTTTAATAATATTATTTGTATAATATAAATATATTAATAATTATTAAAGGAGAGATATTAATGAATGAAAATAAATATTATGTTTATGAATGGATTAGATTAGATACAAATGAACCTTTTTATGTAGGAAAGGGATGTGGAAATAGATGGAAGGAATTATTAAATAGAAATAATTGGTTTTTACACATAGTCAATAAAATACCTTGTGTTGTTAATATATTACATGATAACCTAGATGAGCAAATAGCATATGATTTAGAAGTATGGTATATAAGAGAATATAGAGATATAATAGGATATAATATGTGTAATATTTCCGATGGTGGAGAAGGTAATGGACTATGTGGAGAAGCTAATGGGTTTTATGGAAAACATCATTCTGAGGAAACAAAACAAAAAATAGGTGAGAAATCAAAAGAAAGAAATCAAGGTGAACTGAATCCTTTTTATGGTAAGCATCATAGTGAAAAAACTAAACAAAAAATGCGTGGAAGAAAAAAATCTCAAGAAGAAATTGAAAAAATACTAGAAAACAGAAGAGATTATAGTTATGAGAATAATCCTAAATCTAAAAAAATAATATGTCTTAATACATTTAAAGTATATAATTGTATTAAATTAGCCATAGATGAATTTGGAACAGAAGGTATTTATAATGTTTTAAACGATAATTCATGTCAAAAATCTATTATATATAATAATGAAAATTATTATTTTATGTATTATGATGAATATTTAAATAGTTCAGAAGAAGAAATAAAAAATAGAATGAGTTCAAATAAAGATAAGAGAGTTATATGTCTTAACACATTGGAAGTATTTTCAACAATTAAAAGTGCTAAAGATAAATATAATATTTGTTCAATAAGTGATTGCTGTAGAGGTAAAGCAAAATCTTGTGGTAAATTAAATGGTGAAAAATTAGTATGGATGTATTACAAAGATTATTTATTATTATCAGAAGATGAAGTAGAATATAAAATAAAAACAGTAAACAAGAATTTACCTAAATAAAATATTTATAAAACATAAGGTGGTGATAAAATGCGAATCAAAAAAATTTATTTCAATAGACTTTATAATCAATGGAGAGGTGAACCTTTATATGTAGAAGATGGTTTAAGAGATGATTGTTTATATGTTAGAATAATGGATGTTAAATATGAAGATGGTTCAATAAATGCAGTAACTGCTGATTTTAAAGATTTAAATGGTTATTCGTATTCTGTTTTAGGAGAAACAGATTATAAGAAAAAGTTGGCTATATTTAAAATACCTTTATCAATATTAAGCAATAATGGTATTTATGAAGTAAATTTTTCAATATCTTATAATTCTAAAGATACAAATAAAAATTATAAAAAAACAGCTATCCAAACTTTTGAAATTGTAGATGCTATTGAATCAGATGATGAAGCTATCCAAAATGACCCTAAATATCCTATATTAACTGATTTAATTAATCAATTAGCAAATTATAAAATAGATATGACTGATTATCCTAAGAAAGAAGAAGTTGACAAAATAATAGATTTAAGATTTGATAATTTTCCAATTGATAAAATAGTAGAAAAAATTCAAGAAGATGGATATATAACACAAGAAAAAGTAAATGAAATATTAAGAGATTATGTAAAGAAATTCGATTTAGGTGATTATGCTAAAAGAACTGATTTAAATAAATATGTTCCTTATATAACTTTTAATAATGCACTAGATAGATATATCTTAAAGAAAACAGTTGAAGATAATTATGTTTTAAAAGAAAATGGAAAACAATTATCTACTCATGATTTTACAGATGAATTATATAATAAATTAGTAGGCATTGATATAAATAATATTGAAGTTGATTTACATGAATATCAAAAAATAGTAGACAATAATTTAGATACAAATAACAAAGAAATAACTAAAGCTATAAATGAAGTAAATAAGAAGATACCAACTAAAACTAGTCAATTAAATAATGATAGCAATTATGTTGCTAGAAATGAATTGCATAATCATAATAATATGGACATATTAAATAATATTACATATTTTGATATAAATAGATGGAATAATAAATCTGATTTTAGTGGTAGATATAATGACCTTGAAGGATTACCAAAAATACCTTCAAAGACATCTGAATTAATTAATGATAGTAATTATGTTAATAATAATTATGTACTTAAAAAAATAGCCGAAGCTAGTTTACCAAATAAAGAGGTTGATTTAAGTGCTTATGCTACTAAGGATTTTGTAATTGATAACTTGTCATCTGATGTTAAGAATTTGACGATAGTTAATTCAAGTGCTAAAGTTAGCCAAAATATTATAGATTATTTAAATGAAATTGTTAAATGTTTCCTAACTAATGATACAATTAGAAATAATAAGATAAAATATTATTATATATTAAGAGGTAAGATAAATCCATTAGATGATGAATTTAAATTAAGTGTTAATGATGAATATTATACTAACGTTTCTTATATTTCTATGTTAAACATAGAATGTAAAGTATTAACAACATTTTTATTTGCTAATGAAGGAATGATAAGATTAGAAACACCTGTTGAAACAATTGTTGGTGGAGATGGAGTATATATAAATTTATCTGTTGCTGAATTAGGTAGTGTTTATCTTAATAATAATAACAATAATATTGATATAGATGATATTGTACAATCAATTATAAGTGATGATAGAAATAATTTATCTGAATTTAAAACATATTTAAATTCTATGATTGAAAATAGATTATTAGAAGTTAATACTGATATAACTGAAGTTTCAGATAACCTAGATGGAATGGGAAATAGAGTAGACTATTTAGAACAAAGAGAAACTTATTTAACTGAAGCTTTGAATAATATTCATGTATCTAGTTCAGATATTTATGTAGGAAATGATGAAAAGATAGCTAATAATTATAAGCTATGGATAAATTCAGAAGATATGATTGATAGTTCTAAAATAAAAGAAAATGTTCAAACTTTAAATACAGTTTTAAATAGCATAGTTGGATTAAATACAGATATAAAATTAGATGATTATGTTACAGTTAAAAGTGTAAATGAAATGACACAAACAATCGGAAATATTTTTAATAGTTTGAATTTAGAAGGAAGTGATTTATAATGGATTTTACTGAATTAATTAGAAAAGCTAATTTAGCTAAAAAAGAAATTGAGAACACAAGAAATATAGCTAATCAAATTAAAACTAAATTAATTGAAAACGGCGCTGAAATAAAAGAGGATACTAAATTTGAAGAATTACCTAATATAATTTCTGAATCAAACTTAGGGAATAGTAAATGGAAAAGACCAAAAAAATGGTTAGACATGCCTAATATAATTATGGAAGAAAGCAAATATATTCCTTTAATGATGAGACAACAATCACAACCAGCTCCCAAAAGTCTTAATACAAATAGTTTTAGTGAATCTTTTCACCTTTTTTTAAATATGACAGATGGAGAAAATCTTTCAAAAGTAACTACTCATGTGGATGGAAATAATTTTTATGTAAGTGCCAATGATATGGCATATGTTATGTTATGTGATATTTCTAAAAATAGTAATGATAATATCATAACTTTTGAAGGAGTAAATTTAGCAGGTTTTTTTCCATTTACTAATATTAATATGGCATACACTGATAATAATAAAACACCATTTTTATCAGATTTATTTATACAAATAGACGATGAAACACCATTAAATCTTAGCGAACTTTCTAGAGGAAATATTACATTACCTACTAGTGGAAAATATAAAAATATATCAATTATAGATAAAGAATCTTCTTGTAATGCTATAATTCCTCAAAGTACTGATAATATTGAAGTTATGGAAGCATCATCAAGTAATTCTCTTGTTGAACATGCAATAAATACAAATGTTAGTGAGTATAATGCTCCATTAATTTCATTTATGGTTAAATTAGATTATGGAGATTTTTCAGATAATACCTTAATTGACAATAAAAAGCAATGTATTATAAAAGTTTGGTGTAATAATTTTAATTATATTTTACCAACTTTTGGAGTTAATAATAACCCATTTTTAACTAAATATGATATTAGAAATATAAGAAAAATAAATTCTTGTATAAGAGAAATATCTATATGTGAAAATGAATATACTTATTTTAATAATTTGACAATTCCATCTTGTGATTTGCTATTGTATGGAATTGGCGAAAATGTTAATAAAATGAATATTTTTAATTCATTTATTTCAGTAGAAAAAATAAAGAATAATATAAGAAGCGTTTTATCGAGTATAGCTGATATTCATTATAATAATTTATTTAATAATAATTTTTATAATACTGATATGGGTAGACAAGAGAATCAAATGGATTTAAAAGAAATAGATTTATCTAATTCTAAATATTATGATGGATTCATATCTTTAACAAATATTTTATTAAATTCACCTTTACTTAGAGATACAAGTTTTAGTGAAATTACTAGAAAATTAGAAAATGTAGAAAAAATAACTTTCCCTAATTTTAAAGAAAATTTTGATACTTCACAAGATTCTGATACAATAATAGGAAATTTTGAAAACTTTTTTGTCATAAATAATAATAATGTTTATTATGTAGATGGTGGTAGATATCATTATGCAACTCCTCTATGTATGAATTTAGCTTTATTTAAAAAGATAAATAAAGAAACTATAATTGATTTAATTAATAAACTTCCTATTATAAATAAGAATTTTTCAGAGATAAGTGTGAATAATATAGTTAATATAAATAAAGGCACACAACCTCAATCATTATCATTAAATGAACAAAGTAATATTTTTTATAATGCAGAAATAGATAAAAAATATTTTAAAGGAAACACTGATATGATTAAAGAATTTGTTGAAAAAATTGATTATACAAAATGCATTCTTGATTTTTCTATTATTAGTGAAAAAGATACAACAGTAGAACCATCTTCAGATAATAATCAAGTTACAGTTCTTGATAATAATCCAGCTATTTCTACTCTTGCAGATTTTATAGGTAGAGATGGAAAAATATTTTATACATTATTGATTCCAAATGATGTTTATGATTTATTAACAGAAGAAGAAAAAAATACATCTATTGAAAAAGGTTGGAAAATTATTACTGGTTACAATTATCCTGTTAATGAGGAGGCTCAAGCTGGTTAATGTTTATTAAATTCAAAGATAATGATGGCAAATTTAAAGAACTCATTAAACAAGATGATATAAAAACTTTATATCAACAATTAGTTTTAATAGGATATACAGATACCGAAGAAGAATTTTTAAATAAATTATCAAATCTATTAAATGGAAATGAAAAAAAAGAATTAATAGATTTGATAAATTCCAATAAAAATTCAATAGATAATTTAGATAATCAATTAAAAAAAATTAAAACTGAACTTGAATCAATAAATGTAAAAGTTTCAAATAATACTAAAAGTATAAACGAAATAGAATCAAATATAAAAATTATAAATAATAATATAGATACTAAACAAAATATTATCATAGCTATAAACGATGAAGATGTAGACATTAATGATTTAGATTTTTTATTTAACAAAAGAATAGAGGGAACAAGTTCTACTTTACCTTCTAAAATAATAGCAATAAAAGATTCAGAAGATTCAAAATGTATTGTTGTTATAAATAATAAAATAGTAAATACTAACGAAGATGATGGATATATAACTTTAGAAACAAATAATATAGAAGAATCTTCAATGTATAATATTAAAATATATGAAGATAAAGAATATGGAATTGAAATAAATTGCGATGGTATAAAAAATACTATAAAAACAATAAAATATGTAAACTTAAAACAATCAGACAAAATATATGATTCATCTACAATAACAAAAATAAAAAAGATAGAACTTGATAATAAAAGAACCGATATATTAGGTTTACTTGCTTTTTGTAAAAATTTGAAGAGAATACCTTATTTTGATACCTCTAATATGACAAATGCTGGGTATGCTTTTCAACAATGTGAATCTATAACTGAAATACCTTTGTTTGATTTTTCTAATATGGAAAGTTTATATGAAACTTTTAGAGGTTGTATATCATTAAAATCTATTCCTCTATTAAATACTCCTAAAGTAGAAAATATGAATTATACATTTTATAATTGTAAAGATTTAATTACAATACCATTACTTGATTTTTCTAATGTAAAATATATGGAATATACTTTTGCTTATTGTTTTAGTTTAAAATCTATTCCTTTATTAAATACTTCTAATGTATTATATATGAATGGTACTTTTGATAATTGTCAAAAAATAGAAGAAATACCTGCTTTAGATTTTTCAAAAACAACATCAGTATTAGCAATATTTAGATATTGTTATAAATTAACAACATTATCAACATTAAATTGGATTAATGTTGAAGATATGGATTCAGCTTTTTATCTTTGTCAATCTTTAAAAGTATTACCTACTATAAATACATCGAGAAGTCTTAAAGATATGAGACGCTGTTTTTATCGTTGCACAGGTTTAAGGGTAATTCCTGAATTTGAAACTATTAACGTATACAATATGGAAGAAACATTTTATAGTTGTGCTAATTTGGAAAGAATAGAAAAATTAAATGTATCTAGTATTTCTAGTGATAGTAATTGTGCTAATATATTTTATGGTTGTAATGCTTTAAATTATATAAAATTAATTTCTGATAACAAGGCTTCTTTACAAAGAGTAATTAATAAACTTCCTACAAATTCTTATACTGGAGATAGAATAATAGATTTATCAGATTGTACTATAGATTTTTCAGGTATAACTATCCCGAACACATGGACTTTAAAAGCTGAAAAATAGGGTTAATGAGAGGTGATAAATAAATGAAAATAAATTTAATAGATTTTATATTAGGCAAATTTAAAAGTTTAAAAAATGATATAAAACTATTGGAGAAAAATAAAGCAAATAATATAGATTTAGAACAATTAAGAGGATACAATATATCCTCTTATGAATTCTTAATTGCAGAAGGTTATCCTTTAGAGTTAGCTACATATAAAGAAAATGTAGAAGATGGAGCTAATTTCAATAAAAGATATATAAATATTGATAAAGATATTTCTAAGGCAACAGTAAATACAGATATAATTATATCTTTTATATATGAAAAAAATGAAAATGGTGAAAAGAAAATATATCAAAAATTTGGAAAATATTCAACAGATAAATTTATTGATACAGTTCAGTTACCATTCATAGAAGGAAATCCATCAATACAAATATCCTTATATAAGAATAAAGAATATAATAAAAATTTTGAACAAATTGATTCAAATAAATGTAGTGTACTTTTAAATTATGGAAAAAAAGAAGCAGATATAATTGATGAAATAGATGAAGTATGTTTTAGAATTTCAATAAGAGATAGAAACGTATTAACTAAAGATAATACACAAGAATATATTCCAACTAATGATTATGAACCAGCAACTAAAAAATATGTGGATGACAATAAAGAATATATTAATTATAATGATAAGCTAATCAATAACAAAATCACGACATTACATATAAGTAGAAATCCTGTTTCATGTAGTACAGAAATAAATAAAAAACCTTTATGTGAACTATTTCCTGAATTATTAAATATGACATATGATACGGTTTTTAAAAAATCAATTTCATTTAAAGTGAATATGGATAATTTTGTTAAAGAATATCCTACAGTAAAAAGTGCATATAATAAAATAGGTATTAATTTATATGATGAAAATGGTAATTACATAGGAAACAGTTATGGTAGTTATATCAATGGCGATGGATTAAACATTGTATACATAAATACAACTCAAAGCATTCGATTTTCTGCTTACTTCGATAAAGCCTTAGCTGAAGGTAATAATACATCTATGGAAACTAAAAATGGGTACATGACAATACAACTCTCTATACCTAAAGGTGATAATAAAAAAGAATTTATAGATAAAATTAAAGATTTGAAATTAAGTATTATTGTTTTTAAAACAGATTTTTTAAATTTAAATAATGAATCAATATACACTCCAACAAGTGACTATAATCCTGCAACTAAAAAATATGTAGATGATAAAGTTGCTAGTTCACCTCAATTATCCTTTAATGAAAATGGTGAATTAGTCGTAACAATAAATGGAGTTTCTAAGACATTTGTGCCTAAAGGATAGTCTAAAAGTCTTATTAAATAAGTGAAGAAATATAATATAAAATAAAAATAATTAGCATATAATAAATCTTTGAACATATTATATATCAAGGGGTGATGATATATGAAGTTTAAAGATTTAAATAAAATAAAAAATGGTATTGTGAAAATTGGAACTACAATAATATTGATATTTTCAATAAGTTTAAATTCTATTTTTATAAGTTTTGGAAATGTCAATTATTCTAATAATACACAAATACAAATATTGAATGAGGTGAATGAAAAAGTGAAAACTCAAAATGGTTTTACATTATTGGAAAATCAAAAAGATGTTAAAAATTGGTTAGCAAAACAAAAAGTGAGTAGAAAAATAACTAAATTGCAAGTACACCATATGGATTTACCTAACTATTCTACATGGGAAAAAACAGATAAAAAATTATTTTCTGAACCACATTTTGGGAGAACACAATCTTTAGATAGTTATGGAAAATCTAAATGGGGTAGTGGAGCTAGTGATGGACATGGGCATCATATTGCTCAACATTTTAACGTTTTCCCTGATGGAAAGATAACAACAGGTAGAAATCTTAATTCCACTCCAATTGGCATTAGAGGTTGGAACACAGGTGCAATTTGCATAGAGATATACGGATGTTTTGACAAGGGGCACGACAAAATGTCATCTGCTCAAAAAGAAGCAGTCATTTATCTTTATGGTGAATTATGTAAGAGATTTGATATTCCAGTAAACACAACTCATATAAGACCACATTGTTGGTTTACTGCCGGTGGTACTTATCTTGGAAAATATAACCCTAATAGAAGTGCTAAAACTTGTCCAGGAACAAACTTTTGGGGAGTTGGATGTAGTCCTGAAGGCTTTGCTAAATTTATAGCAGATATTAAAAATTATGTCAATGGTAAAGGTATTAAAGTTCCAGTTATTAAGAAAGTAGACAGAACAGGAGAAAAAGATGTGCCTAATTATACAGTTCAAGTAATAACTGATACATTAAATGTTAGATATGGTGCTAGTACATCATATGATAAAATATCAACTCTTAAAAAAGGTGATAAAGTTGTAATTACTCATGAAAAAGATGGTTGGGGATTAATACAAGGTGCTAAAGGTTGGATATCTTTAAATGATAAATATGTGAAAAAAGTTAAAGTTAAAAAAGACGATGAAGTAAAGAAAGATACCGATACAAAAAAAGATGAAGAAAAAAATGAAACAACTTTTTATAGAGTTGTAACAGGTTCTTATTCAGATAGAGATAATGCTATAGTAGAACAAGATAAATTAAAGAAATTAGGATATGATGCATTCCTAGTTACTGCTGAAGTTAATAAAAAAATAATATTTAGAGTAGTAGCTGAATCTTTTGAAGATAAAAAAGATGCTGAAAATTTAATAGCACAATTGAAGAAAAAAGGTTATGACCCTTTTATAGTTATATATGTAAAAAATAATAAGAATTAAGGAGAAGATAAGATATGATAGATTTAAATATTTTAACAAATTATGTAGTTTTACTAGTGGTAGGAATTTGTGTGTGTATAGGATATATACTTAAAAATAGTTGTCCTAAACTAGATAATAAATATATACCACTTATAATGGGATTATTAGGATTAGTACTTAATATTTGGTTAAGTAATTGGCAAATTAGTGGTGAAATAGTATTAGGTGGATTATTTAGTGGATTAGCCAGTACGGGATTACACCAAGCATTTAAAAATCTAATAAATGGAAACAAAAAAGAAGATAAATAATAAAAAGGCTAGAGAAAATAATCTCTAGCCTTTATTTTTATTATTTATCTTTTATTTAAAACTTAATACAATATCATGTGCTTTTATGATTTGATTATATTTATATTTATCTATGATTTCATCAATACTATTATATATTCTTACATTATTAGTTGTTTCAGTCAAATCTATAGTGATGGCTTTTTGTCTAACATAATCCCAACCTATCAATAAATAACTATTTCCATCTATAATTATATCTCCACCAGTAGCCGAATCTCCTTTAGGATAGTTTTTCTTTTTAATTTCCATATATCATCTCTCCTTTATTTTTTTATAATCTTTTAAATACATCCATTTAAATCCTTTGTGCTTTTTTAATTTACCGTTGCAACATCTGTTTATATGAGAAGCGTAACCATTAACATCTCTCGAAGCTTCAGACAAACTATCATATACACATATAAATTCATTTTTTAACGAAAGTTTTACGACTTTTATTTTATTTGGATTATTTTCTCTACAATATCTTCCTTTTAATGTATTTGATATTTTTTCTTTTTGTTCTTTTGTTCTTGTTTTACCTTTATTAGCGTTTGATATTTTTTTATTCCTATCATCATTTCCCCATACTTTTGTTCTATTATGTTTATCCCATTCTTCACCATATGCTAAACTACATTGACATTGTCCTATTGACCAATAATATTTTTGAAGTTCATATTCAAATTCTAAAGCATCATATTCATTTTCAAATTCTCGAACTACTTCAATATCGTAATTATAATCTATACTTTTTACATATCGTAACCATATTTCATTTCTTCTACTTTTACCTTCTTCTGTTTTTCTATCATATTTTTTACGTTCATTATTGATTGTACCTTTTCCTACATAAAAAACTTCTTTAGTTTCTTTATTAATATGTTTATATACATAATATGTTTTATTCATTTTTATCAACTCTAGGGTATGGGTTTTTACAACAAAAATCGCCTTCATTACATTTACCTCTTACACAATCTGCACCTGCATATTTAAATAAAGTTGGTGCTACTTCTTTACATAATCTTAACATTTCATTAGCTAATTCACATATAGGTTCTTGTGCTCTATGACAACATCTTTTATTAAAGAAATGTAATAGTTCTCTTACATTCATAGTCATTACCATTTTAGTTTCACAAGCATTAGGCAACATTCCTCTTGCATTTTCATTTGCTACTTTTTCTGCATTCATACCATTAGTTGGATAATCATTTGTTTCTACATATTCTTTTATTATTTTTTGCCATTTAATATATTTGTCTAATATCTCCATCATATCGTCATGCCATTCATCTGCCATATTCATTTCTTTTACTACATTAGGAGTAGTGTGTTTAAATGTTTCATCAAGATTAACATATCTTTGAGATTGTTGACTATATGAAGCCACCCTATGACGGACAATTTGATGTGAAATTGTTCTATCAATTCCTTCGATAGCAAATGTAAACGAAACATGTTCTAATGGGCTATCGTGACCTATTTCAATTAAATGTGCTAAAAATTTTTCTATTTTTTCAGGAGTAAGTTTCTCCATTATTTCGTCTACACCAACTTTACTATAACACAATTTTGCAGATTGGGCAATTACTTCTTCAGGATTTGGTGTATGCGCTAATATTTTTACTTTTAATAAATCATTCATATATCTCTCTCCTATCAAATTATATTATATTATATTATATTATTATTTATTTATTTTCTTTTTCTTCTATTTCTTTTTGCATTTCTTTTTTTACTACTTCTTTGTACATTGTTTAATAATATTTGAAAAGTATATCTAGCTCTATCCATTCCTTGTAATTCGTTTGACATATTTACCAACTCCTTAATAATTATTTACTTATATTATACTATTATTCTTGTTAAAAGTAAAGTATTTTTATATTAACATTGCAAATCTTGATATTTCAAAACCATTTAAGTAATATGTGAATTCATATATTTTCAATCCATCTGTTCTTTTTTCTTCTTTAGTATGTAAACTTAATGGATACATAGTTAAACTTTGCATTTTTTCTTTTAACTCATCAGCAAAATGAAACAATTCTTCTTTTTTCCATTCTGTAAATTTATCATTAGTGTCATAATAAATTAATTCACATCTAGCCATTCTTTGGTTAAAATATTTTAATTCAATCTCTATATAATCCATTAATTTATTTTTATCGTTATTATATTCGTCACCCATTATTTATCATCTCCCTTATCTTTATATATCATCATTATATTTAAGGCAATTGATACCTCTTAAAGATGCTAATTTCTTGCTTAATGGTGCATCATAATCTTCTAAATATATTATTGTATTTATACCACTGTTAATAATTGCTTTCATACAATTGACACATGGAAAAGTTGTTACATAAAGAGTAGTACCTTCACAAGATACCCCTACTTTAGCACATTGTAAAATTGCATTCATTTCTGCATGGACTGCAAAACAAGTATCTAAATTTTCTCCACTTTTACTTTCTTTTCTTATACAGTAACCTTTATCACAACAAGGCTCTATACCTTGTGGTGAACCATTATATCCTGTTGCTAATATCCTTTTATCTTTTACTATTACTGCTCCTACTTGTCTTGATAAACAACTAGAACGTTTGGCTATATCTAAGCATACAGTCATAAAATATTCTTCCCATGTTAATCTTCGCATATACCTTCTCCTTTTCCTTTATTTAATATAAAATTATCTATCAAGTATGTTAAATGTTTTCTAAGTTCAATAGTTTGCTCAAAAGTCAAGCCAATAAAAATATCATTATTTTTTAAATAATCTTCAGTTGATATACATAAAAAATTATCTTTTGTTACATCTTCCAATTCATCAAATTCATATTCTAATGTTATTTCAGTGCTATTATACCCTTCTATAGTTTTTTTATATTTATCTTCCACAATATCATCTCCTTTATTTATATTATACTATTAATATTATCAAAAGTAAATAAAATCCTAAGAAAAAATTCTTAGGATTTTTTAATTATTTCAATTCTTTATGATTTAAGATTATATTTAATATAACTCCAATTATAATTGATAATGCTAATCCACTTATAGCAATTCCACCTATTGTTATTGTAAAACCACCTAAACCAACTATTAATATTATTGCTATAACTATTAGATTTTTTATTGATTTATATGATTTGTTATCTTTAATATTTTTAAATCCAATATAAGCAATCATACAATAAAGTTGTAATGAAATACCACCTATTACAGAAGATGGTACTGATTGTAAAGTTGCTCCGAATACACCAATAAAAGATAATACAATTGCAATTACAGCAGTTCTTCTTAATAATTTAGGGTTATAATTTTTAGTTAAAGATAAGACAGATGTGTTTTCAGAATAAGTAGTATTAACACAACTTCCCATAAGACCAGCTACTAAAGTGGCTAAACCATCACCTAACATTGTTCTATGTAATCCTGGGTCTTTTATGAAGTTTTTACCAACAACTGTACCATTAGTAGTTATATCAGAAATATGTTCACATAAAGTACATAAACTTAAAGGGGCAATAATCATTATAGTTTCTAATGAAAATTTAGGTAATGTTAAAGTAGGTATAAACAATAAACTAGCATTTTGTATCATAGTTGTATCAACAATTCCTAAATATAATGATAATAAATAACCACATATAACACCTATTAATATACCTAATTGCTTCAAAAATCCTCTTCCAAAGAAACTTATTAATACTGATATTCCTAAAGTCATACAAGCAACAAATGTATTTGTTTGTATATTCGTTATAGCACTAGGCACTAAGGATAATCCTATAACTATAATCATAGCACCAACTACATGAGGAGGTAATATTTTATTAATTTTATCAACGCCTATTTTATATACAATAAAAGACATTAATGCATATATTAAACCAACTATAATTATGCCACCTTGTACATAAGCATAATCATTATATATTGAATTAATAGTTATTATAGGAGTAATAAAAGCAAATGATGAACCTAAGAATACAGGTACTTTTCCTTTAGTACATAAATGGAATATTAATGTTCCTATCCCAGCTGTTAATATTGCTATAGAAGGATTAATTCCTACTAATAAAGGTACAAGGATACAAGCTCCAAACATACAAAAAAGATGTTGTATACTTAATATCCAGTCTTTAATATTTTGTTTTGTTGTTTTTTTCATTATACCAAATCCTTTCTCTATCTCTCATGGATAGAATTAAAATAATTTTCTTTATAATACCATTTATATCCTTTATGTGATTTTCTTTTACCTTGACAACATAGTGATATTTTACTATGATGAAAACCATAAATATCTCTTTCGGCATCTTGCATTGAATTATATTGTATTATATCTTCATTTTTAATATTTACACCTACTATAGCTTCTCTTTTCCCACATTTACTTTTATCTATTCTTTTTTGAGCATCTTTATCATTTTCACTTAATGTTACCAATTTTATTTTACCTATTGCATATTCTTTATTTCCTTCAATTAAAATATCCTTATCTATACTCCATTTTCTAGCACTGTGGTCTTTTACAAATTCATTATAATTTTCTTCATGTTCTATCCAATTTACAAAATTACTTAAAATTAATAATTCTTTTTGCATAGTACAATTTTTATAGGTTGGATGTTTTTCATGTAATTCTTTATTGTAACATCTTCTTATCATATGTACCCACATATTATATATTCTATAATTTAATTCACTTTGTCTTTTCCAATTTTTAGGCATATCATTTATTGCTCCCACATTTCTAATTGAAAACCCCAATATCTCTTACCTCCTATATTAATCTAAAACATACCATTTATCATTAATTTCATCAAATGTAAATAAGTTATCATTACAAGGATAATATGCTTTACTATCATAATATACAGCCATTACCTCATCTTCTGATAAACAATATGCAACTTTACTATTTACACTTTGTATCATATATCCATCTTTAAATGCTTTAAATGCTTCAATAAAATCATACTCCTTCTTTTCTAATTCAAACTCTAAATCATCAGGAATAGTATTGATTCTATAAACATTATAGATTAATCCAAATTCAATTCCATTTTCTGTTCTTGTAATATATCTTATGTCACTTTTATCATCAACACTTTTATACTTTTCACCAATTTTCATATTATTGATAACATCTATAAATTTCATATTATCCCTCCTTTAAAATATTATTTATTTATTTCATATTACCTTTTATTACATTCATAATATTTTTTATGTCATTATTAGTAAAAGTAAAATAATTAATATTATTAGATTCTAATATATGTTGTGTTATATTATCTATTTCTATAGCCTTTTCTTCACTTTGAAGTCTACCATTTTCTTGATATACTGTTTGTCTTCTTAATAAGAAATTAAGATTATTATATTGATTAAATGTTTTTAAGCATAAATCACATAATTCCTTATTATCTTGATTATAAGCATTAGTTAAAAGTATTGGTCTATCAGTAACTATTATATCAACTTTTCCATTAACTCTAAATAATCTATGATTTTGTTTAGCAAATATATAAAGTTCATCTTTAAAAGTTTCACCTCTCTTTTCCCATACAAGGTCTTTAGCAAATTCTGTAACCATCTCACAGTCATATCCTTCAGTTTTAAGTTCGGCAAATATTTTAGCCATAAGAGTAGATTTACCAACGCCAGCACCACCAAACAAATTAACCACTAAAGTGTCTTTCATTGTTTATCATACAACTCCTTTATATTATATTTTAATTATTATCAATTGTCAATAGTTTTTAATAAATCCTCAGCACATAAAATTCCTTGACTACATGCAGTTGTTAAACCACGCCCCATTCCACTACAATCACCTATAAAATATATATTAGAATTAGAACTTTTACCATATTTATCTATCAATACTTTATTACTATGGAATTTCGCTTCCAATCCATATAGCAATGTATTATCTCCATTTATACCTGGTACTATCTTATCTAATTCTTCTATAAATTCTAATATAGTTACTAATGTTCTATATGGTATAGAACTTGTTAAGTCACCTTTGTATACATTTGCAGTAGGTATTATATCTAATTCTCTTATTCTTTCTTCGGTACTTCTTCTATTTAGTTTAATATCTTTTAAACTTTGAAGTATAACGCTTCCTTTTCCTAAAGAATTTGTTGCTTGGATTATTGTATAGGCATAATCCTCTAAAGGATTTTCTAAGTCTTCATTAAAATTTCTACTAACTAATATTGCAAAGTTTGTATTATCTGATTTCTTATCTGCATAAGCATGACCATTAGCAGTAAATAATTTTTTATCACCATAAGAATAACTTTCTACAGTTACAAATCCACTAGGATTTGTGCAAAACATTCTTGATTTATCTCCAAAACTTCCTTGAAAATATATTTTACATTCATAAAAATTATCGTTTAATCTTTTCATTACTTTATTAGGTACTTCTATTCTAACTCCCATATCTACCCTACCATTCTTATAATCTATGGCATTATTTTCACATATTTCTTTTACTAGTTTATTGCCAGTTCTTCCCATCGCTACTATTATTTTATCAAATATAAAAGTTTTATATTCTTTATTTTGCAAACAATATACATATTTATCCTTAACAGTAAATACTTCACATTCACTAATTATTTCTACTCCATGTTCTTCTAAAAAATCCAACATTCTTTTATATACTGTTCTGCTATTCTCTGTTCCTAGATGAATTGTAATACAATCGCCTATATCTAATTTAGGATTATCTTTAATTATTTGCATTATTTCTTTTGCTTCTTCAGTATGTTCTTTTCCATATGCTTTAGATTTAAATTCTTCTATTCCAAATTGTTGATATATTTCATAAGTCTTTTTAAGATATTTAGTTATCTCTTCTTCGGTCATTAATTCAGCCATATCTCCTCCTACTCTACCAGTAGTATCAAAGTTAAGCTTACTATCTGAATAACTTCCAGCTCCACCACAACCGTGTGTTATAGAACATATTTTACATTTCTTACAAGATGTATCAGCAGTAACAAAACATTTTCTTTTGTCTATTGTCTTACCTTTTTCTAACATTGTTATATTAGCACCATCAAATCCATTATTGATTAATTCTATTGCTGTAAAGATACCTGAAGCACCAGTTCCAATTATTCCTATATTATTATACAATATATCATCTCCAATCTAATGTCTTTAATATTATTATACTAAATCTATTATAAAAAGTCAATATTTTTATAAAAAAATAGGAAGAAAATTTCTTCCTATTTTATATTGTTATCTTGAGCCAGTACTTCCAAACGAACCTCTGTTTTCTGTACCTAAATCATCAGTTTCATTAAACTCAATAGTTGGTGGAATTTCACATATCTCCATTTGACATATACGGTCGCCTTTTTTAATCCATGTTCCACTTACAGTTACTTTATGCCCATTTATTATAACTTTTTCAGTTTGTTTTGCCATAGTACATTGACAAGGATACATATAAATATCATCATTGCCACAGTATGAATTATCAATTATCGCCACGTGATTAGTTTGAATTATTCCCCAAGTTTTAAAAGTTGAACTTCTAGGATATAATTTAGCCATATAACCTTCAGGCAATTTTAATGAAAACCCTAAAGATACTAATGCTTGACCCATATAAGGAATAAATACATCTTCATATGCGTATAAATCTATAAAGTCACCTTTTGATATTTTTAATAATTTATTAGCACCTTCTAAATATTTTATATCTGCTTTTAAAGTTTTAGTATCTTCAGAAGTATCTTTTATAATATCTTCTCCTTTTGTATCTTTTATAATATCTTCTCCTTTTGTATCTTTTAATCCTTTAAAATATTTATTTAAATCTATATTTTCCATTATTCATTTTCTCCTTTTTTATTTTCTTCTTCTTTTTCAGTTTCTCTTATGATTTCATTAATTTTACCTATAATTATTTCATTCATTTTTGTTAATGCATCACTTAATTCTTCTGAATCTTCTTTAGTCATTTTCTCTTTTATATCTATTTTTTTACCATTTATTTCTAATTCATATATTTCTAATGATAAAGTACCATTCTCACCAATTAATAATTCACCTATTTGGTCTTTCATAAGTATCAGCTCCTTATATTTTATTTATATTATACTATTATTTTTCTTTATTGTCAAGAGAAATTTTAAAATTTTTCTTTTAATTATCTATTTTATATTATTTATTTTTTTATATAAACAATATGCAAGCCCGATTGCATCCATCATATCAGAATTTTTATCTTTATTATCTCTATCATTATATTCACCTAAGTCTATAACATTTTTTCTAAGCCATTTAAATGCCCCTTCTTTTGATTTTCCAGTACCTGTTGCTATCTTTCTCCATTGAGAAGGAGAATAGATATAAATTAAATTATATCCATTCTCAAGCAATAATGTTATTATTCCACCTTGTAATTTAGCAAGTGTTTTACCAGTTCCTTGATGTTTTCCTATATAATTATCTTCTATTGATATATGGGTTACATTATATGATTTGCATAATTCAAGACAGGTATGTGCAATGTATTGTATTTTTTTATTTTCATCACTATTGAAATCTTTTGTCTTTATAGGTAATCTATCATAAGCTATAACTTCTCCAGTTTCTCCATCCAATATAGCAAGACCACTACTTTTTATACTAGCATCAATTCCTAATATTATCTTCTTTTTCTCCAAAACAAACAACTCCATTTATATTATGTTTTATTTCTTCTTTGTTTTCTTAGTTTTACTTTCTTCACATTCTTTAATATGTTTATTTATTATGGCTTCTACTTCTTTAATTGCTTCATCTAATTTACCATTGCTATTTTTTACTTCACTATATACAGTATGAACTCTAAAAGGCATAAAACGTTCATAATCATCTTTTAATCTTCTATCAACTTCTGCTTCTAAGTCACCTCTAGCTAATGCTCTAGCTTTTATTTCCTCTTGTGGGGCAGTTATAAATATTGGAACTATCTTATTATTTCCTACATATGCTTTAAGTTCTTTAAAACCAACTGAATCAACTATAACTATTAAATAATTATCTTTTTCCAATTCTGCTCTTTCTATACCATATCTCCAAGTTGCATCTTTTTCTACGCCATTTTCTTCTACTTTAGTATGATATACTCTTTGTTCTACAAAATCTGTTCCTCTTTCAAAGAAATCTTTATCATTAATAAAATAATATTCCACACCATCTGTCTCACCATTTCTCATAGGTCTAGTTGTTGTACTAATTATTGGTTTGACAGTATCTAAATCTTTTAACACTTGTTTTAATATAGTATCTTTACCGGAACTACAATATCCAAGTAATGCGAATATTTTTTTAGCTTTTACATTTCTACTCATTAACATCTCTCCTTTTATTCATTTACTTATATTATACTATCATTCTTATTAAAAGTCAATTATTTTTCTTCCCATTTTGTATTTTTATAATCTGCTTCTATTTTTTCTAATACTTCATCAACTGTCAATTCACCACTTATACCTTTACTTAAAGAGTATAACATTGAACAATAATCATACATTGGACAAAATTCTTCACATTGCATAATCGTATCACATGGTAAATTAGAAAAATCAACTAATAATTTGCCTAATTCTAAGAGTTTATTTTCATCCATATTATCAACTCCTTTACTTATATAATACTATTAATATTATTAAAAGTCAAGAGTATAAAAAGAAAAAACCTAGATAAATATTTATCTAGGTTTTGAATTTTATTCACATTTAGTAAATGCACAATTCATACAGCTTATACATCCTCCGATATACTCCATTTTTTCCCCACATTTTGGACACTTAGAAAATGCTTGAGCAAATGCAACCTCACCATATTCTTTTATATATTCAAGTTCTTTTTCAGTAAATATTTCTTTTTTTAACTCTTTTACTTGTTCTTGTTGTTTTTCAAATTCTTTTATTGACTCTACAACTTCTTCCCCACTTTTATCCATATCCTCTTTTTTTTCGAATGCAACAAATTCTTTTTTATCATAATATCCTAATAGTTGAAGTTCTTCTAATTTTTCTTCTTTTAAGTCTTTGTCCACTTGCATTAATACATTCAATATAGCAGTAGGACAAGATACTCCTTTAGATACTTTCTTACCTTTTTCTTTAGCCAATATATAAGATGGACATTTTCCTATTCCTCTAAATGCACATTTAATATTTTCAATAGAACCACCTAATCTCAATATTGCACTCATAGATATTGCCAATGCTTGAATGTTAAGTTTACATCCTCCAGTTGAACTAGATGTAATATAGAAATCTATTATACGTCTTTCTTTAGGGTCTATAGTTATATGAAGTAATTCTTTACCACATCCACTATATATTTTTCTAGGTATCTCTATACATCCTTGAGGTTTAACTTCCCATTCACCACGTTTTAATTCATGAGATTTTTCGTCTTGTTTTTTATCTTCATTAGTTAATAATATACCTTGTCTTACTTCATTAGGTCTAAATACAGTACATCCCTTTATTCCTCTTTTCCAACATTCCATATAAACATCTTTCATATCTTCAAAAGGATATTCTGTTGGTATGTTAATAGTTTTACTACAACTCATATCTGTATGAAAAGCTATTGTAGATAATATATCCAAATGACTCTTAACACTCAATTCCATAGATGTCTTAAACACATCTTTATTTACTATATTGTTTTCATTATTAAACTCTAACCATTCTCCATAAGCATAATCTCTCATTTTATATATTCTTTCATGTTCTTCATCTTGACCACCAACTTTTATTTTTCTATCATATTCTAAAGAAAATATAGGTTCAAGACCACTTGAACAGTTATTTCCATATGATAAAGATAAAGTTCCGGTAGGTGCAATTGATATAAGTCTAGCATTTCTAATACCATCTTTTAATATCTTTTCTTTTATATTATTCCATTTTGGATTTCTTTCAATATGTTTTTTTATAAAATTACTTTCTACAAATTTTTCTTTATTTAAAAAATTAAATGAACCTTTTTCTTTAGCAAGATTACAACTTTCATCATAAGCAGTATACACTATAAAATCCATTAGTTCATCAGTTAATTGAATTGATATTTCGTCACCATATTCTAAACCTAACATAACAAATAAATCTGCTAATCCAGTTATTCCTAATCCTATTGTTCTTATATTTTTTTGATAATTAGCATAATTTTCTAATGGATAATTATTAATATCTATTATATCATCTAATAATCTTACCCCTACTCTAATAGCTTTTTCAAGTTTATCCATATCAATTTTAGCTTTTTTAGTAAATGGATTTTCAACAAAATTATGCAAGAATAAACTACCTAAGTTACAAGCTCCAAAATAATCATATCTAGCTTTACCATCTAAAGTAATAACTCCACTAAGATATTCACCACATGGATTTGTTGTTACTATTTTTTCCATATATTTTAAATTGTTATCTTTATTCATATTATCATAATATAATACTCCATATTCTCCAGTATTATATGCTTTTTCCATTATTAAATTCCACAATTCTCTCGCGTTAACTTCTTTTTTTACATCCCATTTATCTTCATCATATATAAAATCTCCATTTTCTGTCATACAAGGATATCTTAAATATATGTTTTCATCTTTTTCTACGGCTTCCATGAATTTATCATCAACTAAAAAAGATAAATTAAAATGTGTTAACTTGCCTTCATCCCAAGATTTACTTTCTAAAAATTCATAAATATCAGGATGATATATACAAAGACAACCCATATTAGCACCCCTACGTGAACCTTGTAAAACTGTATGAGTTTGTGCATCAAATGCGTTCATAAAAGATACTACTCCACTAGCTATGGCTTCATTGGAAGTTGGAGTACCATTAGGTCTTAATAATGAGAAATTATATCCTGTTCCTCCACCAGCTTTTTGAGTTATAGCTCCATATTTTACAAAGTTAAATATTCCTTCCATTGAATCGGGTACAAAGTTTAAAGAAAAACAATTATTTAATGTTAATGATTTTCCTATTCCACTATTACTCATTGTTCTACCAGCTGGATAAAATAATCCATTCATCATTACATCATAAAAATCTTGTTTTTCTTTATCTGTTGAACCTATATAATCAGCTACTCTTTTTAATTGCTCTTCGAAGGTTTCATCGTGTTTTCTATATCTATCATTCCATATTTCTTTTGAAATCAAATTATTTATCATATTATCTCTCCTTTTCAAATCTAATATAACCACTATATATTGTAGCATATAAAAAATAATACACTATATATTGTATTTTAACCCCCAACCCTTAACCTTAATAAAAAAATAAACTAATTAATATTTGTAAAATTTCATAATTTGATATAATGTTAAAGTTTGTTGTTTTTCTAATGAACTTAATATATTATTCATAATTCATCTCTCCTTTATTAAGATTATTTAATTATATTATACTAATATTATTTATAAAAATCAATAGAATATATGTATATTTTGTAAATTATCTGATAATAATATTAGTATCAAAGAGTTATCAACGTGCTTTCATGATGAATACAACCTATCGCCTTTTAACCAACTGACTAATTGTAAATTTTTGATAACTCTTTGATAGAATTATTTTGCTGAATTATCTGCGTTATGCAAAGCTAATAATCTAGCATAATTTAAATACCCAATTTTTCTAACTAATTTTTCAGATGAATATCCATTTTTAAATATCATATGATTATTTATTAACCAAGCTATATCCATAATATCTCTATCACAAAATTTAGTGTATTTTATTAATATATTTATCACATCATAAGCTGACATATTTTCATGATTATAATAATGACAGTATCTATTTTCCTCATCTTCTGTTTTTGCTATTGGTTTACTTATATCATGTAACATAGAAGCTATTAATAAATTTTTATCAAGTTTATCAACCTCTTTTATTTTCTTATAACAAAAATACATATGTTTACTTAAGGATAAATTATGCCATTTACTATCTTGCGACATTTCTACACAACTACTTAGCCCTAATTCAATCAACAAATTAATGTATTCTTTATAACTATCACATTCAGTAAATCTTTCTTTGTCCATACCTAAGCCAATTTTTCTTCTATTATTAATATATAATTTTCTTCCAATATCATAATCTATAATAATTTCATCAAATCCTTCACATTTATGTGGTATTTCTATATTCTTATACATTCTTTCTATAACTTCATCGGGAACTCGTTTGCTTCTTGTATCATTATCTATAATACAATCTATTAGATTTTTATATTTAAACAAACAAATTGCTTTAGAATAATATTTTTTCATTTCTTTTAATAAAGCTCTTCTACGTTTACTAGATATATTTGTAGCTTCATATATAGTTATATGACCATTAGATAAACTTCTTTTCGTTCTTTCCTTCATTATATCAAATACTTCTTTATTTTTACTTTGGTCTTTTATATCATTTAATAACTCTTTTCTAATTTCATCTGATGATATAACTTCTATATTTTTATCCTTATTTTCTTCTATATAATCTTTAACCCAAGATGTTTTTCCACTTCCAGGTATCCCAACTGTAACAATTAAAATTCCTTTCATTTACATCACTCCTTAAAAATAATAGTTTGTATACTTTAATTATATTATACACAAACTATTATTAAAAGTCAATTATTTTTTATTATTTTTATTCATCATCTTCATCTTCATCATATTTACTTAATATTTCACCTAATGTTTTAGATGATTCATCTTTATCTTCATCTTCCTTATCCTCTACTTCTTCATTCTCATCATCTTCATCATCTTCTTTATGACATTTGCAATTTCCGTCACATTCACAATTTCCACCACATTTACATTCTTTCTTATCTTCCATTTCTCCATCTCCTTCCTCATCTTCTTCATCATCATTTAATCCTAAAATTTCAGATAAACCTGTGTGCAATAAAGTTATTGCTAATTCTCCTTCTTCCATATCCATTAATTGAGCAAAGGTTTGAATTGCTAAAGCAGTTGCTTGATTAAATTTTTCATCTAATTCATCCCAATCAGGGTCACAACCTTCATATCCATAATTTATTATTCCCAATTCTATTGCTTCCTCATAGCCATAGTATACGCATTTTAATCTACTTGCTTCAATTTGTTCTTCAGGTATATTAGTTTGTTCCCTTATCATCTTATCATATAAATCATCCATATAATCACTATGGTCTAAATCACTTCTAACTTCTTCTCTATATCCCATATAATGAGAACGACTACTATGGTTCATACCAGCAAATAATTTATCTGCCGTTCTTTTATTAAATGCTATATATATTATGAACGCCATAGACATACAAGTTATTCCATTTGCTATTAAAGGTATTCCTAATTCTTGCATCTCTTTTATTCTTGATATAATTAAGTTACCATCATATATATTTCCTCCAGGAGAGTTTATAGTAACTGTTATCATAGGAAATTTTTGTTGCATAATTTCTTTTATATAAGAAGTCTCCATTTTATATGATGTAAATTCATCTATTATATCTTGTGTTTCTTCAATAAACTTATTAGATACATTATCATCAATTATTCCAGTTATAAATAATTCAGTTCTTAATTTATTTTTTTTATCTACCATATCAACTATATCTTCCCTCTTATGAGGTACTTCCTTTCTTATTATTTTAATTAAATTATACTAATAAATTTATTAAAAGTAAATAGTTATTTTAAGATTTCTATTTCTAAAGTTGTAGGATTAATATTTATAATTTCTACAATATTTTCTTGTTGTAAAGCATATCTAATAGTATACCATGTTCCACCATGTTTCTCGTGATTCCAACATGAAATAAGAACATTAGAGTTATCTACCATTAGTTCATTTCTTTTTATTAATTTTGCAATATGATATTCTCCCTCTGTCGTATCTTTAACTTTATATTCTTCCATGGTATCAACATAAATAATTTCATCACATTTTGATTTCATAACATTGTAAACTTCAATATCATTCTTTCTCCATTTTTTATATTGTTTTTCAAAAGGTATACAACCTATTATATTAGTTTTTTGTCTACTAAACCATAATTCCTCAAATGCTATTGTATCAAATCCTAATGCTAATCCATTGTAAGCATTGGTTATTTCACCATATTTATTTTCAACATAAGAAAAAACTTCTTGTAATTTATCTCTCAATATGTCATATTTTTTACTATAAATACTGCCACCATATAACTTTTTAATCCTATGACCAGTGAAGGATATGTTAACCATATATTTCACCTACTTTTATTATATTTTTATTATCTAAAATTAAACATCCATTATCTGTTATTGCATAATTTAAAGTTTGCTTAAAAGAACAATCTAAAAATCTATTAAATTCTCTAAATAATTCTTCATGATTTTCTTTATCATAATGGACAAATAAGTTAACTATATCTATTAACCCTATTCCTTCATATTTCATTGGTATTGTATTTGTCATTACTACATAATATTCCAATAAACATAATGCTCCAGCTGATTCTCCTACTAAAACTTTATTATCCAATTGTTTTATTATGTTTAATAATTTATATTTATTTAACATCATCATTAGCATATCCATAGAACCACCACTAAAATATATCACATCTGACGTATTTATTAGCCATTTAATGAGGTTTAAGTTGTCTAAAGGAGTAATTACATTAAAATCTTTAATCCCATACTCTCTAAAGTGTTTCTTATGTTTATTATAAAACTTACCATCATATTGTAAATCAGTTTGGTTTTTAAATAAATATTCTAAATCACAAGCAAATGGAATACATGCTACCCTAGAATTGGGGTTTATATATTCTTTAACTTTATTGTAACATTGCCTAGTCTCTAAATAATCAGCGTTAGATAATAATATGTATTTATTCATATTAATCACCACCTTTTAATATATTTGTCTAAAGAATTGCAATGTATTTGAACAACGTGTATTATAAGTTACGATTATTTCAATTCCTTTATAAAACTCTCCAGTTTTTATACGATATCCAGTTTCTTTAGATAATTCATTAGCAAAACATTGTTGCATGATGCAACTATTTGGGGAGATACCACTCTCCTCATAAAATTCTATTCTTTTTTCTGTAAAAAATTTTTCATATATATTCATATTACCACTATCCTTTATCTTATTTACTTATATTATACTACTACTCTTATTAAAAGTCAATATAAATAAAAAAAGAGTAGAGAAAAATCTCTACTCTTTATATGAAAAATATACTATTATCTTTATCGGCACAAATTATTTTAGTAGTTTTATTTGATTTTCTAAGTTCTTCTTCCATCTTATCTCTAAATTTATATTTACTATCATCGCTATGATGTATAACAATTAAATTAGTATTGATACCTTTCATCATTTTAATTATTTCTTTTCCTTGTATATGAGAAGACCACGTATTATATCTTATAACTTTAGCTTTCTTTTTAAATGACATATTTTCAATTTTAACTTCTTTAGTCTTGTCATTTAATAATAATCCTCCTACTGTTGTTGGAGCACAATAACCAATTATCATTATAGTATAATTACTATCTTCTATATTTGCTTTTAAATGATTTAATATTCTACCTATATTACACATACCAGCAGATGATATTACAATTTTTTGTTGCTCTTTATTAAGTGCTAAATTCATAGATGTCTCAAAGTCTTTTACAAAATGAAGTTTTTCCCATGATAATATTTGTTCAAATATGTCCTTATCTTCTTTGTTTAATATTTGTTTATAAACATCATTGATTTCTAAAGAAAGTTTACCATCTAAAAATATAGGAGTTTTAAAGTTTGAGTCATTAGAAAAAGTATTGTATAAGTAATATAATAAATCTTGAGTTCTAGCTTGAGCGAAAGCTGGTATTAAAATTGAACGACCTTGTTTTAATTCATTAATTATATCATCTTTCATTTTTTTTCTTTCTTTTTCAATATCTTTTGCATTAAATCCTCTTGATAAATCTGAATAAGTTGCTTCTGTTATTACTAAATTGGCATTTGATATAGTTTTAGTTTTTTTACGGAATGGTTGTTGATTATTAAAACTACCTGTATCTCCACTATAATATATTTTTTTTGTAACTCCACTTGGCATTTTAAAGAATAATTCTATTGAAGTTGCTCCTACTATATGATTATTTGGCAAAAGTCTAAAGCTAATATATTCATTTAGCTCATGTATAACATCTTCTTCATAAGTAGAAGTTTTTGATAACATTCTATATACATCGCTTTCAGTATAAAGAGGTTCTACCTTATATCCTTGATTACTCATTTGTCTACAATTTCTTTGTAATATATAAGCACCATCTATTAATAAAGGTTCAGATAATTCTTTATTTTCATAACCCATAATAAATTTATCTACATTATCTACTATAGCTGGCAGATTTCCTATATGGTCTAGTGATTTCAAAGATGTGAATGAGATACAAAACAAGCTTTTATTTGACCACATTCACAAACTTTTTCAACCACCCCCTTATTAACCACATATTCTTCTCTTAAAGCACCATTCATTTGAACCATACCACATTCAATAAGAACTTTTTCATAGTCTCCTTCTTTTGTTGGATATGATAAAAGTATAGAAGTTCCAACAACACCATTGTGACTTTCTCCTACGAATTCAACTATTACTTTATTTTTATTTTTCTTACTTATAATATATGGATTTTTTTTCTTCTTTTTCTTTTTCTTAATCACATTGAGATTTTCTTTTCTACAATCCAAAAAATCACCATTTATAAATTCTATTTTATTATCATTTCCTAATATATAATTTTGTAAAGTTGTATTTTTGCCTAGCACATCTCCAATAATACAAGAATGTTTTTTGTTCCATCTTACATTTTTACATGTTTTTACATCGTCTAAATCTATCAACACTCTTTCTTCAAGCTCTTCTTGAAACAAGGCATCATATAATACAATTTCAGCATAATCTTTATGTATTATTATTTCATTATTGTCAAATTCTGTTATAGGACTATCTGATATACAGAAACCATATTTCCTATATTCGTCCCAATGTTTTTTGCAAAGTCCATTTTTATTTTTTTTGCTTAATAATTTTCCACATTGGTTACAGTATTTTTTATTATCTTTGTTCATTTATTTCCCTCCATCCATACCCTGATACAAATATTTTTACATTTTTAATAATAATGTTCTTTGAATGATAAATCTATTTTTCATCTTATCACCTCATTACCTACATATATTAAATAAGTCAAATTCTTTATAATTATTTATTTACTTATATTATACTATTACTATTATTAAAAGTCAAGGAGTGAATTCCATTTTATAAATAAAATTTATTCAAAAACCTCTGTTATTGTATACCATTCAATTAATTCTCTCTTAACACCCGTGAACCCAAACACTATAATATCTTCTTTATTCTCTATCCTTTGGGCTATAACTTCAGGCATGTCTATCACTTGATTTCCTTTTATTTTAATATATTCTCCAGTTGTTAATTTTACCGTTAACATATACTCTTTAGTATTTTTAAATTCGTACTCATACTCTTCCTCTTCCTCTTCTTGTAAATTATCTTTTATTTTCTCATCATTTTTTGTTTCAATAAGTTCTATCATATTTTTATGCCATGCAAAAGGATTATTTTTATCGGCTAAATAAAAATCACCGTCATCATCTATATTTTCTATAATATCAATTGCTCCTCTAAATTTTAACATCTTTTCTGTAACATAACAATCTCCATACACTTCATCTTCTTGTAAATTATCCTTTATTCTAACAACATCTCCTATTTTATATTTTATATTATCCCCTCCTCCTAATTTTCTACCACAGATAGGGCAAAAGTTAATTTCTATATTTATATCAGGCACTTGAAAACCATTATAGTCTATATTTAATTTATTACCATCTATTATCTCAATGTCAGCTCCTGTATTAGTTGTTATATAACTATCATTGCATAAAAAACATTTTTCCATATTCAACATTCCTCCTTTTATTTATCTTATTTACTTATATTATACTATTACTATTATTAAAAGTCAAGGAGTAGAAATTAATCTACTCCTAATTCTGTAATATTTGTATTAAAATTTTCATTTAAATATTCACGCAAAATATGTCTATGGCAAAAATCAGTGGACTTTTCATAGCACAATAGCACAATTTCTGTATCTGTAATTCCTTCATAATCATATAAGTCTTCAAGTATTTGTTCTAAGTCTAACTCTTTTAATTTATCAGTGTATGCATTTATAAAATCTTCTTGTGACATTTTGTTGTTCTTTAGTTTAAAAACACTGTCACTAGATGGTGCCAATAATTTATATTCCATATAATATTCTTCTCTATCTAAGAACCATTTAGGTAGACTAGTTGAAATTAATACAGGCATATATCTACCCTTTTCTTCTTTTGGCAACCTAGAAAATTTCGCATAATAGCTAGTTTTCATATATTATCACTCCTTTTTATTTATTTGATTTTCTATATTCATATTCTTCTTTATTTAATTCTTCTATTTCTTCTTCATTAAGTAAATGATATTCATCACACCAAAATTCTACTTCAGTTTCACTATTTCTCCATCTTTTTTTCATGATTGTATTGCCGTCTTTGTCAGTAACTTCTTCTTCAAAAGAGACCTTTTTAGGTTTCTCGAAAGTATGGAATATATCTACAACATCACCAATTTTTATCGGTTGTAAAGTATAAAAACCTTCGCCTACTTTAATCTCTTGAGTTTTACCACTACATATATTGTAAAATGTTATCTTTCTAGTTTTCCATTTATCGTCTAAATCTATTGCAATACAAGTAGTAGGACTATATTCTTCATCACATATCTCAATGTCTCCAAATGCCCTAAATTCAATCAGTGCTTTTTCTAAAGTAGATATGAAATTAAATTCCTTAGATAGGAAATAATTAATCAAGCCCATGTTGTCTAAATCTCCTAATTGTTTTTTAGTTTCTTTACCTGCAAATTTTCTAACTATATCATCCATCTTATTATTAACCTTATTGTAAACTTTTTTATTATACCATAAATCATATAATTCTAAACATTTTTCAAGATAAGATATAGAACCATATTTAGAAAAATATCCAACTTCTATTAATAATGTTAATTGATTCTTTTTTATTCCTTTTCTTTTTGTTTTTATGTCATGAACTATTTCCATAAAATTATTATACTTATCTTTTTCTTTTGATAATTCATATATTTCATTAGCAACAGTTTGAGAAACACCTTTTATGGCTACTAAGGATTGTGAAATTGTATTTGTTTCCTCATCCATAGTAAAATTTCGATTATCTTCTCCAAATTTTAAATCTCCTAATTTTATATTAAAATTTTTCATTTCTTCCTTTAAGGCTTTTACTTTATCTTTATTACCTTTTTCTGTATATCTTCTAAGCATTGTTTCATAAAACGCTAATGGATAATGTGCTTTAAGATAGGCTTGATTCAAACTATCTAAAGCCATACAATATGAATGCGAAGCATTAAAACCATAGCCTGCAAACGCTTCTACTATGTGCCAAACCTCAGAAGATACTTGTTCTTTATTCTCAGCATCTTTTAATTTTTCAGCGAAACCTTTGGCGAACTGTTCTTTAAATTTATCAACTAATGGAGAAATTTTAGTACTTCCACAATGAGGACATATTTTCATTGATGAGTTACCAGTTACACCACATTCTCTGCAATAAGTTTTCTTCTTAGATACTGATTTAACTATGTCATATGTTTCCTTCATAGGGAAACCAGCAAACCCTAATATTTGCATTAATTGTTCTTGATATAATATAAATGTATATGGCATTTCAGGTGTTTGTATTAAATTGTCTAAAGATGGTATCCCATAGTTAAATTCTTCTCTTTTTAATAATGTTTTAATTAATGAAGCAAAAGAAGGTCTTATACCAGCAATTAAAGCACATAGTTCAACTTCATTTTGAGGTTTGTATTCCATTGTCTTTGCTCTACTCCCTGGTTGTTCCACTTGATTAATACAAAGAGTTAATCCTTTTGCATAAATATCCCAAGTTGCTTTATCTCCATCAGTTAACTCCAATAATTCTTTTATTGTATGTGGTTTCATACCTAATCTTTCATATATTGCATTAGTAGTTCTAACAACATCTACCAAAAGAAAGTCTTGTTTTAACCAACCAAAATAATCTATATTACCACTTTCTATACAAGCAACCAACACTTCTTTTTTTGTTGTTTCAGATTTACACAAGATGACACCAACTTCTTCTTCGACATTTAAATTTGTAGCTAATGTGCCACAAGGATGCCCTTTACGGCTATCTTTTACTCCAAGATACTTTTTACATCCTTCTAATAAATTCCAATATTTTTCTTCAACGAAATCATGTATATTTACTTCTTCTAGTAATTCTCCAGTAGTTTCATCACGTTCTGCATGTTTTAACTTATCTTCATATTTATCAATTTGTTTAGAAACGATATCAGCATCAGAAGGCTCAACATCATAAGCTCTAGCATACATTTTCCAAGCTGATTTAAATTTTAGAGTACCAAAAGCTATTAGGTCATAAGCAGAACCCAATAATTCTTCTTGTGCTTTTTTATATGGCTCTCTATCTGCCACGTTATGGTCAATGTCAGGAGGTGTGTGTGATTCAAGTATTCTTTCTTTTGTCATAAATCTTTCAGGATACATTGTAACTCTTGCACTTATTCTATCGACATTTGTGAATTCTAATAATTTATTTATATATTCTGAACATCCACTACCCCTACCTGTTCTTGTTAAAACTCCTTTATATTTTTCAGTTCCTAATTTCATAGTTTCATAAGTTGTTAAAAAATAATCAGCCATATTACAACCAATTATTTCTCCAACTTCATATCTTATTTGTTCTATATATTTATCCCATTGCTCCCTAGGGACTTCTTCTCTAGCTTTCATCCATTGTTTGTTTATCAATTGTTTAAATATTTCATTTCTTTCTTCTAATGTTTTATTTGGAAATACTATTGGAACTTTTATTGATTTATCATATATTATATTTTCAAAATCTCTTATAACTAAAGTATTATTTATTGCTGTCATTATTTCTTCCTCAGATAATATACCTTGAGCAACAAATCTTTGATATAATTCATCTCCAGTAGGATAATCCATAGTCCATCCTTCTTCATCGTCATAAAAAATTTTCTTACTCTTAAGGAAATCTTCTCTAAGAATAGAATCTTTTGAATTAATCATATGACTATCTACACCTGCTATAATAGGAATATTATTTTCTTTGCTTATTTCTAATATTTTAGCATTCAATTCTTTTTGTTCTTTTGTATTATGAGATTGAACTTCTAAAAAAAAATGTGGAAACATTTTAGATAAGTCGATAAATATTTCATCTGCATTATCATATTTCCATCCAGCAATACAAGCAGTTGTAATCATAACATCATTTTTAGGTAAAGATTTTATTAATTCTATATCCAATCTAGGTTTAAAATAAAATCCATCTTTGTTACATTGGCTCATAATTCCATTTATCTTCTTACGACCATTTTCATTTCTAGCCAATATTACCATATGGCAATTTGAATTATCTTTTTCATGTCTATCTTTAACCCAATAAAATTCTCCTCCAAATACAAACTTCAAAGGTTCTTTGTTTTGATTTTTTAATTTTTTATTAAATTTTTCTACTTGTAAATATATGTCAAAATTGTTTCCACACCAGCCATGCTCAACTGTTGAAATTGTTTTTCCACCAACTTCAATTGTTCTATCAAAATAATCTTGATACGTTGCAACACTATCAGGTGTATAAACATTACTATCTGCCGTATGCTTATGGTAATTTTCATATTCTATCATATATATTCTCCCTTCCTTTCTTTATATATATTATACTATAATTTTTATTAAAAGTAAAATAGGATAGAGAATTTATCTCTATCCTTAATAACTCAATATAAATTTACTTAAAATGGTATGTCTTTATCTTTTTTCTTTTTATCTTTATCAATATGAGTTTTTGCACTCTTTATTCCAAAACAAGGTTTTTTGCGAAAATCGTCCCACTCAATAGTTACTACCATTTCATCTATTATTATATCAGGTCTTCCAAATATACCTTTCATTTCTTCTTCACATAAAAAGTCTTCTTTAAACACCCTAGAACAAAATTCTTTTTTAAATGTTATACCATCTATATCAAATGTTAATAATGTTGGATATGGATTTTTTATATTTGCAGGTTTGATTCGTAAATCTTTTAAAAGAAAAGTTGGTTTAGGACAAAATGAAAACCACAATGGTTTTAAATCAACTATTTCATTCATTTGTTTAAATGATACGGTATCTAAATCTATTACACAATCTATATTTATTGCTACATCTTCTACTTCTACATCTTCCATAACTTTATCAATTCTTTTCTTTACTCTTCTTATATTGCTATAATCTGTTTCCACACCAGCTGAACCATTATGTCCTTTTACTGTAAGTATTTCTGTTTTTTCAAGAATTGATTTAAAATCATCTATACCATAAGTTCTCATACTACCTATTAATTTATCTTTTTTAGACGAAGCAGATAATAATACAACAGGTTTTTTATATATATCAATTAAATTAGTAGCTATTAATCCAGTTATTCTCTTGTCTACTAATTTTCTTTCTTCATCTATTATTGTTAAAACTTTACTATCATTATAATTATTTTCTTCTATATATTTTTCACAAAGTTTTATACACTCTTTTTTCTTTTTGTCTTGTTTCTGTTTAACACTTTTAGCAATTCTAACCATATGTTGTTGTAATGTTTCTATTTGAACTTGTGGATTAGGATTATTTTTAGATTTTCTAGGTTTATATTCAAATTCTTCTTGTTCTCCTATTAATGCTTTAAACAATAATTCGCATTCTTCCATACTGCCAAATCTTATAGTTCCATTTATAATATTAGCTAAATTAAATGATATTGTTTCAGGTGTTATGTCGTTTAAATCAAAATCTTTTAATATTTCTTTAAAAAATTCATTTCTTATATTATTTAAACCTTTATGCACTAAGTATGCAACTTCTTTATCATGTATATCCATTATATCAGCTATACAACCAATTGCAACTAAATCCAAATAATGTTCTAACTCATTCTCAGTCATTCCGACTAGAAACTTATAAACAACTCCTACACCACTTAAATTATGTGAATATTCATCCAACTGATTATTGACAATAACTCCAATAAGAGCATTACTTGTATCTCTAAATACTGTTTTAAATTCTTCACTATTAGACTGTGGTCTATGGTGGTCAAGGACTAAAATTCTTTTGCCTATTGATAATAATTCTTTAATTTCCTTAAAATCATTAGTAGAAGCATCAGGTATTATTAAAAATTCTACACTAGATTTTTTTATTCGTTTAAAAACTTTTGGGTCAAGTCCATGAAATTTTCCATCATGAAAAAATAAAGTTATTTTTTCTTTAGGAACTTGACATTCATTAATTAAAAACAAATACATTAAAGCAGAACTAGTATATCCATCTACATCGGTATCAACTAAGATACCGATGTTACTCCCTTTATCAAGTTCACTTATGAATAATTCTATTCCTTTGTCTACATTTTTTATTTTAAATGGCATTTCTTGATATTCAGAAGTAGGATTAAGTAAAAAATCCACATCTTTTTCAGTCAATTCTCTATTTTTTAATACTATATCTCTTAATGTTCTACCAAAGGTGTTTTCTGTTTTTATATTATATTTCATATATTCACCAACCTAATCTTCGTATTCTTCTATTTCTAATAAATTAACATACAAAAATGTTTTATATATACTTTTATCATAACTAGATACTTCAAGTTCCACATAACTATTTGTTAAGTCAGCTATTTTTCCTATTACATTTTCATCTTTTGTTCTTACTCTTATATAATCTCCAACAATTAAAGTAATTTCTTTACCATTATTTTCTATTGTATATATTTTTCTTATTTCCATTATTTTATATCTTCTCCTTTTTCTAACAATGTGTTATATCCTAACAATTCATAAAATGAATAATAACTTAATTTTTTACCTGCTATTTTTGTAATTCCAAATCTATCTTTCATTCTTTTTATTAAAATACTTTTAATAATAATCAGCTCCTTTATTTACTTATTTACTTATATTATACTATTATTCTTATTAAAAATCAATCGTTATTTAAGATTTTCTTTTGATAATTCTTCTGCCACTTCGTTAATTTCATTGAAATAGAAGAACACATCATGAAATTTTTTAACTTCTTTATCTAGTTCTTTAGTTGTATTATAATATCCATCAAAAGAACAATGTATTCTTAAAGGCAAATCTTTGTTATTTATAAGTCTACAACTGTCTAAAATAGAAGAATAAATAACTTCTTCTATTTTCTTATACTGTATAACTCCACTACTAACCTTTTTATCTGCAATAAGTTCTAATTCATCATTAATGTATTTTAAATAAATACCATAACTAGCTTTAGTTGTTTTATTTACTTTATTAACATATATATAAACTTCTATTAAACTATTCATACTTTCTAGCCCTCCTATACAACTCAAGGAATACAAATTCACCCTCATCAATTGGAGATTGTTTTAAATCTAAGTATTTACCATTTTTATCTTCTATAATATAACATTCAAGATTAAAATTTACTATTTTTTGACATATTTTATTTAACTTATTTTCCCATTTTTCTCCTTCTTCTCTATCAAATGCTAAATATACCTTTTCACAACCATTAACTTTTAAAAGATTAAGTTGATATTCTGATACTGAACTTCCACCAACTGCAACAGAAGGATTATTACCATAAATTGAATCCATTTTTAATACTGATTTTTCTGCTTCAAATATAATACATTTTTTGTATTCTTTTATTGATTCCTTATTTTTATCAATTCCATAAGCATTCATTGAAAGTTTATGTTTATATGTTATCTTATGTATAAAAGATGTATAAGGTACATATTTTCTACCAAACATTTCTACTTGTCTCTTGTCTAAATTTCTCTCCCTTATGCCGACCAGTCTTCCCAACTGGTCTCTATGTGGGTATAATTATTGAATTATTTTCAATATTAAATTTGATACCATATTTATCCATAGTTTCCGCTGATATATTTTCATGAATCCATTCGATAGGTTTATAATTGACAAAAGTATTAAGTATGCTTTCGTCGTATTGTGGCAATTGTTCATTAAAATCTATTTCTTTTTTAACAGGTTTTCTTATAGGAACTTCTTTTTTCTTAGGTCTACCAAATCCTTTTTGAAAATTCATACTTAAATTAAAATAATCTTCAATAAATTCAATTGATTCTGCAAATGTTAAATCCATTACCTCTTGAACCAATGTTATTATATCAAAACTACCACAATTTGTATAACAATGAAAAATTAAAGAATCTTTATATAATTCGCATTTCCATGATTCACCACCATGACATAACGATGTATTTAAGACCATTTTTTCATTTGTTTCCATTTGTTCATTAAATTCTCCACCTAAATACAAAACTAAATCAACTATCATATCCAATGTAAGTTTATCTTTAAGTTCATTACTATTCAATTAACTCACCATCCTTTACTTATATTATACTAAAATTTTTATTAAAAGTAAATAAAAAGAGATGTAAACATTTACATCTCTTTTTTAATAATATATCTTTTATTATTTTTTCATGCTCATGTTATAAGTTGTTATAAGTTCTTCTACTTCATATCCTTCTAATGTTTCTTTTTCCATTAATTCTTCAGCTATTGTTGATATTAATTCTTTATTTTCTTCTACTATTTGTAATGCTTTATTATATGCTTCATCAACTATTTTTTTCATTTCTTCATGTATTTTTTCTTGCATAAATAGATTTCTTTCATCTATTTTCATTTTACCTAATTCACTCATACCATAATCACAAACCATACGTTGTGCTATTGCTGAAACACTTCCTAAATCTCCACTACATCCACTACTTTCATGTCCAAAGAATACCTTTTCACTTACTGCCCCTCCAAGAGATACTATCATACTATTTATTAAGTCTTCTTTTGTTCTTATAAATCTATCATCTTCTTCATGATATAAGCAGTAACCTAAAGCATCTGCATGTGGTATGATTGTACATTTACTTAATTTCTTATTATTTAATATTTCTGACATCATTAAGTGTCCAACTTCATGATAAGCAGTTATTTTCTTTTCTCTATCTATCATGACAGTAGATTTTCTTTCTAGTCCAGCTATTTGTCTATCTATTGCTCTTAATAACATATCTTGAGTTATTTCATCAGCATCTTCTCTTATTGCTATCATTGCACCTTCTGTTAATATACCTTCCATATCAGCACTAGCCATACCATGTGTTTGACTAGCTATAACTTCTAAATCAACATCATCAGCTAAAGGTCTATCAGTAGCATATAATTTTAATATTTCTAATCTTGTTTTCTTATCAGGGTTAGGTATGTATATATGTCTACTTAATCTACCTTGTCTTTTTAAAGCTGGGTCTAATATGTCACTTCTATTTGTTGCACCTATTACTAATATATCTTCATTATCAGTACTTGCTAATTCAACTAATAATTGATTTAATGTAGCATTATGTTCTTTATTATTTTCTTCTTCTCTTTTTCCACCAACTGCATCTATTTCATCTATAAATATAACGGCAGGTCTATTTTTTCTAGCTTTTTTAAATAAATCTCTCACTCTTAATGCACCAACACCGACATATTTTTCATTAAATTCAGAACCAGCCATTGAATAAAATACTGCATCTGTTTCTCCTGCTATGGCTCTAGCTAATAAAGATTTACCATTACCTGGTTCACCTTCTAACAATACCCCTCTAGGAGGAGTAACTTTAAATTTCTTAAATTTTTCTTTATCATTAAAACCAGCTATTAACTCCATAAGTTCAACTTTAACTTCTTCTAATCCAGCTACATCATCTAAAGTAGTATTAGATTTTTCACCACCATCTGAATCTTCGGCTTGTTTTTTTATTATTTTAGAATTAAATTTAGATGTATCAAAGGTAAAAAATCCTGTATTTATGTTATCATCCTCATCGTCTTCGTCATCTGTTTTTTTAGGATTTCTTATTTCATCAAATAATCCTTCTATTGATTTCATACTATCTTCTATTTCTTTTCTTTCTTTTTCAATTCTTCTTTCTTCATCTTTTATTGATTGTTCTACTTGAAATATTAATATATCAACATAATTATCTGCAACATCTTCAGCTACTGATAATGCTTTGTCATTAGGTTCTGCCATTTCAAATAATAATTCCCTAGCTTCAAATTTTGTGTCTATTGATTCAACATCTTTTATGCTTAAATCATCAAGGTCTACATCTTCTTTTAATGTACCTTTTAAAGTACAAGGTGAACAAACTAAGTAGTAACCTCTTACACTAGGATAAAATAAAGCACTACCATAAGTAAAAATTATATCCATAAAATAACTTTTTTGTTCTTCTCCATTTTTTTTTATTATAACTTTATTCCTTTTCATAAATATCTCTCCAATCTTTTTATAATTTATTTTACTTATATTATACTAAAAATCTTATTAAAAGTCAAACAATTTTCTGAAAATTTTATTTTATTTAGGTATACTATAATTTCAGTAATCATAATTAATATCCTCCTTAATCTCTCCTTTATCTTATTTACTTATATTATACTATACTTTTTATAAAAAGTAAAGAAATAAAATAAATTTTTCTTACTTATTTTAACAGTTTTATTAAAAGTAAAATAATAAAATTCCCCTACAAGAGGGGAATTTGCTACTATTTATCTTCTCTTCTAATTGATAAGTAATAAAAGAAATCCCCCTAATATCATCGCAATGCCTAATATTAGTTGACCACACATTAAATCTATTATTCCTATAACTATATCAGCACAACCTATAACAATCCAAAATTTATCCACTTTATCACTCCCATTTAACAAACAATAAATAAAATCCTGTTAATAACATTGCAATACCCATCATTATTTCACCATTCATTAAATCTATTATTCCTACAAGTATGTCACATATACCTACAACCCTACAAACCTTATTCATTTTATACTCTCCTATTTAACAATTAATAAAAGAAATCCCACTAATATCATTGCTACACCTAATAGTATTTTGCCACACATTAACTCTATTATTCCCATTCCTATATCTATACCAGCTATAATAAGGGTACTTTCATCCACTTTACATTCCTCCTTATTGATTTTTATATTCCCTTTCAACTAACCATAACAAGCAATAATTTGCTAAGTCCAATATCGTATCATCAATTTTTTCATCTTTTACTTTTTGTTCAGGTGCATTTGGGTCACATAATGTCATTAATCTATTGTATTTATCGGTAATTCTCACTAGGAAAGATACACTACCAAATTTATCATAAGTGTCAGCAACACTATTACCATAATCGTTATTTTTAGCTTTATATGTTTCTTCTAAGCCATTTAGTATATATTCATATATGTCTAATCTAGGCATTTTAACTGATTTTAAATCACTTATATGTTTAGTTTGTTTTATTAGTTCTACCATATCTTTATTCCATGCAAAAGCATTATCTTCACTAGCTAAATAAAAATCACCGTCATCATCTATATATTCTATAGTATCAACTTTTCCTCTAAATTTCAACATCCTTTCTGTAACACTACACTCTCCATATTTTTCACCTACTTGTAAATTATCCTTTATTCTAACAACATCTCCTATTTTATATTCCATATTAATCTCTCCTTTATCTCATTTACTTATATTATACTACACTTTTTATAAAAAGTAAAGAGATGAAATAAATTTCACCTCTTTATTGCATTAACATTCCTGTACTTACCTTTCCTGCATATCCATATTCTGTTAACCTTCCGAAACTATCCATTTGATATAATAATACAAAATCTGTTCTTCCACTACGGTTTTTATCACAGAATAATATTATATAATTTTTACTTTTATCTAAATAACCTTTCTTATATTCATTTTGTTTATCTGTTCCACCATTTTGACTATTGATTATTTTAAATTTCTTTTGTTTAAATGTTTTTTCAAATTTATTATATTCATAATAAAATGGGTCAATGAAAGCTTTATTTTCAGGGTCTAATTCCCAAGGTCTAACTCTTCTTGCTAATAAAACACTATGGGCAACATCCAATACTTGTTTAGCAAAAGCAAGTTGAGAACCAGTTAAATATGAAACTTTATCAGTACTCTTTAATAACTGCATTGTCATAACTACTCCATATCCATTTTTTCTTCCCCATTTATCAAGTATTTTAGAATTATTAACCATTTCTATCATTGCGCTATCCATATCATTACTCTTAAAAGTATCAACCATTAAATAGTTATACCCTTCAGTCATTCCTAATTTATTAAAAACTTTAGTTATCTTTTCAAAATTAAATTCTTCAACACAAACAAATGTCATTTTACCTTCAAATTTTTCTTTTATAAAATCATTAGCTTTTTCAAATATTTTATATTCTTCATCAGTCAAATCTGCTTCAATTAATTTTTGTCTTGTAACAGTTTTACAATGAAATACGTTACTACATACATAACTAACCATAAGTCTTTTTAAATATATTGATTCAAATTCATTTGATACATACATAACTTTATTTCCACTTTCAACTAATGCCATAGCCACATTGCACAACATAGTAGATTTACCAACCCCTGTTGTTGATGCTATTACATGAATACCTAATCCTCTTGATAAACCTACTAATTCTTTATCTAAATATTTAAATGACTGTATATATCTATCTTCATTTTCCTCAGTCTTCCATGTCATTGCTATATCAAAATGAGAAGTATCACTAATTTCTTTTTCTCTTATTCTTCTTTTTTCTTCATCTGTAAAATGTAAATTTTGTAATTTAAATTCTTGAAATTCAACATCTACTCCAACATCTAATATAATTGACTGCATAAGACTACTAAATTGAGTACAATTTAAATATGGAGCTTCCTCTATTGGTATTATACTTCTTCCACTTATTTCATATTTTCTTTCCAAGTTAATACCTAAATCAATATATCTTTCTATTAATATCATTTTTTTCAAACTATCAATATATGATTCTATATTCTCTACATTAGCTTTTAAGTTTAATAAATTTTCTATTCTTTCATATCCACCATAATTATTAAAAACTTCAATTAATCCATTACTTCCAACAAATCCACTAACTGATAATTCATCAATTTCTTTTACTTTTTTAGCTAATTCATAAGCTAATGAAAAGAAAAATTTTGTATCATTTAAAGAAAAATATTCTGACCTTAATTCATATTCACTTGTTAATGTTAAATCTTGATATATACAAGATAGTATGGCACATTCAGTATCTAATCTTTCTTTTGAAATTTTCATATTTATCTATCCCCTTTCTTTTTACCATCTATTATTTTAAATATATTATTTGAATTTTTATCTGCATTCCTTCTTTGTCTTTCTAATCTTTCAAATATATCACTATCTTCCTCATATTTTAAATTTATAATTATATCATCATTAGTGTTTATTTCAGTTGTGCCAAAATTTGCCGTATTATCTTTTATTTTATTTCTAATGCAAGCAAATATATAACTTATTTTCCCATATTCATCTTGTATATTTTTTATTTCTAAATATTTCTTAATTTCTTCTTTATTATTTTCTACACAGTTATATATTTGTTCTCTTGTATACTCTTTTTCCAATGCTTTTAATTCATTAACTTTTACTTTAGACACAGATGTATAACCTAATATATCATCTATACTAATAAGAAGTTTTTGCCATAGGCTTTTTAAATATTTATCTTTTTCAAATTCTTCTTTAGAACAATAATATGAGTTTGTTTTTTTATTTGTTTTTTCATTAACTTTTGTTATAACATATGCTTCACTTTTTTCTATTTTATTTTTACAAATCTTACAAGTTACCTTAGCCACATTCTCACCCCCTCTTTATAAGTCTAAAATACATTTCTTATTTATATTATATTATATTTTTTATAAAAAGTAAATAAAAACGACTGAAAAAATCAATCGTTTTATATCAATTATAAATTTTCTTCTTTTACAGTTACAACTTTTCCATCTTCAGTCTCCACTATATAATAAATTAATTTTTCCTTGTTATAATATTCAGCCAATATTTTATAATTTTTCATACTCTTTACCTCCTTTATTATTCATCATAACTACTTACATCTATTATTTCACCACATACAGGACATCTTAATTCAACAATAGTTATCACATTTGTTGGCGTAACCGTATATACAAAATTTTTATATCCTGTATCACATTTTTTATAGTGTTCATGTATAAATTCATCTGCTCTTTTCTTTTGTGCATCACTCAATGTGACTAAATTATTTCTTTTATAAAATTCTAATTCTTCTCTTAATCTTTTCATTTCTTCATCTTTAAATTTTTCATCTCTAACTTCGACATATAATCTTCTATAATATTCTTTATCATCTTGTAGCATGTCTATTTGGCTTTCCAATTCTTTTAATGAATCTTTAATATCTTTTCCTCTAAGAAGTGCTTTTTCCCAATCCATATTATTCCTCCTTTATAAATTTTCATAATAATTTAAAATTTCACCTAAACAATAATCCAATTCTTCCCAATTGTCAACTCTAGTATGAACACTAGATTTTATGCTTTTATTATGTGGTGCTGAAAATAATATTGTATATGCAAAAGGATGGTATTTCTTATAATTGTCTAAATTCCCTATGTAATCATCTACTAATACATCGGCTGATACAATATGCTTACAATCAGTGTTTACAAATTTATCAAAATATTTATCTATTTCATATTTTCTTAATAATTCTATTTTCTTTTCAAAAGTATTTTCTTCTTCAGTAGCAGAAACTAATATAAAATGTACGCCTTTATTATGATATTTTTCTAAGACATCTTTTATAATTTCACTTTTTATTTTCATCTCAAGTATAATATTGGAGTCTTCTAATAATTGGAATAATCCATGTGTAAACTTTGTTCTATCTATTTTCCAATCGGTTACATCATTTTCAACAGTAAAATTTGTTCCATATTTCTCATTATATTTATCTACTAAAGTTGGTATAAAATTTATAAGAACATCATCATTATCTAAAGCTACAGTTAATTCCATATTATCACCCCACTAATCAAATTTTTCCATTTCATAATCTAGCAACATGAATTTTTCATTTGTAAGTTGTGGTAAACTCTTAATCCAATTACGTAATTCAGTCCATGTTAATAATAGTAATTGTTCTTTTGTAAATAATTCAACTTCTTCTTTACTATAATATCTTCTTATTGTCATCAATTCATTATTATCAATAGTCCAATTATTTGGGATATTTTTTGCATATACCTTCAATCTAAATCCACCTATGGTATTAAATTTTATATATGTTCCCATATGATATACATCATTATCTGTTTCAAAAAATTCTTTAACATGTCCTTCGCAACAGAAATCTGTAAAATATCCCATTTCATTTAAAGTAATTATATCATCTGCTATATTATCATCTAATTCAAATACTTTAGTTTCTTTAATTAACATATACATCATCTCCCCTTATTTTTAATCTAAATATTTAGAACTTAAACTTTTCATTCTTCTCATTGGTAGGTTTTTATATTTCTTTAATATTTCTTTATTAGACATTGGTTGTATATACCATTCACCTTCCTCATCTTGTTCAGTTATCATTGTTACATTTCCAACTTTATTACATTCTACACAATACTTACATAAAAAATAACCATTTATATCACTAACATATACTAAACATTCTTTATATTCATGTTTATGATTTGATTTTTTAACTGTTTTATTTTTCTTCTTTCTATATTTTGGTATTTCATTTTCATTATAGTTTTTCATTTATTTTTCATCCTCCTTTTTGCATGGACATTTTTTTGCACATTTTGAAAATCTATCTTGATACTTACAGTTTTCCAATGATATACATTGTCCGTTACCTCCATATCCTACGCAACCTTTATTTCTTATAGTACATTTCATATTATTTCACACCATCCTTTTTTATTATTTTTTCTAAATCTTCTACTATTTGTGAATATGCTATCCATTTACCAAATTCTGTTTCAGTTTGAAGGTCTCTAAATCTTTCTTCTGTTTCAAATAAATTTTTCTTATATATTTCTAATAAGTTTTCTATTTCTTTATTCATTTATTTTCTCTCCTTTATCTTATTTACTTATATTATACTATTGATATTATTAAAAGTCAATAAGTATTTAATAAAAAAACTGAGAAAATTTTCTCAGTTATATTACTAAACAAAGTAATGCAAACATTATTATTATAATTACTATTATTATAAAAGTAATTGCTTTTGCAATAACATAAATTTGTTGATATAAAAAATCATCATCTGTATTCATATTTATATCTTTTTCTTTACAATAATCTACAATTTCATCTGAGACTTTTTTATATAATTCACTTTCTTCACCATCTTTAAATAGTTTTATGCAGGGCAATAAGAAAAAAAATATTAAATATGATGCAAAACAAATAAAACAAAATATTAATAAAAATTTTGGCATATAAACATCTCCTATTTATTATAATTTTTAATCAATGTTAATCATCTATTTCTACCTCATAAGTTATCATTGCATTATACAATTTTGTCGGTATTTTATCTTTATATTCTTCAGCAACTTCTTTGATATATTTTTCTTTGAAATTTTTATAAACTTGAAATGCTTCTTCAGGGGTGTTATATTGCCCTAAATATTTGTTCTTTCCATTCACAGTACACTGAGCTTTATATTTTTTCGTTGGTTTATCATAATAAACTCCAACAGGACAATTCCCTCTATCATTATCACGTTTTGTAAATAATTTATTTATATTTTGAGGTGCAAATACACAAGTATCAGGAGAATATATTTTATTTCCTTTGCATAAAATATCCTTGTCTAGATTCATTATTTGTTCTCCTATTTTATAATAATTTTCATCAAACCATTCAGCAAATACTTGGAAGTTTAACCATTCATCACATACTTTAGATTGTTCATACGTAGGATGTTTTTGTATATATTTAGGGTCATAACATCTAGATAACATTCTATTCCATACGTTATAATGTTTTGTGTATTTTCCATTTATTTTAACTTTATATTTTCCTTCACCCGTATAACCAATGTTAAATATTCTAGGCTCATACGGGCATCTAACTCTACCATTTATGAAATTAATATATTGTACATGTTCTTTTGTCCAATTATATTTGGGGAAATACACATCTATATCATTAAGTTTTCTATAATTGGTTACAATAATTTCACTACCAAAATTATTATAATTCATTGTACCTATAATATTTTCTTTATCCATATTAATCCCACCATTTTTATAATATATTTCTTCTTTCTTTATCCTTTTTAATTAAATCTTTTATATAATAAAATAACGAATCTTTATCTTTAATAACTTGTGCCATATCTTCTATCGTATATTTTTGTCTAACTACCACATCAGAACAGTTCCAAAGTAAACCTTCCATATTATTTTCAGTACCATAGTAAATACTAACACAATCTTCATCTCTAGTTTTTTCAATCATTGCTCGTAAAAACATTTTAACCTTTTCCCTATCATTGTCCAACATGCTACACAATCTACTACAGTCGTGGTTACAGCTGAAGAGAGTTGAAGATTTAGGGTATATACTATCTATATAAAGGTCTTCATATCTTTTTCCTTCTCTAATTTGATTAACTAAACCAAATACATTATAAAAGTCAAATGTGTTACCTAATATTTTATTATATTCAACAGGAGTATATTTTAAATCATGATAAGTCATGTCGTACCAAATTTCTCCTACGATTTGCACATTAGGATTTATTTCATTTATAGTATCTCTTATAAATCTACAATAAGGTAATCCATCAAAATTATCTACTGCCCAGCTATTATGAAATATTGCATCTCCTCTGATATGTAGATGATTTGGAGATTTTCTTAACCAAAAGTTTAATACGTTTTTCATTTCATTTTTAACATTAGGTGATGATACATTTAAAGCAGGTATCATTCCTCCAAATGGAGCAACTATGTATTTCTTTAAGTCATCTCTCCATTCATAAATACTACCTCTTATGTTAGTAGGTCTATCATTTTCAGGATAATCTTTGACTACAAAGAAATCATTTTTACCAGCTTTAAAATCTTTAAAATAAAAACTTTGGTCACTACAATGATTAAGAGTTATATCAAGTATTAATGACATATTTCTTTTTTCTAATTCTTTTAATAAATTATGAAAATCATCCATTGTGCCCAACCTATGGTCTATTTCATAAAAATTAATGCAATGATATCCATGACTATCATCAGCACTTTCAAATATTGGATTTGTCAATATAGCAGTGAATCCCATTTCCTGTATGTAATCAAGCTGATTTGTTAAATCTTTTATGCTATGAAAATGCCCTAAATCTTTTCTTCTTGATAAAAATGTATGATAGATATATAATCTTTTTTTATTCATTTGCAATCATCTCCATTTATCTTATTTACTTATATTATACTATTACTATTATTAAAAGTCAATGATTATTTAAAAAAAATAGGAAGAAAATTATTCTTCCTATTTTCATTCATTTAAACAAATCAGTCACACCAAATATAAAAATGAATAAACATATAACACATAAAACAATTGCTACTATTGTACCCAATGTTTGCAACATTTTATTCTCCTTTATTTATTATCTAAATATTTCTGCTACAGTAACTGCAAACATAAATAAACATCCAATACACAAAGCACTTACTACTATTGCACCTAATATTTGTAACATATCAACATCTCCCTTTTTTATTATTAATCTTCAGTATTATCATAAATAAATACTTGAATAAAACAATTACAATTCTTGCATTCATAAGAATACACTATCCCATCGTATCCTCTAATTCCTTCGTCATATAATGTTTTCTCATCTACTAATTTTAATTCTCCATCACAATTTATACATCTTTTGTTATTATCCATTCTATCTTCTCCTATTTTGAAAATTTATATCCTTTATCTACAATTCTTTCTAATTTTAATAACATCACTCCTTTATTATTACATAATTTATATGAATTTTTTTGATTTTATTATCTTTTATATAATAAACATAATCTCCTTCAAGTTTCAAAGCTTTATATATTTCAGTATTACATTCAGAACAATAAGGTTGCGCATTAAAACTTATAGCAGTTTCCATACATGACCTGCATTCACTCAAACTAGGTCTTATTTTAAACTTCATATCCTATACACTCCTTAATTTAATATATAAACTTTCGTTTACATATTCTTGTTTTTTGTGTATTTTCCCAAAACCACTTATTCCATTATAGATATATTCATGACTATCATAAACATCATTAGGTACTTCATATGTCATATCTTTATTTCCTGTTTTCCCATCAAAACTAAGAATATAATTTCCTCTTATGCTTCTTAAATACTCCCAAAATTCTTCATAATTTATTTGACCAAAATATACACCTTTTATATTTGCATATGGTGGGTCTAAATACATTAAATCATCATAATTACATTTTATAGTTTTATAATCTTGACATATAAAAGAAACATCATATTTATTTAATAAATTACTCCATTCATACAATATTTCTTTTAGTGTCTCAGGATTAATTCCTGGTCTTGAAAAATGAAATGATGTATTGAAATTTCCTTTAGAATTATATCTAATCAATCCATTTGCACAAGTTCTACTAAGAAAGAAAAATAAATATGGATTTCTTGTTTCATTAAATGTTTTTCTTATTCTATAATAATATTGTTTTCTATCTTCTACGTTTGACATATTGTTTAATTCAGTATGCATTAACTTATATTCTACATATAATTCTTCAGGATTATACTTTATACAATTCCATAAATCAATTAAGTCTTTATTTATATCACTACATACATATTTATCTACTTTTATATCACTATTCAATAATTGAAATAGTACACTACCACCACCCACAAACGGTTCATAATATGTTTTTATTTCTTTTGGGAATCTTTTTATTATCTCCTCTGATTGACTTCTTTTGCTCCCACTCCATTTTATAATAGGTTTAAACTTAATAATACCATCTCCTTTAAATTTATCCCAATTATTTTTGTTGCTTATTGTTTTCATAGTATTTATAGTATTTACATGAATATGCCCTATAGACATCATAATTAATATTATGACCATCTATATAACACAAATTTCTTACACTATAAAAACAATCTTTACAATTTTTAGTATTTTTTAATTTCTTTTCATTCATTATATCACCACCTATAAATTTGTACTATCATAACTACCAAATGCTTTCACCTTTAGGATTAAATAATCTATTTCTGTCATTTTCATTTTATCTAAATACATAGAATAAAATTTTGTATTATCACCATCTACTAAATATGTTACTCTCATATCAGCTACTCTATTTTTATCTTTTAATAATACTTTACCATTTATTTCTACAAATTGATTTTCTTCACTATCTTTATAATAAGTATAATTTAATTTTTGTATATATTTGCTATACGCTTTATCCAATGTTATATCTTTATTTATATTAGATTTTATATTTTTTACTGAATTAATAGCATTTACTTTTGCTTCATGTTTTTTATATCCTACAATACTAGTTACTAGAGTCAAGACTATTAATCCTAACCCTATATATTTTCTTATCTTCTTACTTATTTTCATTTACATCTCTCCTTTAATCACCCTTTCCATATATTATTTATCATTTGTTTATTTACTTATATTATACTATCACTATTATTAAAAGTCAATGATTATTGTAAAAAAAAATAGAAAGAAAATTATTCTTTCTATTTTTACTATTTTATTTTATAACATCTCAATCAATCATTTAACGTCACCTCTTTTAATATTTTATAGCATTTTCTTTATTCATAAAGAAGTGTATACCAGTTGAGCATTCATTCCATCTATTTTCATCAAAATCATCTACTTTTACTATTTCTCCAACTTTATATATAAAATTAATATCATAGTCACTAGGGGTACTTTCTATTTTTTCACCAGTATCAATCTTTTCTATATCTAATACTTTAGCTTTATCACATCTACATTTAAGAGTTGTAGCACTATTTCTTTTGCTATCCTCCATTATTAGTAATTTAACAATATACTTTCCAGCTTTCTTATACCCTATAAAACTACCTTCTTCAGAACAAGCTAAATTATATCCTATAGTATACATATTTGTTTTAACATTATTTAAATTTGCATTATTTAAATTAGAGCTATATAAATTAGCATTATATAAACTAGCACCTCTTAAATTAGCATTATATAAACTAGCACTATTTAAATTAGCACCACTTAAACTAGCACCTCTTAAATTAGCACATCTTAAATCGGCACTATTTAAATCGGCACTATTTAAATTAGCACATCTTAAATCAATATTATATAAATTAGCATATCTTAAATCAGCACCTCTTAAATTAGCACATTCTCCACCTTCACCATTTAACCATAATTTATGATTTTCTAATATTTCATTTAATTCATTTTTTATCATTTCTTATCATCTCTCCTTTTTATTTATTCATTTACTTATATTATACTATTGCCATCATTAAAAGTCAATTAATTTTCATAAAAAACTTTATATAATTTATATGTTTCTATTAAATCACGTTTCGATAATATTTCTTGAGGTGAATGCATGCCCAATATTGATACACCAGCATCCATTGTTTCCATTCCTCTTATTCCGAAGAACATAGCAACTGTTCCTCCACCACCTTCAGATACTTTGGTTGTATCAACTTGGTATTTTACATCATTATCAACACATAAACCTTTAATATATTCTCTCATTTCTATACTTGCATCATTTCCTCTTTTTAATCCAGTAAATGGAACTAAGGCAATACCATTACCACAAATTGCTTTTGCACTATCTTCAAAATGACTACTATAATTACTATCAAATCCACCAGTTACATCTGCACTAATTACCTTTGTATTTCTCATAAATTCTCTAGTCAATAATGTATGTCCATTTGCTAAAGTAAGGAATATATCATCTATAAATTGAGTTTCAGCACCACTCATTTGTCCACTTCCAGTTTCTTCATAAGCAGTAAATAAAGCTATCTTTGTTCTTTTATTAGGTTTACTAGTTAGTATAGCTTCTAATTCAGCATAAGCACAACTTTTATCATCATGTCCATAGCCTAATAATAAATCTTTATCCAATCCCATTTCTAAAGTTCTAAAATAAGGTACGAAACTTAAATCAGCTAATTCAAAATTCTCTTTTGTTATTCCATATTCTTTTTCTAACATTTTAAATAATTCTTCTTTATTTCCATTACTCATTCTTACTAACAATTTGTCATAAGATAAATCTTTTACTTCTTTTCTACCTCTTAAATGAGGTAATAAACTAGTTATAGAAAACAAATATCCTTTTTCTCCAGTATTTATATATTTAATCTCATCATCTACTTTTATTTTTCCAACCATTACAAAAGGTCTATCCAACCATAATTGTGGTATTATTCCCCCATATGGTTGTGTTTTTATAAATGTTCCATCATCATTAGATACAAATGGTTCACCTACTATAACATCTAATCTAGGACTATCAATATGACTTACTATTAAATTAGCACCTTCTGATATATCTTCACCTACTTCTACTAAAGCTATCAATTTATCTCTAAATTCAAATATTAATTTATCTCCTACATTAAAGTGTTTATAATTATAAGTTTTATATCCCACATCTTCTGCTTTATTTTTTATATATCTTAATACTTGCGTTTCATGTAAACCTTCTTCTAATAAATATTTATATTCATCTATAAAATTATCTTCTTCATTATTACCTTGTGCTTTGTATAATATATCTTCTAATAAAACATCTAATACATCTCTATCTTTTTCTTCATCAATTATTTTTTTTAAGGTATCATATTTTATATCAGGAAGCCATTTTGAATACATAGCATTATCTCTAAATATTATTTTTGTTCTTGATTTTTTAGCTATAATAGATTTTGTGTTTAATTCATAAATCTTTTTCCATTGAGTTGGCAATTCTCTTCCATTTGACCAATAATAACCCAATTCTTCTAATGATATTAATACTTGCTCAATAACTTCTTTATCATCATTAACCTCTATTATAACTTGCTTATCATTTTTTTTACTTAATTCCTCTATTAAACTAGTTATTCTTCTTATACTCATTTAACATCTCTCCTTCTTCTTATTTATTATTTTCTATTCTATCTTTAGTAATGTTAAAATAATCTTTATCTAATTCTATACCTATGAAATTTCTATTAGTCTTTAAACAAGCAACGCCTGTACTACCACTTCCCATTGTAAAATCCAATACTAAATCACCTTCATTAGTATAAGTCTTGATTAAATATTCTAATAATTCAACAGGTTTTTGAGTAGGATGAACACCACCTCTTCTTACCTTATTGAATTCAATTAATGTTATTGGATTTTTATATTCATATGTTTTTTTATATTCTTTTCCTTTACCCATACATTTAAAATCAGCATATGCACCTGCTTGGATATTATTACCACCACTTTTTATAGGTTTTTCTCTTTTAATCATTTGTGGATAATATATTGTCTTTTCTCCATTTTTCGTAAATACACATATATCTTCAGTTTGTTGCATAGGTCTATATTTCGCATTTCCCATACCACTAGGTATTTTCTTATTCCAATCCCATCTATATTTAAATCCCTTTAAATTACTACATATTAAATTACTTGTAAATGGTTCATTCCCAAATAAACATATAGCCCCATTAGGTTTTATTAACTTATTTATTCTCTCCCACATTTCATTAAATGGAATTACACTATCCCATTTACATGTAGTAGTTCCGATTTCAACCATACGGAGGGTCAGTAAGTATACAATCTACTTGTATATTATGTTCTATTAAATAATCCATTACTTTTAAACAATCTCCATTAAATAGAACATAATTAGAGTCTCCGTATGAATTAAAATCACCTCCTTTAACTAAATCATTTAAATCTATCATATTAAATAATCACCTATCCTTTTTCTTTATTATCTTATTTACTTATATTATACTATTATTCTTATTAAAAGTCAATAATAAAATAAAAAAATAGAAGTAGTAATTTATGACTACTACCTCTACTAGAACTGCTATTATCTAAATAATTCACTTACACTAATAACAAACATAAATATTGCACCTACAATCAATGTACTTATTACTAAAACTTCTAATGCACCCATAATATCATCTCCTTACAAAAATATTCTAATTAGCTTAAATAATGACAACACACTTATAACTACTAAAGTCACATATTTTAGTATTATCAACCGATACGAGTCTTCCAAATTTATCACCTCTACTGCATTTATTAACTTATTTGTTTATATTATACTATTATTCTTATTAAAAGTCAATAATTATTTAATAAAAAATAGGAAGAATAATTTTCTTCCTATTTTATTTACTTTATTTATTTTCTTTTATTAAATCTTTCATTTCTTCTATACATAATTCTAATGCTTCGGCATTATCTTGTATTGCTTCATCTAATGTTCTTTGTACTCCTTCTGAGTCTGTACCTAATGCTTTATTCATAATCAATATAGCCTTATCTCTTAATCCTAATTCAGCACATTCTCCACCTAATTTAACTACATCTTCTTTTATTTCATCTATATCTCTATATTTTTCTGTAAATTCTCCTATTGTAGCTTGTTTTCTTTCTGTTGTTATATTATCTTCACCAAAACCTTTTATTGCTCTTTCTACTTCTGTCCATACTTTTTTAGCACTATCTTTTTCATTTTTTTCTAATTCTATTTCTAATGGCATTCTTACATATTTATTAGTTTTGTTTTTACCAAAAGAAGTTTTACATTCATCAGTTACTAAAAATCTATGAACTTTTCCTTCATCATCATATCTTTTATCTATAAACCAAACATAATCCATTTCTTTTTTTAGTATATCTAAAATTCTTTTATTAGATTGTGGTTCGTATCTTAAATAACTATGTCCTTTATTATCAGTCAATTCTTCTACGGTAGCATGGCAAGTCCATACAATATTCCAACCAGCAGATTTTATAGGGTCAAATATTTCATCAAAGTATCTAGTTACTAAGGCATAAGCACCATTCCATTTTTTTACTTCATCCATAAATTGTTTACCTGCTCTTGATAATATATATGATTCTATATATGAACCAACTTTAGTAGCAGTATCGACAATCAATGTTGAATATCCTAATTCTTCAATACTTTTTGGGTCAGATAAAACTTTTGACATTTCTTTTAAATCTTTAAATGATGCAACTTCTATTTCATTTGCACAAAGACAAGCTTTTGCACCATATTCAGTAGCCAACATTAAATGTTTCCCTTCAAACATACCACTAACCAATGATGTTTTTCCACCATCAGGTAAGGAATAAACTAAATAAGAATAAGAACGTGGGTCTATACTTACCTTTTTCTCTTTATTTTCTTGAGTTCTTTTTTTAATATCATTTAAATTTAGTGCCATTATACATCTCTCCTTTTTATTTATCTTATTTACTTATATTATACTATTAATCTTATTAAAAGTCAATAATTATTTTAAAAAATTATATTTCAAACATAATTCCTAATTCCAACATTTTTTTCATTCTTAAAAGATAGCCTAAAGCATAATCACCCATTTCAACTTCTCTCAAATTATCTTTTTCATTTTTTATATATTCCCTTAGATTATACATATTGATATAATATAACTTATCTATTTCAGATAGATAATAAAACATTACATCACATTTTGTTTTTTCAAAACAACCTTTTGTTCCATAATGTTTATTGCTTGTATATTCATATACTATGTTTTTAGAAAGATGTGCTTGAGTATCAGTTTTTACTTCTATCTTTAGCAAATCACCATTTTTACAAATTAATATAAAATCAACATCATTATCTCTCCAAAATTTATCATCTCTAACATCAATTATATCTTGTGTAAAGTTTTCTTTTTGCAAATATTCTATTGTTTTTACCTCTCCTATTTCACCGGTCTTAAGGTCTATTATAAATTTATCGTTATTATTATTCCCCATAAATAATCTCTCCATCATTCTATAAAAATAGAGATAGGAAATTATTCGGCTATCTCTATTTTTATTTTATATTATATTATTTTTAGGTTATTAATTTTATTAATCTTATTATTTAATAAAATTAATTTATCAATCAATTTATCCAACTACAATAAATCTACCTTGAATGGATGTAACCCTACACCCTCTATTCCATCAGCGAATGCTTTAGGAAATACTTTTTATAACCTAATAAATTATAATGTCGTAGTATTGATTTTTAGACCTTTACCATCTCATTATGGTTACGAAGTTATCTAAATTTATATCAATACTTTTTATCTTATATATGATTAATATTTTTATTTTTATACTAGAATGGTAAATCTGTTGAAGTCTTTTTACCAAATCCTTTATGTGCAGTAAAATCTTTTGGTTGGTCTTGTTTAAGTTCTTCTAGTTTTCTTTCATATTCTTCTACACCTTTGCTATATAATTCTAAGTTAAATGCATTATCACTTGCATATTCTTCTTCTTCAAGTGGGAAACCACCTATTGCTCTTATTTCTCTTACAACTTTTGTAGAAGGTGTAAATTCAACTTTTTTACCAAATCCTCTTTTACTAGTTGGTGTTTCTTCTTCAACTGCAACCACTTTTACTGTTGGTACTATTGAAGTTGATACAACTACATTTTCTTCAAATTCACTTTCTACGAAATCTTTAGCGCCTTCAAATTCATCATCGCTATTAAAATCTTCTTTTTTCATTACTATTTCAAATTTATCAACTACTACACTTTCTTCTCTATCTCCCCATGCATTTCTATATTCAGGAACAGTTAATTCAAATTTTATATATTCTCCATCACTATCTTCTAATACAACTGGAACTTTACTTACTACACCTATCAATTCACCTTCTAAATAAGGTTCTTTAGCATCTGTTTCTTTTGCTCTATTTACAAAGTTCACAGATAATCTAAAGTTTGAATTTAATTGACCATCTCTCATATAATGATTCATTGAAATTTTAATACCTTTATTAGCATATACAAAATCACATTCTTCTAAGCTACCTACTGTTGTTGCTTCATCTTTTTCAGGTTTTGCATCACTACTCATTCTTTTATTTGTTACTGTACTATCCAAAGATTTATATTCATCTCTTATAGTTTTAAGTGCTTGATAAGATTTATTTGCACTACCTGTTGATGTAAATTCATTTGCAAATATAGTTAAGTCAACTTCTTGATTTTCAGCAATTCTTAATTTTAATTGTCCCATCATCCAATTTTTTCTAGTTTCTTTGTTTACACCTAACATTATATTTTTACTTATTAAATAACCACCACATTTTACTCTATTACATTCTAAAGCCATTATACATCTCTCCTTTTTATTTTTATTTATTTATTATTTTAATTATATTATACTATTACTCTTATTAAAAGTCAATATCTTAATAGAAAAACATTTTTGAAAAAAAACTATTAACCATTTCTTCATCTATAAATTCTACTAGTTTATTGTCATCATCTTTATAAGTATGTATTTTCATTACTTTTTCATTATTTTCATCATATCCTAATGTTACTACATAGCTATTCTTACCATTGTATCCTATTTTAACTACATTCTTACTTCTTATTGGTATAAATTTACCATCATATATAGTTATTGCTCTAGGTTCTCTCATGTACATCAACTCCTATTTATCATATATTTTAAAATCATCTGATACTACTTGAAAATACTTACCATCTAGTTTCATAGAACTATTATTTAGCATTTTACAAAGTTCATTTGCATATTCTTCATCTACTCCCATACAAAATAATTCATCAGGTTTCATTTTATACAAGTCTCTAACTAAAATTTTCATTTTCCATCAACCCCTAATTCTTTTAAAATTTTATTTTCTAATTCATTAGTTGTCATTTCTAGTATCCCATTTATCAAGTGACCGAACATTCTAGTTTTTTCTAATTCTATTATTTCTACTGAAACATCATTACCTTTTCTAATAAATATTACTTTACAATCTTTTTCTGCTATTACACAATAACCAATCAACGTTCTTGCTCTAATTGATGATTCTGAATGAGAATAAATAAAACCTTTTTGTAGTAAAACATTATCCAAATCTCTCGTTAAAACATAGTAGTCATTAGTATTGAATAAGTCTTTAAAATCTTTTTGTTCTTCTATCATCCATTTTCTCCTTTTATTTATCTTATTTACTTATATTATACTACTACTCTTATTAAAAGTCAATAATTATTTTAAAAAAATTATTCATAACTTACTTCATCCTTTTCAAATCTACATCTTTTAAATACCGGAAAGCGAAGACTTAATTCTCCTTTTTCATTATTTGTCTCTTCAAAATATTGGATTTCAATAATTTTATTTAAATATTTATCTTTATTATTCCATATTTCATCTCTCATATCATCTGAAAATCCACTACCTACCCCTAAATCATATCCTTTATAATCACAAATAATTTTACCTAAAGTTCCCTTAAATTTTCCATCCCCTTCTTCAAATCCAATTACCTTAAGGTCGCAAGTACTCATTACTTTTAATTTTAACAAAACTTTACTGCGTTTAAAATCATAAGGTCTATCTATATTAATCATAGCACCTTCTGCACCTTTATTTTTTAAATCATCTAAAATTCTAAGCACTTCCTTATCATCAGTACCTTCATATAATATTGGAGTTATATTTATATATTTAGTATCTTTTATTGTATTTAATAAACTTCTTCTTTCAGAATATTTCATTTCACCTTTTTTGTTATCAAATTCCACCAATGGAACAATATCAAATATTTGATATTTAATACCATGCTTTTCTTTATCTTTAGTAGATACAATTTTCATAGTATCTTTATATACCGTTTCATATGGACTTTCTATTGATAATAATTCACCATCTAAACATATATTATCTAGTCCTAATTCAATTATTGAGTTCTCAATATCAACCAATCCTTCAAAAATTTTATTTTGTCTACTTTTCATTATTATTTTTCCATTTCTTATTTGAGTAAAACATCTAACACCATCATACTTTTCAGTTATAAATTTATTTCCTTTAGGTAATTTATTTAAATCACCCTTACTACCTAACATTATATCAAATGAAGGTATTAAATTAGGTATAGCTTTATTAACTCCTTTTACATCTATTCCTATCTTCAATGATTTTGTAAATAAACCTATGCAGAACTCCTTATTGGTATCAGTTTGTTTATTACAAAATTCTCTTACAATAGCAATATCCACATCTCTACCACTATTATGTGCTTTCAAGTATTCCATAACCTCTCTAATTGTATCTAATTTAAGTTTATCATTGTCTAATGGTATATTTTTATTTATTTTTTTCTTACTTAATCCAGTTACTATATTACTATCTAATAAAAATTTCAAACATTCTATAAATAATTCATTGTCTTTATTTTTTTTGACTATTTTAATTTTATCATTTTTGCCACTAGTTTTAGTTATTAAATCAAATATTTCCACAACTTCTTTTAAATTTTCCATTTCTTTTCTCCTTATCTATTTATTATTAATTATACTAAAATTCTTATCAAAAGTCAATGTTCTTTAAAAAATTTATATTTTTCTTTTTAAGTTATATACAGAATATACATTTGCTTTTATATTCATATTGTTTAATAAACCTTTAATTTGTTTTTCACTTAATTCAATTCCAGTTTCAAGTTCAAAGTTTTTGATTTTATCTGCAACATAAGAATTATATAAAGAAGTAGTTGATATTCCTTCAACATCTATTCTTCTTAATATTCTATTTATTTTATCTCTACCTGCATTTTCTTTAATTCTATCTAATCCATCATTGTTAAATTTATTTTTTCTATTTTTCCATAGGTATGGATTGCTTTCATTATAGTAGTAGTAATCATAATTACTTTTTTCTTTAACATACATTTTATATCCACGTTCTTTAGATGCTTTATCAATTATTCCCATAGTATAATCATCTAAAACTATTTTTTTATCTTCTAATTTTATTTCATTTTTTTCAACATTAATATTATCCATTTTTATATTAATGATTTCTTCACCTTTTAATCCATTTCTTAATAATAGTACTATAGCTTTATCTAAATAGTTTTCAAATACATTAACGCCCATTATAACTTCTTCATAAGGGATATATCTTAATGTTCCATTTTCTATATCTAATAAGTCATTTTTATTTATATCTCTATATACTTTATTTCCTATAAATATTAAATATTTTTTTAATAAACTCCATTTAACTGCTAATGTATTATATTTTCTACAGTCTAAAGAAGATAACATGTTTATACAGTCTTCTTTATTCCAATCTTCTATTGTTCTATTTATTGTTGTTTCATGTGCTTCTATATTTTTGAATAATGTAACATATGATTTTCTAGTACTTTCACTCATTTCTTTTTCTTTTAAAAATCTACTTATATTAGTTTCCATAACATCTCTTCTCCTTTTTATTAATTATTTGCCTTTTGTTTGGTCATATTTCTAATATCATAAACATTTTTTGTAATACCAAATTCATATTTTAAATAATCCCTTAGTTCACTTTGAGTTAAATTTCTTTCTATTTTATGTTGATGTTCAATTACTTTATCAACTACATAACTAAGGGTAAGGTTGCTTAATATGATAGTGTTATCATTTAATTCCTCTTTTATTTTTTGAAGTCTACCTCTCATGCCACTTATTTTTAAATGTGATAATCCATCATTAGTCCATTTGGTTCTTCTAGTCTTAAATAGATATTCACTATCCATATTGTATACTATTATTTTTTCATAACTTCCTAGTGCTACATATTCTTTTTCTTCTGTTGCTCTTTTAACTAGATACATTGTATAGTCATCTATTTTTTTATTATATATCATATTTCTTTTAAAATCAATATCTTTTACTTTTAATTTTACTAAATCTTCTGCTTCAAATTTCATTCCTATACCATTTCTAGCTAAAAATAATAAAGCTTTATCAGAATAGTTTTCTAATTTGCTAACTAGTTTTATTAAGTCTTCTTTGTAGATATACCTTTTTTCTTCATACTCCTTATTAATTTCTATGACTTTATTTAAATCTTTTTTTGTAATTAATTTTATGTTTTTATTTCCTATGAAGTCATAATACTTTTTTAATAAACTCCATCTGCTATTGATAGAATTATATGTGCCTTTATCTATACAATGATTAAGTAATAATATAAATTCTTCTTTAGTTTCAATATCTTCTATGTTTTTATGCAATACTTTTTCTAATTCTATCATTTTTGTAAATAGGCTTTCATACATGTTGTATGTATTTTCATTATTAATTGTTGTTAAAAATATCTCTCTATATTTCATGTACATCACTCCTTTTATATTTTATCTATATTATAGACAAAATTTAGAAGAATATACAAAATGGAAAAATATTTTTTATTTTTTTTATCTTATTTACTTATATTATACTACTGATATTATTAAAAGTCAATAAAAAAATGAGAGAAAATTTTCTCTCATTTAAAAATTTATAAATCAAATATATTTATTTTTCCCATAGATTCTTGTATGTCTTTACGTTGTTGTATATAGTACTTTTCGGACGTACGACTGTTAGAATGTCCAAGCGTATCTTTTATTTCTTGTAAAGTAACATTTGGATTTTCTCCCATTTTTGTACCTATTGTATGTCTTACATTATGGAAATGAACTCTAGGAACTCCAGCTATGTCGCAACAGTCATACCAAACATTTCTTATGCCCTGTTCAGTTAATTTTTCGCCATTTCTATTTGTAAATAAATATTCTCTATTTGGATTATATAATACTAATTTTTTTATAAGTTCAGCAACTTCATTATTACAATTTGTACTACGACCAATATGACCTTTATTACCTTTAGAACGTACCATTATTTTATTGTTATCTTCTAATTTTAAATCTTCTATTTTTATTCTACTCATTTCTCCAATTCTTAATGCAGTTGAAAATACTAATTTTACAATTACTTTATTTCTTAAATTTATATAATTACTATGACAGTTAAATTCTTCTTTATCTGTTGCTTGTAATATTGCTTTTATAATATCATCACTAAATGCTTTATCTCCTTTATAATCATTTTCCCCTTTTTCATTGATTTTAGGAAATCTATATAGGCAATTATCATTTAATAATTCTTCATTAACTAAGAAATTATAAAAACTACTCATTTGTTTTATTTTTTTATTTATTGTTGCTATTGAAATATTATCTTCATCTTTTTGTTTATTAACCCATTTAAACCAAAATTCCTTATCCATATTAATAAATTCACTAACTTCATTTATTTTTTCATCTTTAACAAATTTTTGCAATGTACTAACATAACTCTTAATTGTAGCTTCACTCTTGTTTAATAAATTTAAATACTTCACATATTTAAAAATGTAATTATCCATACTCATATTTTTATCTAACATATAAACCACTCCTTTATTTATTTATATAATAATTGTAACATAAAGTTTATATAATGTCAATCATTATTTGAAAATTCTTTTTACTTTTATATTCCTTTCTTTACAATAAGGGCAATATGATATTTCGATTTTATAAATTTTATCTTCAGTGTATAATTTATAATATATTTTATCTTTTGCTATATAAGTTATTAGACAATCTTTACATTTTCTCAAATTAAACACTTAATCACTCCTTGTTCATTTATTTTATACTTATATTATACTATCATTCTTATATAAAGTCAATAGAATTTATAAAAAAACTAGAGAAAATTTTCTCTAGTCATCTTAATAAATCTTTATTTTCATATATATTGCCTACGATTTCAACATCACCAAAATACATATAAGCATATAGACTATCTTCCCATCTTCCTTCGTTTACTACACGATATTCACCATTAGTATATTTCACATATAAGTTAGCTTCTCCATCATCAACTTTAACTTTTAAAATATCTCCTTCATATATTTCTTTTCCGTTTTTATCTTTTAAATTTGTATATTGCATTAATCTACAAACATATGGATACGTAGCTCTCCAACGTCTACATTCTTCATTTTCCATACCAACCTCTGTTTCAGTGCTTGTTAACAAGCTTCCCTATTCATCGTATCCTCTTTCACCTAAGCTACTTGAGTTGGTATGATACTCCAAGGGCATAAATTCGGAACTGAACTTTCCTACATATTTATTAATCATTTCTTATTTACTTATATTATACTACTATTATCATTAAAAGTCAATAAATTTGCACCCATCGTCATAAAATTCATCACCTATTAATAATTTCCTAAATCTTCTTTTAGATTTTTCATTATTTTCTCAAGAAATGCTAATTCTTTTGTTATATTTTCTCTTTCTACTTTTAATTCACCCATTCTTTTCTTTTTACAACAAATTTCTAATCCAATTTTAGGATTGAAAACATCACTTCTATGACATTTAGCTTTAAAAATATTGAAATTTTTATCTATTACTATTACTTCAGGATTATTTATTATTACTACTTTAGCCCATTCCCTATTCGCAATAAAATCATCCCAAAACTTATTTAGAGAATCATAAGGACAATCATCATCTATTCTATATATTTCCATTTTATTATTATTTGTCATAGGTTCTAGCATGCTCTTGCTAAAGCAGTATGGATTATAATAATCATCAGAATCAAGTTTTATTATATATCTAATACGTTCTTCGTTTCTTGATATCCTTACGATTTCTCCTACTTTACCTAAAGTATCCTTCATGTTACTTATGAATTTACACCCATCGTCATAAAATGTATCAACTATTAAGTCATTTTTAACTCTCACTTTATCTCCAATTTTGAATTTTTCCATTTTACCATCTCCTTTATTTTTTTAAGATAATTCTAAACATTTATGTTTTATTTTTTTAACCGCTCTATTGAAAATTTGATTTACATTTTGTTTTGATAAATGTAATATTTTACCCATTTCCTCAAACGTATAACCAGCTAAGAACAATCTTATAATTTGTCCACTTCTTTCACTTATTAAATTAGCATATTTTATTATTTCTTTAACTAAATCTTTTTCTATAATTTTATCTTCCAAATTATAATCATATTCTATTAATTCTAATAATGTTTTACTTTCTTCTTCATGAACAATTTTTCTATCCAAACTATCAACAGTTGCATCTCCTCTTCTTTTCATTGTATTTTTATTTTGATAAAATTTTTTACAACTCCATTTAATAGAATTTTCTATAAAAACAGATTTTCCCATTACTTCATCTAATTTATCTAGGTCTTTTAATAGATTTAATATTATTTCTGATTTCAAATCTTCAAGACCAAAATAATTATTCTTTGCATTGTTATAATAAAACATTCTTGCATATTTATCTATCAGCATTTCATAATCATTTATTATGTTAACCTTTAATTCATTATTCATATACCCCATCTCCATTTATAATTTTTATTTTTCTAATATGTATTCTACTATAGTTTCAATACTTGTATCAAGCTTCCCTATTCAACATATCCTCTTTCCCCTAATGGCTACTTGAGTTTGTGTGATACTCCCAGGGCGTAAATTCGGGTTTGAACATCCCTACATATTAATTTTTTATTTTTATTATCTTATTTACTTATATTATACTATTGCTATTATTAAAAGTCAATAATTATTTAAAAAAATTAAGGAGAAAATCTCTCCTTAATCTTCATCAACAGTAAGTTTTGCATTAGGCATGAAAACTAAAACTAAAAACCAAAACAATCCGTTTAATCCATTGCTATCATTTAACATAGGTGCTAGCCAATTTAACCAAGGAATACCATTGACATTTACATTAACTATGTCTAGTATCCAAATTACATAAATTGCCATCTTAACTAAACTAACTAAAGTATTAAATAAAAAACATATAAAAATATTTCTATATTTCATTCTCATCCTCTCCAATCTCTTTTAAATAATTTCCAAACTCAATAAAAACTTTCAAATCTCTTAAAGATTCATCGATATAATTAGAAGTTTTTATACTTACTTTTTCTAAGTTTTCATTTTCACATCTTAATTTATCTATTTCATATTCAATTCTATCATTCTTCTCATCAATTGGTTCAGAATAATATACATCAATTATATAGGGAACTTTATAATCAACTCTAATCTTCAATCCTTCTATCTTTCCATTTACAATATGATTTTGTAAATGTTTAATAGCTTCTCTACCTATTGTAACCTTATTACAACGTTTACTATGTGTCATATTATATAATTTAATGTTAACTATTAATTCATCATAATAACTATATTCCTTCATGATATCACCATCCTTAATCAGAAAATTTAAAAGATACTTTCATATCAGCTTTAGTGCAAGTGGCTTGAGCATTATATTTTTTATTCAATAGGTTATATTTTATTGTATATTTGTTACAACCTAAAACTTTACAAGCTATTAAATAATTATCAAATACTTTATGATAACCATCATTATTAAATACAATTACTTCTTTATCTTCTATTTTATCGCTTTCATCTTCATAGTCATATTCATTAATACTTAATTGTTCTTTATTGTTTATTAATTCTTTTCTTAATTTCATTATTAATTGTTGTACTCTTTGTTTACTTATTTCCATTTTACAACCTATTTCTTCATAATTATAACCATTCATAAGCATTATAACTATATCATATAATCTTTTATCTTTTAAATTTTTTATATAATTTAATATTTCATTTCTATAAATACCTGTAAAATCATCTAATCTTCCAACAGTTCTATCTCTAACTTTTTCGGTATCTTCATCCATACCTTCATTTTCATGAACTTTTCTTTCTCCACCTTTTTGAACATATTTATACAAATCATTATTAATAAAGCTTAACATTTTATTTCTAATTGATTTTACAGCCAAAGTACTAAATTTTCCTTTACTTTCATCATAAGTTTTAATGACATTGTATAAAGTTATCATTCCAATTTGTTTTAAATCAGCATATACATCATATTCAGATACAGTTGTATAGAAAAATCTTTGTATTACCCAATCTACTAAACTTTCGTTTTCCATTAACATTTTTTCTATTCTTATTTCATTTTCAAATTTTTCCATCTTTCATATCCCCCATTCTTTATCATATAATAATTATATTACATTTTTTATCTATTGTCAACAATTATCACCAACTTTATTTTTATTTTTTTACTCTTATTCCCTCCATTCAAAATTTATTTTCTTATTTAGAGTTTTACTTTTAGCACTTTTCCTTAATCCTTGACATATTTTCCTAATAGAGTTCTTATCAATATCTAAATCTTCACTAGCCATTTGGAGATTATCATAATTTTTATAAAATTTTCCATCTATAAAAGCTATAACACTTCCTTTACTTTTTCTAATTTCATGTTTAATATTAAATTTTTCTTTTAAGTTTTCTCTTATAAAAAACATTTTTTTATTTATAATACGATAATTCTTATTTAATATTTCACTTATTTCTTTTCCGTTGTATCCTCTTAGCATATAGTAAAATATTATATAATAATCTCCACCTAAATTCTTTACATATTGTAAATACATTTCAATGTATAAAATTGTTTCGTCATCATAATCACCTAACATATCTTCAAGGGTTAACTTTTCATCTTCTTTAGTTTGTATATCTTCATTGAGTGATAAAATATTTTTATTATTTATTGTATATTTTTTATTAATATAGGTTATAATAGAATTGTAAATACATTTACTACAATAATAAATAAAAGATTTCTCATTATCTATATTGTCAATAGGTTTATAAGTCTTATATGCTTTTACAATAGCTATTCTACCTTCTTGTAATAAATCATCATAATCATTGCTATAAATGAAATTTGAAAAATGTCTTTTGATATTTGATTTAATCAGATATTCATATTTGATTACAACTTCATTTATATCAATTGTGTTCTCCATTCCCATTCCCCCTTATTACTTTTATTAATTATATTATACCATTACTCTTATTAAAAGTCAATAATAAAAAATAAAAAAGGAGAAAATTTTCTCCTTATAAATTTATAAATAAGTTATTTCTAATCCTAAATTTTTAGCAACTCCAATAATTTGATAAACTTCCTCATCCCTTTCAGGAAGCACGTAGACCTCATCAGCAAAGGTTAATATTTTTAATGAATAATTTATCAATTCATCTTTGTCAATGTCCTTAGAAAGCCAACCAACGGCTTTCAATGGACTTATATATAATATATGTTTCCTTCCATTCTTTAAATCATCCCTAATCAATTCTCTAATTAAGGATTCAATTGCCTTTTCTTGTCCTTCCGTATTACTACCAGTAATAAATATAACCTTATAATCATCCAACTTCATCATATCATCCCCTTATAAATTAGTAGTTTTGTATCTAATTAATTTCATTGCCATGTCATCAAGTTGTTGAAATGATTCTCTTAATGTTTTAGAAAAATATTGTTCTTTACCTAATTCTTTTTCTCCTAATCTAACAGTACTTCCACTAAAATCAGTTTCTTCAAGTTCTTCATTTTCATTTAAACAATTTACCATTTTATTATATGAAACATCAGTCATAATTAATACTTCTTTATATTGTATTTCAAATACTAATTTCCATTTTCTTTTATCCTCAGTTCCATTTTTATTAATTTTAAGTTTTAGGTAATCACTTACTTTATCTCTTATTGGTAATATTTCTATTAAACTTCTTTCAACAGATTTTTGTATATTATTGTATGTTCTATATATATTACTATCATTTTCCATATTCCTTATTAACCATTTTTCATGAGCTTTAACATGACATACGCCAAACATTATATTAAGTGAATGGTATAGCCATTTATTTTCTTTTTTACTTTGGTTTATTATTATTCTTATTTTTGTTTTAAAACTATTTTCTTTTGCTATTCTTCTTGTGCCTTGATTACCATGTTGTTTATATTCTTCATAACTATCTAATTTTCTATAATCTTTTCTTTCTTTTAAATTTACATTAGTTTCTAATTCTTTTTTCACAATATCTTCTCCCCTTTTTATAATTTATTTTTATTTTTTACTTTTACCTTTTCCTTTTTCCTTTTAATTCAGATTCTTTTTCTTTTTCAGCTTTTTTTGATTTCTTAAGTTCTTCAAAATAAGTTGGTAATATTTGTTTCATTTTTTTTCTAAATTCTTTTGCAAAATATTCTTTAATTTCTTTAACTTCTTTTTCTAATTCTGTAGGTATTTCATCGCTTACATCAACTTCATTTAATATACTTAAATGTAATTTTCCAAAGTCATTATTATATCTTGCACTTTCTGCTCTAGTTTCGCTAAATCTAACTAGATATTTATTTGTATATTCTTCGTTGAAACAATATTTGTATGCATCAACTTGTCTGTCAACAAAATTATCTAATTTTTCTTTATCACTTTTTTTCATAATATCTTCTCCCTTTTTATATTTATTATATTTGTTACAATTGATGTTATATTAGTACAGTAGTTATTACTGTTTCAATACTTGTATCAAGCTTCCCCATTCAACGTATCCTCTTTCCTTTTTACAAAGTACTTGAGTTGGTGTGATACTCCAAGGGCGTAAATTCGGACTTGAACGTTCCTACATATTTATTATATTTTAATTTTATTTTTTTTATTTCTTATTTACTTATATTATACTATCATTCTTATTAAAAGTCAATAATTATTTTTATTTTTTTATCTTTTATTTCTTTTTACTTGTACTCGTTTCCTTACCTCTTAGGTTGAACCACTTCCAGTTTCAATGCTCTGTTTCAGTGCTTGTTATCAAGCTTCCCTATTCATCGTGTTCTCTTTCCCTCTTATGAGGTACTCAAGTTTTTTATAACACTCCAAGGGCGTAAATTCGGACTTGAACGTTCCTATTTATTTCTTATTTACTTATATTATACTATCATTCTTATTAAATGTCAAATATTTTGTAAAAAAACTGAGAAGAAAATTTTCTTCTCTATATTAAATCATTTCATATAATTCTATGCATATTCTAGAAAGCAATTCATCTATTTCTATTAAGTTTTCACTACAAATAATATCAGTATATTTCATTAAATTAGTAAGAGCATTTAAAACTCCTTTAATTTCTTCTTTTGATTTAAAATTTATTATTCCATTTTTAACTCTATTGTATAAAAATAATAAATAATATTCATCATCACTCTTGAATCCTTTACCATACTTATTTAATGTTTTCTTTATGGCATCCTCTAGCATTTCACTTTCAACTAAGTTTAAATTATATTTCATAATCCCCACATCCTTTTTATTTTTTTATTTCTTATTTACTTATATTATACTATCATTCTTATTAAATGTCAAGTATTTTTGAAAAAAAACTGAGGAAAAAATTTTCCTCCTATAAATTAAGTATTTGATTTAAAATGTCTTAATTAAGAATACTATCATTATTACTACTCCTATGACCCCTAAAATTGCTCCCATTTTGCTAAATTTAATTTGTTCTTCCATTGCCATTATTAATCTTTCTTTATCCTCTTGTACTGTAAATCCATCTTTTCTCATTTCCTCTATAAGTGTATCTATATTGGCTGAGTATTCATTGTAATATGCTCTATCTCTAATGTAATTTAGAATAGGTAAAAGAGCTAAACAAATACCAAATACTTCTAATGCTCTACTTATTAATAATAATAAATTCATAAAATACCTCCAGTTTAAAGTCTTTAAGACTATTTATTTTTATTATTTTGTTTTTTATATTTATTATACTATTATTATATCATGTAGTTTATGTTATGTCAAGTACTTTTTTGAAATAACTGAGGAAATATTATTTCATTTCCTCTAGATTTAAATTTAATAAGTTTATTCGTTCTATTATTTCCTTATCACCAAGGAAAACTTTTTTTCTTCTATCATACAACACAACATGACTACCACATTTTTTACAAATAGCACCTTTGAAAGCTTGTTTTTTACTTTCTGTCAATCTACTAACAGTTCCTATTATTCCATCCACTGGACAGATTACAAAGTATTTATCATTTCTTTCTTCATATTTCAATTTTACTTTCAGACTATCAGATATTTCTAAATACTTACAAACTTCTTTCCATCTATCATCATGATTACAATTATCATCGTGTAATTCATTAGCTATATAATGTGCTAATTCATGTTTTAATACGTATTCAAGTTTTTCATTTGTTGCATTTCTAAAAAATGATTTAGATATTTGCATGTCACAAGGGACTATTTTTTTAGAGTTTCTTGTAAGATAAAATCTATAACAAGCAACTTTCTTTTTAAATCTTCCATTAAGATTTATATCTTTTTCAAATAATGGTATTTCATTTCCTGTTTTCTTATTAAACATTTCTATGTTTTCATTTAAAAATACTCTTACTTCATTAACATTTTTTATTCTTCTTTCCATTCTTCATTCCCCCTAAAATATTTTTATTATTTATTTCTTTTATACTTATATTATATACTAGATTTTATCTATTGTCAAGTATTTTTGTAAAAACTGAGAAGAAAAAATCTTCTCTATTCAACTTCAACTTCTATTTTTTTAAAAAAATCTATCATTTCTTTTTCGTATTTATTGAAAAGTCTGACTGCTTTTTTATCTGCTATTTTTTCACATTCGATATTCCTATAGTGTTCCATTTGCATCTCACCAATTAACCAAGTATTTATTTCATATTCCTTTTCACATTCAAAATATAATTTATTATATCCATGTTTATCAAGCGACCTATTTAGTGTTATCATATGCCCTATTTCATGTAATATAGAAACCATGCAATAAACTTGAAAAAAATTCATTTCATATTTTTTCATTATGTAATTGTAATTAAAACCATAATGCTTTAAATAATCCACAAAATATTCATGCTGTCTAATTATACTTTCTCTTTCGGTATAAACATTTTCAGGAACATATAACAAACTATATCTATCAACTTTTTCTTGTCCTCCACATGCAAAAGATTTTTTTGAATATTTTTGTATGCAATAAGGTATTCCTTTTTTCAATTCTTTTTTCTCTATAAAAAAATCAAATATTGAATTCATAAAATCTTCTGTGATGTCAATATATTTTCTTTTTATTAAATCACTTTTAAGTTTCATTTTTTATTTCCCCCTTTATACTATATATTATATATTAAGTTTTATATATTGTCAATCACTTTTGAAAAAAACTGAGAAGAAAAAATTCTTCTCTTTTAAAAAAATTTTTCTTTAATAAAATCTTTTATTTCAATTAGAATTACTCCGTTTCAGTGCTTATTAACAAGCTTCCCTATTCATCGTATCCTCTTTCCTTTTTACAAAGTACTTGAGTTGGTATGATACTCCCAGGGCGTAAATTCGGAACTGAACTTTCCTATTTATTTTTAAAAAATTATAACCATACACTATATAAAATCAATTTCAGCTTTTAAATCGCTCCACATGTCCAATTGATAGGCAACATTATCATATAGTCTTTCACTTTCCATTTCATCTCTCGAATATACGCAAATTTTATTTTCTAATTTATATGCTACTAAGTCACATCTTTTTTCTAAGTATTCAATTAACATTTTAAATGTATGTTCATCTTTACATTTTATTTCCATAATATACATATTTACAACTCCCTTTTATTTATTATTTACTTATATTATACTATTTTTACTGTTAAATGTCAAGTATTATTTTTGAAAACTGTGAAGAAAATTCTCTCTTCCCTTAATAAGTTTTCGCACAAAAGTGGGCTACCTATACAATATTCCAATTTGATTACAATTTTTTAATCATATAGTGCATAATTTTTCTTTTTCCTTTTTTCTTTCTTTTTAAATCATATCCATGCTCTTTTAATATTCTTTCTAAAGTCGGTAAGCCTATTAATCTATTTCTATTATCTCTAAGATTATTTTTAATAATTATATCATTAAAAACAATATCTCTAGTAATCCATTTATTAAGTAGATTATCTTCAATAGAAAAGTCAATTTTTATATGTTTATGTTTTCTATGAATAACACTAAGATGACAATGTATACATAATGTTTTATAAGTATAAAACAAGTGTTTTCCTAATACTTTTTCTTCTATGTTTTTCAACTCTAATTCTGTATAATTATCTATTGTTTTATATTCTTCTAGTCCTAACTCAACTAAAGTATCTTTTACCATATTAGCAAATGGATAAATGTGATGAACTTGTAAGTCTTCAATTCCACCACATTGTTCACATTTATCCTTCTTAACTAACTTTACAAACTTATGCCAAATTCTTATCCTTATATAATTATTTAATGTTTGTTTTCTTTTTTTCATTATTTAACATTCCTTTTTAATCATAATATTCCAATTTTATTTTCCATTATAAATATACATTTTATAAAAATTATCCCAAATTTGATAATATTCTTCAGAATATTGAAGTTGTCTTAATCTACTTTCTTTCATAAGAATAGCATATTCAACATTGAATCCATTTCTAGATTTTATTTTTTCATCAATAGCTTTTTTATTTTTATTTTGTCTTTTTTGTGCTAAAGACTTCCTAATTTCATATATATCATTTTTAATTATATCTACATCAAAACCATTTAAATAATTCTTCTTAATATATTCTATGTCTTTAGTTAGAAAAATTTGAAATGCTTCATAAGTATATTTATACCCTAATTCACAGGTCAATTCAAAACTCAATTCTTTGTCAAAATCTTTCAATTTTTGAATATTACATTTTATATTTTCTTTTCTATTGCCATATACTAAATCATTTCTACTTGTAATATTATATTTTTCACATATTCTATTTTCAATATCTATTACCTTTCTTAATTGTATGGAATTTGTATTAAGATATACTTCGTTATTTTCTAAATCTACTGCAATTTTTACTTTATACCATTTTATTAAATTGTCTTTTTTTTCAAGTTTATTTAGAGCAGATAAAAAATTTGAATATAGAGCAGAATTTTCAACAGAGAAAAAATCTTTTTTAACTATATCTTTATCATTTAAAATAGGATATTGATAATTAATATTCTTTTTTTCATTTGGGTAAAATATTTCTACTAGAGCCATACTAGTTAGCCAATTGTCAAATGTTTTTACACAATATGTTTCATCTTTAAAATTACAATAACCTATAATAGAATTTAATAAGGCTTGTTTCATTAGAAAACTCATACTTTTTTCATCCTCCTTAATATCATATACTTTCCTTTTTGCACTATCGAATTCTATCCCGTTGCTTCCCATAAGCGTATAATATACTCTATTTCCTATTTTATTTTTTTCTATTGTGCATACTTTGGAAAGTTTGTTGATTAAAGTTTTTTCTTTTTTTCTAAAATTATTATAACTGTAATCACAAAGTTCACAAAGTTCTTTTGATGTATAAGTTCCATCTTGTAATGTTACTTTCATATTATCATCTCCTTTTTCTTTTGTCCCCCAAACAGTTCTCTGTGTTATATTATATATATATTATATTATAGAACTGTTATGGGGACATTTTTATATTTATATATATTATACTATAAATTTTATTAAAAGTCAATAATAAAAATAAAAAAAAGAAAGGCTATTTAAACCTTTCTTCATATAAATTAAATATTAAACATTAAATCACCTAAGCATAAAAGAAAATCTTTTTCTAATTCCCAGTTATCACATATCATAATAGTTTTGTTTTCATTTTCATAGCCATATTCATTTTTTGTATGTCCTTCATATCCTTTTTCACAATATAACCAAGTTATTAATTCACCATCTATTCCTTTATAAGTTGAACTATGTGCTACTACTGTTTCTAAATAAGTTGTTTCATGTAAAAAATCTTCATTTTTTAAATCTTTTTCTGTTAATTTATCTTTTGCAATTTCTAAAACAAATATATCATTTACATTTTCTATATCTTCATCTTTGTAACCTAGAGTCACTGTTGCTTCATAGCTATCATCTAATTCTTCTATCTTTACATCAATTTTATCCATATCAATATCTTTTGTAGCATTTAAATATAATCTTTCTTTGTCATTCAATTCATTATATTGTGGTTCATATTCTTCTAAATTTCTTTCAATTTCATTTTGTATATTTTCTTTTAACAATCCTTCAGCTTGTTCTATTTTATTAGAACATCCTATCATAGATATACCCATTAGACCTCCTAAAATCAATCCTAAACCCTTTCTAAATACCTTCATGATAAATTCCTCCTTTAACTTTTTAAATTTGTTTAAATCCATTTAAATTCATTATATCCAATAATTGGTTATAATATACTAACTGAGGATATTATATATCCTCTTTATTTATTTTATCAGGTAGACAAATTATAACTAATAGTGCGAAAAACCCAAAGAAAAATCCTAGTATTAACCAAGCTATAGTACTTCTACCTTTTTCAGTAGCAATAAGACAACATCCAATTGCAAATAAAATACTCCAAATTAATATAGCCATAATTTCAACTCCTTTTTAAATTTTATATTTTGTTATCAACTGAGGATATTAAATATCCTCTTTATCCTAATATTCTATTAAGTCCAATTCTTCCATTTCATTTAATAAATCATATTTATCATCACCGCATATGTCTTTATAATTTTCATATTTAAATAAATTTATCTCATCGCTTAAAGCATTTACTTCTACATAATATATTTCATCATTTAATTCAACTTCTACTGATTTAGAACATTCTAAGAATAATTCTAAAAATTCTTCTTCATAATTAAATTTCAAATACATCCATTCAGAATAACCTGTTCTTACATCTCCACGTCCACAATGAACTCTAAATGTAACTATATATTCATCTTCTTTAGTATCATAATAAGTTCTAAAATCAATATGATTAATTAATGGAGCATTCCAATTATAAGTATTATCGGCAGTTATTTCTTCTATCCAACCTTTTTCAATTCCTATTTCTAAATAATCATCAATATAATATTCATAATCAGCTTCTTCTTCTTTATCCCATATAATACCATTAATAACTTCATAAGGTTCTAAAACATTTAATATATCCATTATATCAACTGTCAATTCATTTTCTTTTATATTATAAGTTCCTTCTAAGCATTTTTTTACATCTTCTATTTTTGTTCTTCCAAACATATAAACCTCCAAGTTTAAAGTCCTAAAGACTATTTATTTTTTTATTTATACTTATATTATATAGTATAATTTATATCATGTCAACTATTTTTAAAAAAATATTTTAAATTTTTTATTTTGTTTTTATTGATTGTTAATAACTGAGAACATTAAACATCCTCTTTATACTATATATTATATATTAGTTTATATGATATGTCAATATAATATTAAAAAAATATAGAGAAAAAATTCTCTATATTTTTAAAATTTATGCCAATTGTTGCAAATCAGTTTTATTTATTTCTATTTCTAAAATTTTGCTTAATGCCATTATGCCTTTAGGAGTTATTTTAAGATTACTATAATTATGACCTTCTTTCTCTCCAACTATTACCTTAAACCACGTTTTATCAACTTCAGAATACGGTAACCAACTTTTGCCTTGCTTGAATATAATTCTATTTTCATTTAATGTTTTATTAAATTGTTGTGCTGATTTAAATTTAAATAATTTAGCAACTTGAGTTGATGTATATAATCCATTGCTATTCATAAAATCATCAAAATAATTTACTTTAGGTTTATCTTTTTCTATTTTTTCTAATAATGGTTTCTTTTCTAGTTTTGCTAATTCTTTTGATGCTACTATTCCCTCTTGTCCACCATTATAGATATCTAGTAATAATTTTGCTTTTAATTGTTCATTAGAATTTATAATTTCTCTCATAGCAAAGTATTCTTTTCTTAATTGTTTTCTTATTTCTTTAGCTTTCTCGGTTCTCATTAGCATTACTAGAGCCATGTAACCTTGTTCCGAAAGCAAATAAATGTTTTTGGCATTTCCCCATTGAGCTTTAGTGAATAAGTTGTTTTCTAAAACATAACCTTGACAAGGTTTTGTTTTCAAATCTAAAATATCAACTCCATTTTCAAATTCATCAATGTTGTCCCTTATTAAAGCATTGACTTTATCCGTTCTCATTTCGTGTATCTCGGCTATTGTTTTTGCAAGTATAACTTTCTTACCTTCGCCAAATCCACCTTCTATAACAGGTATTTCTTTCCCCATAAAACTTTGTGTTCCTTTAACTTGTAATTCCATCATATTACCAACTCCTTTTATTCTTATTTGATTATATTGTACTTATACCTTTATTAAAAGTCAATAAAAACCTAAAAATAAATTTTAGGTTTTCATAACTGAGGATTAATTAAAATCCTCTTATTTTACTTTATGTCCTTTTATGCTATAAGTATGAGTTTTGCCTTTATTATCAATTCCTTTAACTACTATTTTATATGTTCTGTATTCCTTTAAGTCTTTTTCTATCTTTGTTCCGTGTAGTTTATTTGCTACTTGTTTTACTATTTTTTTAGTTTTAGCACTGTTTAAGTTGGTTCTAAATCTAACTACGTATTCTTTTTTATTCATTTTTAAGTTATAACTTGTAATTCCTAAATATTTTAATACTTCTTTGTTTTCTCTTTTTTCTATGCTGTCAAGTGTTATATAAGTTCTTCCTTTTGTTCCTTGAATAACTTTAGCATTGATTGTTCCTGCACTTCCTAAAAACATTAAACCTACTAAAACTGCCATAGTAATTTTTTTAATTAATTTTTTCATAATATCAAATCTCCTTTTTATTTTTTTATTTTATATTTAAATTATATCATGACTATTATCTAATGTCAAGTAAAAACCTAAAAATAATTTTTAGGTTTTTCATAACTGAGAGTATATTATACTCTCTATATATATGCCTTACTTATTACATTTAAAACATCTTGAAATTTTTTAGGACTTGTATTTACTGTTAAATAATTATATTCTGTATCTTGTTTATCTATTTTATATTTTATTCTATTTTCCATCATGTATATTTCTATAAAACTTAATTCATAATAATCAACTCTTAAATTATATTTCATATTTACCAACTCCCTATTTATTATTATACTTATATTATATATCAGCTTATTATATTTGTCAATAGTTTTTTTAAAAAAACTTTTATTTTTTTATTGTCAATAACTGAGGATTATAAAATCCTCTTAAAGTAAAAATTGAAATTCATTCTATTGATGTCATCATGTATCATGTCATCGTTGACTTTTACCCACTCATCGGATACACTGCTTAACAAATCCTCTATGCCTTCATTGAAATAGCTTAAATAAAAATTGTCAAATTTAATTGCGTTCATATCCAACTCTCTATCCTCTGAAAACATATTATTTTTTGCTTCTACTGTCAATAGGTTTCAGTGCTCATTAGTAAGCTTCCCTGTTCATCGTGTTCTCTTTCGTTTTAAACTACTCAAGTTTTTTACAACACTCCAAGGGCGTAAATTCGGAACTGAACTTTCCTATTTATATTATATACTAGCTTATATATAATGTCAACTGAAAACTTAAAAATAAATTTTAAATTTTCTCACTGAGGATATTATTAAATATCCTCTTAATACCATTTTCCATATCTGCTTTCATATTCAACTAATGTTATTATACTAAAATCAATTTCATTGTCTATCTCTGATATTTCAACTATATAAGGTTTTCTATTGATAAAAACTTTTGTATCTGAAACATATTTTATATTGTCTAAAACTTTCTTTAAGTTTTGTTTATTAAGTTTATCTAATACATTATCATATATACCTAATGTATATCCTTCACTTTTTATTTTATTTATTATTATTTCCTTATTTGTTTTCATTTTTAAAATCCTCCTAATTCATTTTTATACTATAATTGTATCATAGTATTTATCTATTGTCAAGTAAAAACTTAAAAATAATTTTTATTTTTCTTAACTTTCATAACTGAGGATTAATTAAAATCCTCCAAAGATATTAGTATTTGTTTAAATACATTATCATTGCTTAAATCTTTTATTATATTTTTTAAATCATTATTTTTATTACTGTCTCTAACTATTAATTCTATGTCTTCTTCTATATAGTCTATACTATCATAAACATATTCTTCATAGTCACATCCTGTATAGCTTACTAGTTCTCCATTGTTATTATAATGAAATAAATCTTCATTAGAATTAAAATTACCATTTTCAATTTTATCTGCTATTTCTAGTGGCTCTAAACCTTCCATTAATTCGTTGAATTCTTCCATTTCATGAACTATTAACCAATCTAAATAAAAAGTATTATAACTTATAACTTCAACAAGTTCTAATAAATCAGTATAGTTACCTCTATCCTCTAAATTTTTTCTTAAAGATTCAAATCTGTTCATAATAACAACTCCCTTATTTATTTTTTATTTATTTATTATACTATCATTATATACTAGCATTTATTTATTGTCAAGTGAAAATCTAAAAATAAATTTTAAATTTTCATAACTGAGGATTACTATATATTATAATAATCCTCCATACTAGCTAATACCTTGAAACTATCTAATTTTAATAACTCAATCTCATGTCTATATTCTTTATATTCCTTTTCTGTCATATGAGTATTAAATTTTCTTTCCCATCTTTTAACCATATAATTAGTTAGTACTTCATCTGAGTAGATATCTCTCATATATATTAATTGTCCTTCAGTTGGATTTTGAACTTCTAGTAAACAATCATTCCACATATTATCAATCTCCTTTATTCTTTTTATTTATTTATTATACTTATATTATATATTGGTGATTATACATTGTCAAGCATTTAAATAAAAAAAATCCATATATTTTTTCATATATGGATTTTAAGTATCTTATTTAAAATAATAATTCATATTATTTATAATTAAATCAGTGATATATAATAAACCTTTTTTAGTCATACAAATACCCTTAGAATTATTATTTATATTTTCATATATAAATAAATTTTTCTTTTTATTTTTATCTGTTAGTTTTTCACTTGTTTTAAATTGCTTTTGTTTTACCATAAATTTATTAAATAATGTTATTCCTATTTTCTTATGATAAAATTCATATTTATTAAATAAGTCTATATATTCTTTTTTACTCATAGTTACATTATCATCTAAACTATTTAAATAAGTTTTAAACTTATCTAAATTAGTTATATTAATTACTGTCACATCATTATTTTTAGTAGTTAAAGTTTTAGAACTTTTATTTAAATCATCAATTTTATTAGATAAGCCTTCTATCATTTTTAATAATTCATTTATTGTTTTATTCTGTTCTTCTATTTTATCAAGTAGTTCTGTATTGTTTATTGTTGATATTTCATTATTAGAATTTCCATTTAAAATTATGTCAAGCATTTTACTTCTTATTTCTTGTGCTATTGCGCTATCTCTTAATAACATCGCCATATTTAAAAAACATCTTTTATTTACTAATGTATTACTTTTATTAGCAAATTTTCTATTATCAGCTATAAAATATCCTCTATAGTTAGTAGGGAACAACTTGTTCCCTACTAAAATTTCTTTTGTTTTACTACCATTTAATATTAATAAACCATTATTAATTAATTCTTCTTTATTTCTTTGTATCAATATTTTTATACAATCATAATCAACTTCAAAATATTCAGCCACTTTATCAAGTGTTTCATACTCCATATTACTAATTGTAGTTATAGTTTTATATTTATTCATTATATCTAAACTTTTATTGTTATTTAATATTTCTTGTCTTAATTCCTCTTTTTCTAGAATATCATTTAATACCATTATTACCAACTCCTTTTATATTTTTTACTTGTATTATACTTATAGTTTTATTAAAAGTCAATGAAAATTCATAAAAATATTTAATTTTCCATAAATATTTTATAGAAATATAAACTCAAATCTAAATTTAATTTTTGTCAAATTTTGTCGATTAATACCAAATAAAAACCCCAAAGCTAAATTTAATTTTAACTTTGGGATAACTGAGGATTAATATAATCCTCTATAAATAATACTTGTAATTAATTTTACTGTTTATTATATTACCTTCTATTCTTTCATTTTCTAATTCTATTTTATCAATTTCCTTTTGTTTTTCAGCACCATATTCTTCTTTTAGTTCACCGAATAATTTTGTATTTAAAACTCTATCTTCTTCTGTATTTGAAAATATAGATTTATAAAATGTTTCAGCTAATATTTTTTCTTTTGAATTTACAATTTCTCTCATAGTAAAATAATCATCAACTAATTTATCATGTATTTCCCATGCTAAATCAGTATCCATTATTTTTATAAGTTTTGCATAACCTCTTTCTGATAATAAGTAAATATTTTTAGCTTGTGTTATAGATTGTTTAGCGTAACCCATTTTTGTCAACGTATCGTTGTCGTCGATACGTTTAAGATTTATAAAATCTACACCTTCTTTAAATCTTTTGATGTTTTTATTAAGTGTTTCTCTAACATGAATCATTTTCATATTATGTATTTCAGATATAACTTTATCAGTTAAACATCTTTTTCCTTCACCAAAACCACCTTCTATCACTGGTATTTTAACTCCCATAAAATCTTGTGTGCCATTAATTATGATATTATTCATATTTACCAACTCCTTTTATTTTTTTATTTATATTATACTTAACATATTATTAAAAGTCAATAAAAACTCATAAAAATATTTAATTTTCCATAAAGAATATACCATTCTAAGCTATTTAAATTGATTATAAGCTAGTTACAACTGCTTAATGGATAGATTATTCATTAAACTATAAACTCATATTTAAATTTAATTCTTGTCAATTCTATTAATTATAGGCATAAAAAAATCCTCTACCATAATAGTAGAGGATTGATATTAATTAGTTTCTAATAATAAAGTGCCTTCTGATTTTATTGTATTGCTTCCATAAGTATTTCTTATAGAATTCATATTTCTTCCTTTGAATCCTTTTGACTTTCTAAAATTTTTTCCTTCAGGAGCAATGCACCAACATTTTTTACTTTTGCTCCAAAATGCTCCAAATTCATTTTTTAAATACTCTTTTACTGGATATGTATTTCCAGTGATATATATCCAAGTGCCACATATTTCTATATTAATATTAACAAGTTGGATTAATTTATTAATTATGTTTCTAAAATTACTAGAGTTTCTATATTGACTTTTTATAAAGTCTTCTTCTTTTTTAGTTTTAGTTTTGTTCAATTCATTTTGTTTTGCGTATTCAATCGCTTCTTCATATTCATTATTTATTGCTTTAAATATTTCTTCATCTCCACCTCTATCAGGGTGAAATTTCATAGCTAATTTTCTATATTGTTTTTTAACTTCTTCCATAGTTTCTAAATTTTTAAAGTATTTCATAATGTACCCTCCCAAATATTTAATTTATTAACTATATTATAGCCTAAATGCTATATAAAGTCAATAAATATTTTCATTTTTTTATTTAATTCTCATGAAAGTTTTTAACTTTCAGCGATAACTGAGGATTAATTAAAATCCTCTATTTGGAAAAGATAGACTTCTACAGCCTATTATTCTTCCCTTATCATCTCTCACAGATTCATTTACCAAAGCTAAATCAGTTCTAGTTTTACATGCATTGGCAACCATAGCAGATACAATAAGGATAGTATCAGCTTGTTGTGGAGGTAATCCTATAACATCTCCAAAAGTATTATCAGTTATAGGAATTTCTATTCCATCAGCAATTATACTTCCTGCATTAGTAGTAGCTTGAGAAACTCTTATTAGAGTTCCTGAAGTTGGTATGGTAAGTATAATATTATTATCACCATCCATTATATTAATATCGTGTGGTGTACAATTTATTAATTTTTTCATAATATAAAACCCTCCTAAATATTTTCATTTTTTTATTTAATTCTCATGAAAGTAATTAACTTTCAGCAACTGAAGAAGGATTTTATTTTCCTTCTTCTCGCACATATTCTAGGATACATAAGCTACTTGCTCTACTATAAAATTTCTCTTTTCTAACTCATGAGTTATTTTTTCGCTTTCATTTTTTAGTTTTTTTCTAGCTAAATCATAGAAGTCCCAAAAATACATTAAATTTATATCTATTCTATAACCACTTATTATTATTACTCGGTCTTCATATTCTAACTGTAAATCAGCACTTAAATAATCTTCTTCATTAACATATATCGCAACCCTTATATTATCATTGTCTTTTCTATCTATCATGTTTATAGCTTTTTCAATGCTATTATATCTTATTTTTTTCATATATTATACCCTCCTAAAATTCATTTATTAACTATATTATAGCATTTTAGCTATATAAAGTCAATAAAATATTTAATTCTCATGAAAGTTTTTAACTCTCATGTTACAGAGGATTTTAATTAATCCTCTATAAATAGTATTTGTAATTAATTATGCTATTTAAGTAGCAACTTTTAGAAACATTATATGCATTTAAACTTCTGCTTATATGCACTCCAAAAGTTCTATTTGCTATTTTAACTGCTTTTGTTAAACTTAATATCCCTTGTCCAACTGCATAATTTAAACAAGGGTACAATGAAACAATTGCGTATTTGTTACTTTTAGCGCTAACTATTTTTCCATTTACAATGAATTTTTTATTCATATAAAACCCTCCTAAATATTTTCATTTTTTTATTTAATTCCTATGAAAGTTTTTAACTTTCACGGATAACTGAGGATTATAATTAATCCTCTACGAATATTTCTAAGATATCCTCTTTAAAATCCCACGCTTCAAGATGCTTATATAATACGCCATGCTCTTTTGCTTCTTCTCCAATGTCTAAATCAGATATTCCTTTTATGGTATATCTATCTATTAAATTTTTAAATCCTTTAGTTACTTTAAATTGATATCTTTTCATATATAAAACCCTCCTAAATATTTTCATTTTTTTATTTAATTATCATTTATATTATATATCAGCTTTTATATAAAGTCAATAAATGATATAAAAAAATCCAAAGTTAGGTTTAAATTTAACTTTGGAATAACTGAAAAAGGATTAATAAGTTAATAATCCCTTTTCTTTATAAGTTGTTGTTCTGAAACCTAAGTTTTCATTTAGTGTTTTCAAGTTATCCAATATAAAAGTTCTATCATCATGATTTAAATAAGATATTTCATATTCTTTTTCATTGTTTATACTCCATGATAAAATCATATTTTGTTTTTCCATAGCATTTAATAGAATATTAATATTATTATAGTCCTTTTCTTCAGCATAAAACACTTTTAAATCTATTTTGTTTATTTCAATTTCTTTTTTCATATATAAAACCCTCCTAAATAATCTTATTTTTTTATTTAATTTTCATGAAAGTTTTTAACTTTCATGTCACAGAGGAAATATTATTTCATTTCCTCTACGTATTCGTCAATTAATTCTTTTAATTCATCATCATCAATATATATATTTGGATAATGATAAATTAATTCGTCAATTAATTCTTCTATTATTATTTCAAAATGTTCTCTTAATTCACTTTCATGTATACTTTCTAAATTTGCATATGCATTGAAATAAAAATAATCAGCATTAGGATTAAAATCTCCAAAGTAAATCTTTTGTGATATTTCCATAGGTGTATAACCTTCCATTATTTCATTAAAATTATCCATGTCATATAAAACAAAAGTTTCAAAGCTACCATTTAAACTATTTATTTCATTTACTAAATCTTTTACTAAATAATCCTTATTTTCTAACATATCTTTAATTTCATAATATTTTTCATTTTTCATATAAAACCCTCCTAAAAATTTTCATTTTTTTATTTAATTTTCATGAAAGTTTTTAACTTTCAGGAATAACTGAGAGGAATTTTTATTCCTCTCTATTTATATAATCATAACTTAAGTCTTCTGTATGTCTAACTATTTGATTAAGAGTTGTAAAAGGTTCATTTTTTAAACAATTGATATCAACTTTTGAATTTAAAATCTCATGTCCATCACACCACGCCTTCACTTCTACTTTTTTAAATTTATCTAAGTTGATTTCAAAGCATTTTTTAAACATATCTTTTAAATGTTTACTTTCTTCTATTGTAAAAACTGTTCTATTTTGTGGGCAGTGTGTTCCTATTGTATTCTTTTTATTATTTTTATAAATTCCTTTTATTTGTAAACTCATACTCATATATAACCCTCCTAAAATTCATTTATTAACTATATTATAATATAATTATTATAAAAAGTCAATAAATATTTTAATTCTCATGAAAGTTTTTAACTTTCATGTCACAGAGGATTTTTTATTAATCCTCTAAACTATACGCCATAGTCATATTAAAATCTTTATCTTTATATTGTTCTGAAAAATCAATAACTATAAATTCGCCATTGTTGCTTTTATGTTTATACCATTTTGTGCCAGTTAATGAATTTAGATATGTTTTTTTACCTTTGACATCACCTTCTAGCATTTCAAATACTACTTCATTATTATTATATCTAATACCTTTTCTCTTGCTTATATCTTTTGTTAATTCTGTATATTTTTCATTATCCATATTTAATAACTCTTCAGCTTTTTCTAGACTAACATATCCAGTTAAAACTAATTTTGATATGCTTTCTCTTAATTCTATCATACCTTGTTTTTTAGTTATTTTTTTCATAATATAAACCCTCCTAAATATTTATTTATTAACTATATTATAGTTTAATTACTATAAAAAGTCAATAAAAATTTTAATTATTACCAAAAGTTTTTTTAACTTTCAGCAACTGAAGAAGGATTTTATTTTCCTTCTTCTACTTCTTTATTGAATAAAGATTTTATTTTTTTAGAGAATTTTTTATTACATGTCACGTCATAAAATTTGAATTCATTGTAAAAAGTATATTCTTTTAATGCTTCAAGGTGTGAATTAATCGCTTGAGTTGTAGAACTTGTATCATAATTGCAATTATCAACAATTATTTTACTTTCAAGCGTATCAATTATCATTATTATATTTTCATGATACATTAGATAGTAACTATCATTAATCTTGCTAAATGAATGATTCCCTATTTTCATTTTAATGTTACCTTCCATTATTCCTCTAAATAATTTTTCACTATATTTTCTCATATCATACCCTCCTAAAATTCATTTATTAACTATATAATAACATAGTGTTTATATAAAGTCAATAAATATTTTAATTATTACCAAAAGTTTTTAACTTTTGGATAACTGAAGAAGGAATTTATTTTCCTTCTTCTTTTCTAAATCTGAACTCAAATATATTTTCTTTTCTATGTCCTTTGATTAAATTTATTTCAACAGTTGCTTGTTCGTCATTATCATACATGAATAATTTTTCGATATCGGTTCTATGATTTATACAATATACTAAAAATCCAACTCTTGTATCGCCTTCATATTGAAAATAAACTAAATCGTTTTCAATGTCAACTCTAATTTTATTTATCCATATATTTTCATTTATTCTTTTTTCTCTTTTAATCATGTCAATTATTTTATCCATATTTCTTAATAATTCAACTCTTATTTGTTTTCTATTCATATTGTACCCTCCTAAAATTCATTTATTAACTTTATTGTAGTATAATCACTATATAAAGTCAATAAATATTTTAATTATTACAAAAGTTTTTAACTTTTGTTACTGAAGAAGGAAAAAATCCTTCTTCTTATAAGTTTTCAACTTCTATGCTTGTAATTGTATTTTCATTGCAAGTTATTAAAAATCCTACTTTACTTTTAAAGGATTTTACAAATAATGCTTGAAAAAAATTACCCTTACAGTATGAAGTTTTAGGACTATACCCTAAGATATTCATGAAAGGTATAATTCTTTTTTCACCTTTTATAGCATTTATTTCTTTTATTTCCTCTTCGCTAAATATTTTTTCTTTTAATTCATAATTATTCATAATATAAACCCTCCTAAAATTTATTTTCAGTAATAAAATTACTGTTACTGAAGAAGAGAATTAAATCTCTTCTTCTTATAATGTATCTAAAAAGTTATTAACAATTGATATTTCTTCAGTGTTCAATAATATTTCAGTATGACAATGTTTTGAGTCAATGTAACTATTTTCAAAGACTATATTATTTTCATGAAGAAAATCTATTAATAACATAGTGTCCTTTCTATTTAATTCGACATTATAATATTTTCTCATATAAAACCCTCCTAAAATTTTAATTTTATCAAAAGTTTTAAACTTTTGCTACAGAGGATTAATTTAATCCTCTAAAAATTTACCGTATCTGCTTTCATATTCAACTAATGTTATTACATTAAAATCAATTTCATTATCCACTTCAGATATTTCAACTATATAAGATTTTCTATTGATAAAAATTTTAGTGTCTGAAGTATATCTTATATTATCTAAAACCTTTTTTAAATTTTGTTTATTAAGTTTATTTAATTGATTATCATATATTCCTATAATATACCCTTCACTTTTTATCTTATTTATTATTATTTCCTTATTTGTTTTCATTTTTAACCCTCCTAAAATTTTATTTCAGTAATTTAAAATTACTGTTACTGAAGAAGCGCTTAGGCTTCTTCTTCTTCTTCCATTATCTCAATTTCATTATATATTTCATTTACCACGTATTCAAAAGCTAACCAACTTAAATTGTTTGCATTTACTTCAAAATAAGCGTTTAAGTCATCTTTGACATTATTGTAAATATCAAAGATTTCTTCCATATGCTTAATGAAAAAACACTCTGTTTCATTATAGTATATTAATTCAGGTACTATACCACTTGAGCATCCATAATTTATAACGTCTTCTAAAAATCCTTTTTCTTCTTCATAGTCTTCTATATGGTCTAAAAGGATATCAATAACATTATCCTTTAATTCAGATTCTCCATATAAACCTTTTAATAATTCACTATATTTTTTCATAATAAAAACCCTCCTAAAAATTATAAATTTTATTTCAGTAACTCAAATATCAATTTTGAATTACTGTTACTGAAAAAGTATAGATTTTATAAAATCCCTTGTTTTTTCTTATATTTTTTATTCTTCAATGCTAAAATTCTTAATTTCAAGTCCAAAATTTTCTTGTCCCTTTCTATTTGTGTATTTTCTTATTTTAGCTCTAAAACTTATTTTTTGTCCTTCTTGAATATTTTCTTTATATAATTTTTTAGTGACGTTGCTTATCATGTCGCATAAACAATGACAACATATAAATTCATTATCTTTATAAATATTGTTTACAAGTGCTATTTTTCTACAGCCTCTTTTTTCAATCTTATTGAAAGTTCCTTTAAATTCAATAATCTCATTATCAAATTTTTCAAGTCCTTTTCTATATTCATATCTCCCGTTTTTAGAATTAACATACATATTATAAACCTCCCTTATTTTAAACAAGGGATTTTATAAAATCTATACCTTTTCCGATTAACTGAAAAGGAATTTTTTCCTTTTCCGTTTTTAGGAGGAGGGAACATATTCAATTATATAATAGGATTTTTACCATTGCACTTCATACGCCCTTGTAACTGTTCAATGGCTGTTGGATAATAAAATCCAACTTTTGATTATTACCTTATAACCTTTTGAGCACTTTTTAAAAGTTCCGATTTAAAAAGTATGTTTTCGTAAGTACTTATTAATCGTTGATTAACAGTTTACCTATATAACCTTTGGTAATAGGGTTTTTACCAAAAGCACTTTTTAAATTTTTCCTTTTATCAGTTACTTAAAAGTTTTAAGATAATGCTTAATTCTATCTAATGATATATTAAGCTTCTATTATATACCTTATGCGTATAGCTTAAGGATTTTTTTATTGCTTTTATTACCTTAATTGTATCAGGTCTTTTATCTAATGTCAATCACTTTTTAAAAATTTTTTAAAATTTTCTTAAGTGCTTTTCCTAAGCTGTTTTCCTAAGTTGTTTTATTACCTTAATTGTATCAGGTCTTTTATCTAATGTCAAGTATTTTTTAAAAGTTTTTTAAATTTTTTTTAAGTAGCTCTTAAACTGCTTTCCTAAGTTGCTTTTGTTTTATTATCTTAATTATATCAGGTCTTTTATCTAATGTCAAGTACTTTTTTAAAACTTTTTAAAACTTTTTTAACTGCCTTTCCTAAGTTGCTTTTGTTTTATTAACATAATTGTAGCATCACTTTATTGATTGTCAACTATTTTTTTATGTTTTTTTATGTTTTTTGTATACATTAAACAATATACAAAATACAATATTCATTATAATGTATATAATATATCTATATTCTTTTTAGTATCAGTTCTAAAATCATTTTTCTATTTTATTTTTTTTCTACTGTTGCCGTATGACGTGATATAAGGCGTTTTAAAGACTTTTAAGATAGTTAGTGGATAATTAATCAATTAGATAATATATTCTCTTATATTGTCTTCTATTGCCTTATATTGATATATGAAAAAAAAATAGAAAAACTTTTAAAAAATTATTGACATTAAATAAAGTTATGCTATACTAAAGATAATAAATTAAATAAAGGAGATTGATTGAATTGAAGAAATATAGTATAGAAATAAAGGGCAATATATGGACAAAGGAATTAATTGTTAATATATGCAAGGAAAAGAGACTATTTAAATATAATGTAACAGAATTATTAAGTGGATTAAAATACTGTATACAATTGAATGATTTAAGCTTTTGGAACTATCATTATTTTAAAAAACTTAAGAAAATAGAAGAAAAAAAATAGTAGACTTTTCTACTATTTTTTTATTGTATATATGAATAACTGCTCATATGTTTAATTGTATACAACATGTAATATATAGTATAATGTATTATGTATACAATATAATATATTATATATCATGTATTGTTTATTATGTATAGTGTATACAATATAATTTATTATGTATATTGTATCTTGTATGCAATATATAATATACTGTATGTAATATTATGTATAATGTATTATATTAGTTTACATGTTAACTATTCTCATATTGATAATAAATAATAGTTGACAAATAAACAAGTGTTCTATAATCGAACGTAGCATACTTTATGGTGTTTGTCAACAGTTAATTTTGTCTGAAAAGTTTAGTATAAGTAAACATTGTAAACGTGAAACCATTGAAAATGCTATATTATCATTTTGATAAATTTACAAATACTAAGAAAAATTCATGACCTATTTAAATCGATTCTAAGAGGGCGAACAAAACTTTACTTTATACTCTATCCTTTATATAAAGTCACCCTATACACTGCTTTAAAATCGACGGTAAAAGGTCGGTATGTATTTTTAAAAAGGTGACTATAGTTTTTAATGTATACTTTTTAATGTATACAATTTATTATCATAATGATAATATATGAATAGGTATTCAAGTATTCATATACAGAATTGCATATTATATGAATACTTATTCATATGTTTAATTATCAATATGTAAATAGTAAACATGTTAACTATTATCAATATGATAACATATGAGTAACTGTTCATGTATTATGATTAATGTATACAGTATAATATATGGTGTATACGTATGAATAACTGTTCATATATTGTATGTATAATGTATAATGTATAATGTTTAATGTATACATTATTATGTACTATGTATGTTATACTATGTATAATGTATGCAATATATTATATTATGTATAGTATATGAGATACTAAGTACTATGTATGCTGTATAGTGTGCATTGTATACAATATGATATACTATGTATAGTGTACTATGTACTATGTATACAATATATAGTTAACATGTTAACTACTATCAATATGATAATATATGAGTGAGTGTTCATATAATCAATCATTATCAATATGATAACATATGAGTGAGTGTTCATAGGTTCATATGATAGTATGATAGAACAACTGTTCCTATGATGTTCTATGTTAGAAGAACATATGATACAAAGAACGAACTGCATAGGATTGATTGTAAGACGTTGGCGTTGTGTCCTCCTTATGCTACATCGTTGAGAGTGTCTCTTCTCTTATATTGCCTTGTATTGTCTTATAATAGTATATGTAAAAAATAGTGTATAGAGAAAAAAATTTTCTTAAAAAGTGTTGCTAAATAAGAGAAGGACTGCTAACATTATATTAATAAATAAATAAATAAAAGGGAGATTGATAGTATGAAAAAATTATTATTAGTTTTAAGTTTAATTATTGTTATGGTGATTTTTAAAGACTGTATATTAATAGGTTTAATGGATATCGTCGATTTTGTGGGGAACTTATTTAACTTGAATGTAATTGTTCCGATTGACTTTTTAAATACTTTATATTATCTATAAGAAGGGAATAAGTAGGACAAAATATGTCCTACTTATTTTTTATGGATTATTGTATACAGTATTTTTTATTATGTATTATTTATGGTGAATTGTTTATGGTGAATTGTTTATATTGTATACTGTATTATATATTATGTATGTAATATTATTGATTATTGTATATTGTATGGTGAATAATGTATTATATGATATATTTGAAAGAGTTTTGTCTATATTTGTAGAATATTGTAAAATATAGAGCCTTGTCCCACGTGAAAACTTAAGGGAATTTTAAGAGTAATTTGTGGGGAATTTGTAGGGAATTTTAAGGAACTGATAAGGGGGGGACTCTGAAATTTTGTGGGACATATAATAGGGGGGTGGGTCGGAAAAAATCCCACTATAAATTCTTTGTATACAGTGTTTTAAAAAAGAGTTCTTAGAGAACTATTTGCGTTTTCGACATGAAGGGGGTAGTTTTCGTATAATTCGACAAAATTCTACAATTATATGAGTATAGTCCCTTTATCTACACACTATCAAATTTTATCAAAGTATTATTAAAATATAATTTAAAAATAACTAAATAAACAATCAATATATTTACATCATACACCACGTAAAATTAATACTATAAAAATACACTATATTAGATATAACATATTGTATACACTATTACACATAACACAATATACATCACATTGTATACACCACCCATATATTACCCATTCCTATACCAAAATAAAAGAGGAGGGGGTACTTTATGATAATATCAATTACTAAATCAATAAAATAACACTACCCTAACCATACCCTAATAAAATAACTATAAAAAAACGTGTTATTTTTGACTAATTTCAGTCTATTTTTAGCCAAAAACATGCCATTTTTGACCAATTTTGGTACATTTTTATACCATTTTTAACCAAAAATAACCATAAAATATACGATATACCATATAAAAAGTAATCATATAAAGTTATCCACAATTTCAACAAAGTTATCCACAGAATGATGTGGATTAAAAATAACGATAAATCACGAAAATATTAATATGTCTATTTTTATATCCCATTAAGTCTCGTTTTTATAGGGTAAATAAAAAAAATGTACGGTTAACCGAATAGGAAAAAATCCTACAAAAAATACATGGTTAACCGTACGCAAGAAATTGAAATAAATAAAATACATGATTAATGATATATAAAAGTGATAGAATGTAAATCGGATGGCATTTTTGTGTTTATTTATTGCACAATTGATTCAAATTGTGAACTTATTTCTTTTCTAATGCTAGTAATCTTTTTTCTAATTTAGTAGTCCCAAAAGTATCAAACATTTTAGAATATGTTGTAAACTCAGTATTATTTTTTGATTGAATATAATCAATTATAGCTGTTAAATTATCCACTGTTGCTAAAGGCTCATCATCTCTTAAACCATGTATACAAATAGGATAAAAACCAGGTTTTGTACAACATTCATCTATCCATCCTTTCATATCATCTAATGTTTGAACTCCAATTAAAAATTTTCTAGTTCCTAAATTATATTGTGGTGATGTACCCATAGAGTCAGCATAATCAAAATACATTTTACAATATTTTTCACCTTTTTTACTATTGGCTTGAGTAGCATCGGCTCTTATAATTCCTCGCACAGTTAATCCTGCATCTTGTAATGCCTTTTTCTGATTTCTTGTATATTCAATCCAGTCTGCATCAGTACTTTCATCGGTTGGGCTACCAAAATAATGAGCAAGTATTTCTCCACCATCAAGTTCTATATTTTTTAATAAAGTTGGCATTGTTACTTTATCTTTTATAAGATTTAAACCATTAGATGGACATGCAGATAATATTGGAATTCCTTTGCTATGTGCTAGTGCGTAAAAATCATATAACGTTACATTTCCATCATCAAATACCAATGCGAAATAACTTTTATCAAAGTCATTCCATGCGAAAGTGTTCAATCTTTCTAATTTATTGCATCTATTTTGAAGGTTATTTATTTCAAATTCTAGTTCATTTATATTATTCGCATTTTTAGTTATTCGTTCGTTTGTTTTAGCTACGGCCGTAATAGCAGATACATTTACACATACTCCAATTATAGCTGCTTTATTTGTATTAAAATTATCTATGGTATAAGAAACATCATTAATAGTTCCTATTAAAAATTTATAACCATTAATATGGTCTACATCAGCACTATTGGTAGAATATCCAACATTTGTACAGGCGACATAATCATTGCCATCTATTTCAAAATCAAAATCGCATGGAATAGTGCATATAGTCTTTCTTGTCAATCCAGTTGCCTCTTTAGTATTAATAACCTTCATAGTATTACTTGTTTTATCATATCTTATATGTTGAATTTTTACAGTACTACCCATAGCTACCACGGTAACACTAACCACTCCACTGGATAAAATTGGAGTTAAAGATGTTCCCATTTTAGCTCCTACCTCCATTGTAAATCTATCTATGGATAAATTTGTAGTACCATATTTTGTAACTGATTTAAATTTATCTTCTGCATTTAATCTATCATTTAATGTAGAATATTCCCCTCTAGCCTGAACTACTTCTGCATTGTTGCCATCTCCAACTGCTCCAAGTACTAAATTATTCACTTGAGTTTGAATACTTTCAGTAGTATTTTTATCTGCTTTATTAGTCTCAATATCTTTAAATTGCGTGTTAAGTTCACCAACATCATCTTTAATATTCTTTATGTCAGTTTTAATATTGTCTAATCCTTCTATATTATTATTTGATTCATTATTACTAATAAATCCAAATTTATTATTTTTATCAAACATATTATTTCTCCTTTCTATTCTTTTATTTATTCACTTTTAGGTACAAATATTTTACTAACTCCATTTATTGTTACAACTAGTTCTCCACTTTCATTAAAACTAAATTGAGGTAAACTAGTAACTTTATCATCAACATATTTTTTAGTTGCAGGATTATAATTTTCTGTTGGTGTATATTCTTGCGTATTTCCTATTTTTAAATATCCATATAAACCTTTTTCTAGGGTTTTAGTACTTTTAGTATATGTGTATTTATTTGTGCCACCTAATATAAGTATAAATAAAGTATCAGTATTTCTTGTACACAATATAAAATCATCTCTAGTCATAGCACCACCAACAAGGGCTATTTCTGTTTCGCTACTATCTTCATTTGTATAAATAAATGAGAATCCATATACATTGGCATATTTATTTGGTACAAAGTATTTTTTATATGTTCCCATATTATTACAATTAACATATATACATTTATTAGTTTCATCCATTCTCAATATAGGTAATTGTTCAAGTAATATATTATCATCTACATATTTTTTAGTAACTAAATCTTTATCCTCAGTAGGAGTACCTTCTTGAGATAATTTACCTGAATACCAGGCATTACCTTGCCAATCTAAGGTATGGGCATTAGAATTTTTACCATCCTCACCATTACCAACTATATGTGCATAAGTACCATTTAAGTCTTCTATATTATACTTACCTTGCACGTGTTGATTTTGAGAAGAAGCAATAGTACTAGCGCCTTCTGCGTGAGAATTTTCTCCCGAAGCTGTTGTACAATTACCTTCGGCATGAGAACAATATGCTGAAGCAGTTGTACTTTCACCTTCTGTGTGAGAATAATCTCCTGAAGCTGTTGAGTTAACCCCTTCAGCATGAGAAAATGTACCTAAAGCTTTTGTACGGCTACCTTCTGCATGTGAAGAATTACCTGATGCTATTGTATGGTCGCCTTCTGCATGAGAAGATTCGCCTTCAGCTTTAGTTTTATATCCTTCTGCATGTGAACCATATTCACCTGAAGCTATTGCACTATTACCTTCTGCATGAGAAGAAGTACCTGAAGCAGTTGTATTCGTACCTTCTGCATGTGAAGAATTACCTGATGCTATTGTATTCATACCTTCTGCATGTGCAGAATTATTTGATGCTTTTGCGCCACCACCTTGTGCAAACGAACCATTGCCTGATGCTTCCACTCCTACTCCAATAGCAACACTCGCCATCCCTATGTCACCTGTTCTTCCCATACTTATGCTATTTTGCGCCACTAAATCAGTTTCTAAATATTTACTATCTAAATATTTAACTTCTTCTTCATAAATAACTAAATCAGTAGAAATGGGAGTATCATCTGTATTAGTATTTGTAATAAATATTGTTAAATCAGTTGCTTCATTAAAGACTTGTATAACATAACCATCTATACTACATACAATACTATTGCTTATCTCTTTATTCACCATTACACTGCATAATTTTTTACTACCTAAAAACTCTATATAATATCTTCTATCTTTATTAATAGAAACATTATTTATATTAATAGCTTTTTGTAATGTTATATCACTAGCAGGTACAGTAACTAATACTTTGCTAGAAACAGTATGTGGCAAATCAGTATCTTTTATATTATTATTATTTTCATTATTATTATTAATAAATCCAAATTTATTATCTTTATCAAACATATTATTTCTCCTTTCTATTTATTATAAAAAAATAAAGGGAAATATATAGAATTATATCTATTATTTCCCTTTATATAAAATTAATTTAACCCTATATATCTAACTTTTGAACCACTTTCAACAACAACTATTGATTCTATTATTACATTTCCTAAACTTAAAGTTTCGTTAGCACGCATTAATATTTTATCTCCGTCATTAAATATAACGTTTATTTCTCCTTCACCCATGTTTTGAACTTGAACGTTAGTTATTGATTCTATAGTTCCTTCATTACCATCAGATAATATTTCTTGATTTTCTCTTTCAGTTGTAACTACTTTACCTCTAACTTTAACTGCCATTGTCTTCACCTCCTTATTTACATTATACATATATAATATAATACAAATAAATATTAATTATATATAAAATATATTAAAATTTTTATTAAATACTATTGATTTTTATTACTCATCTTAGTATCATATAATAAAGGAGGTGATAAAAATCAATAGAGTTGAAAAACATATTATTAAACCAAATAATAAATATTATAGTCTATTAGATGAATTTTGTTATAAATCTAAAAATTTATACAATTATGCGAATTATACTATTAGACAAGAATTTATTAACAACGGAAAATGGATAAGATATAACGAATTAGACAAAATATTAAAACAAGAAGGAAATAATTTTGATTATAAAAATATGCCATTAGCAAGTACGGGTCAGCAATGTTTAAAATTATTAGATAAAAATTGGAAATCATTTTTTCAATCAATAAAAGATTATAATAAGAATTCCAATAAATATTTAGGTAGGCCTAAACTACCTAAGTATAAGCAGAAAGATAGTAGAAATTTAATTGTATTGACAAATCAAAATTGTAAAATAAACAAAGGTATAATTAAATTTCCTAAAGCATTCAAAGGTTTTTATTTGAAAACAAAAGTAAGTAATTTACAACAAGTAAGAATTATTCCTAAAGACAAATACATTGTAATAGAAGTAGTTTATAAAACAGAAGATATTCAATTATTACAAGACAATAATAGATACATTGGTATTGATTTAGGTTTAGATAACTTTGTAACCATAACTAATAATTGTGGATTAATTCCATTAGTAATAAATGGTAAGGGTCTAAAGTCAATAAATCAATACTATAATAAACAAATGGCTCATTATAAATCAATAGCTAAAAGAGTTAATAAATTAGATTACACTAATAAAATGAGAAAACTAACACTAAAAAGAAATAATAAAGTTGAAGATTATATTCATAAAGCTAGTAGATTTGTAGTTGATTATTGTAGAAATAATGAAATTAATACTATAGTTATAGGTAACAATAAGAATTGGAAACAAAATAGTAAAATGAGTAAAAGAGTTAATCAAAATTTTATTAGTATACCTTATTATAGTTTTATACAAAAAGTACAATATAAAGCAGAGGAATTTGGAATACAAGTTATTATTACTGAAGAAAGTTATACAAGTGGTACTTCATTTTTAGATAATGAATTACCTATTAAAGAGAATTATAATAAAAGTAGGAGAAAATATAGAGGATTATTTGTGAGTAACGAAGGTATAAAAATAAATGCTGATGTAAATGGCTCATATCAAATTATTAAAAAAGTATTTCCTAAAGCATTTGCTGATGGAATAGAGGGTGTAGGGTTACATCCATTCAAAGTAAATTTGTTGTAGTTAGATAAATTGATTGATAAATTAATTTTATTAAAATTTTTAATATTTTGTTAATAAGATTAATGAAATTAATAACCTAATACTTGACTTTTAATATTTTTATTAGTATAATAAAATTAAAAGGAGAAAATTAATGAAAGAAAAGAAAATAAGTTGTGGATTTTGCAAATATTTTAGGGTAAAAGATTTAGGCAATGGATTTTGTGAAATCTTATGTGATAAAAATGAAGTAAATTTGCCTTATCAACCTTGTGAGGTTTATGAAGAAAAACTAAAATCTAATGAACAGAATGGAGAATAAATATGGATAAAAAACACGATAAAATGGATATGGAAATGTTAAATGTACCTTGTGGTAGTGTTATTATGGAATTTGAAAAAGATGGAGAAGAATATAAAGCTGAAATAATAAGAATACCCATTAAATATTTTTTAATAACTGATATGCTAGATGGATTTATGAAAAGAATTATAGAAGATTTATATGAGCAAGGTTGGGATTTTTCTAAAGCAATAGATTTTACTGAAATAGTTAATGAAGATTAGAGAGGATATTATCCTCTCTTTTTAATTATTTATAATCTCTAAATACCATAATAATACCATTATTTCTTAAGACTACATAACCTGTTTTTACAGTAAAAGAATATTCATATCTACTTCTAAATAATTTCATATTTTTTACATTTGCTCTAAGACCTAAATTATTCATCTTTAAAAGATGGTCTTCATATTTATGGCAAGGGATACCATATAATGTATATGCCATTTGAATAAAATCTAAACTATCTTTATCTTTAGGTATTATCTTATTATTCATATCATTTAATCTATCTAATTTATCAACTATAAATCTTATTTCATCATAAGAATAGTTAAATATATTCTTAAGAAATACATCTTTATCTCTAGGTAAACTAAAACTTAATGTTCTCCAACGAACATCTTTTTTATATCTTACTTTACATTTATTTAATAAAACTTCCCAAGGTTTCATGGTTTTTTCAAACTTTTCAATAGATTCATCTCTCATATCCAAAGTGCATACATTAGATTTATCTATATCTCCATACATTATACTTCTTAACATTAGTTCCATTTTATTTTCTGTTAATTGACTACTAGTATTAGAAATATAAGTAAAAGTATTTATAAATAAAAAATGAGAAAATATTGATTTCTTAAGTGGAATATCTTTAGTCATAATATCCACATATCTATTATCATGTCTAAATATTACATCTCCATATTCATTTATACTAGTATCTCTATATTTACCAAAGAATATTCCTTCATCATTTATTAATATATCTAATTTTCTTTGAAAAGTAATTCTATTTAATCCTTTAGATTTTCTTTTAATATAATTGAGTGGTAATAATAATTCAACATGTTTATCTTTAGGAAAATATGTTAATACTTTTTCTCCTCTTTTATAATCTTTTATATATTTCCATTCTTGTCCATTAAAATATTCCATATTTTCTCCAAAGAAAGTATTTCTTGTTTCTAATCTTGGCATTAATATCAATCCTTTCTATTTTATTTACATATATTAAATAAGACAATAAAATTTTATACGATATTTCGAGTAATTTATTTTACTTTTAATAAAATTATGAGTATAATATATATAAAATAAATAAAAAAACAAAGGGGAGATAACAGTTAAAGATAAGTTATAAAATTTTATAAAATACTATTGATTTTTATCACTTATCTTAGTATTTTATAATAAAGAGGTGATAAAATGATAAAATCATTCACTATTAAATTATATCCAAATAAACAACAAGAATTATTATTTTATAAACATATTAATTGCCAAAGATATATTTATAATTGGGCATTGAATTTAAATAATGAATTGTACAAAAAAGATAAAAAGAAATATTCTTTAACGGATTTAGGTAAGATGTTAACGCAATATAAAAAACAAGAAATATGGTTAAATGAAGTTTCTAATGCAACATTAAAAGAATCAATTAGAAATTTAGACAAAGCATATACTAATTTTTATAAGAAAAAAGCAAATTTACCTAGATTTAAAAGTAAAAAGAAATCTAAATTAAGTTTCTATAGTAGATATGAGAAAATTAAATTTTATGAAAATAATAGAGTTAATTTAGAAAAAATAGGTAAAGTTAAATATAAATCTAGTTACAATATTGATTTTAGTAAAGAAACTTCATTCAAGAATCCACATGTTAGTTATAATGGTAGATGTTGGATTTTAACTTTTGCATTAGATATTGAAGATAAAATTGAGTCTTTGACAAATGAAGTAATAGGAATAGACCTAGGAATTAAATATTTAGCAATTTGTAGTGATGGTGTTGTTTACAAAAATATCAATAAAGAAATGAAAGTTAAAAAATTAGAAAAAAGATTAAAGAGATTACAAAAACAAGTAAGTAGAAAATATGAAATAAATAAGAAAGGGGGACGTTACTTTAAAACTAATAATATTAAAAAGTTAGAAAAAGACATTAAACGTATTCATCGAAGACTTAAAAATATAAGATTGAACTATTTGCATCAAACAACTGCTGATATTGTGAAAACCAAACCATACAGAGTTGTAATGGAAGACTTAAGTATAACTAGTATGATGAAGAATAAATCAATAGCTAAGCAAGTATCTAACTTAGGTTTGAATGAGTTCACAAGACAAATGAAATATAAATGTGAATGGAATGGCATTGAATTTATACAAGTAGATAGATGGTATCCATCTAGTAAAAAATGTAGTAATTGTGGAACTATAAAAAAAGACTTGAAACTATCAGATAGAATTTATAAATGCAATAAATGTGGATTAGATATTGATAGAGATTTCAATGCTAGTTTAAATCTTATGAATTATGGATTATCACATTAAAAGATAACCATAATATGTACCCATTCGTTAGTGGGGAATTTAAGTCCTTCAAATATTATTACTAGAGTAGGTTTGCTGAAATAGAATAATAAAAGGAAATTATAACTTTTTATAAGTTTTAAGTAACGGAGATAGATATGAACGAATTTGAAAAATTTATGATAATAAATGAAAATAAAAGTTTAAAGAAAGAAATTGAAAATTTAGAAAACATAATAAAAGGTTATGAAAATTCTAAATGTGATGAAAGTAATGAAGAAGTTGAAGGAATAGAATGTGCATATGATTATGATACTTCTAAAGAATTTGAAAACCAACTTAAAGAAATAAGAAGAAAACAAAAAGTATTAATTAAAAACAAAGAAGCTATAATACATGATATGGAATGGACAGTTCAAGGAAGTGAAGCTAAAGGTAATAAACTTATGAAAGATATATCTAATTTAGCACTTATGAGTTTTAATGATTATTGTGATACATTAATAATTAAATTAAAATATAGTGGAATTGATAAAGTAAAAGATAATATTACAAATAAATATAATAAAATAAATAAATTACTTAAATCTTTCTGTACAAGAATATCTGTTGATTTACTTAAATTAAAATTTATGGAAGCTGATTTGAGATGTGGTTGGTTAAGAAAAAAAGAAGAAGAAAAAGAAGAAATAAGAAGAAAAGAAGCTGAAATAAGAGAACAATTAAAATTAGAAGAAGAAATAAATAAAGCTAAAGAAAAAATACAATACGAACAAGCCCAATACAATACCGAAATAGTAAGATTACAAGAACAATTAATTAATGAACAAGGTAATAATAAAGTTATAAAGAAACAATTAGCTAAATTACAAGATAAAATAGCTAAATTAGAAGAAAAGAAAAAAGATGTATTAAATAGACAAATAAATAAAAAAGCTGGTTGGGTTTATATTATATCTAATGATTCATTTAAAGGTAAAGAAGTATATAAAGTGGGAACAACAAGAAGATTAGACCCTCTAAATAGAGTTGCTGAATTATCTAGTGCTTCTGTTCCATTTAAATTTAAAGTACATTCAATAATATTTAGCGAAGATTGTTACGATTTAGAAACTACTTTACATAAAGCTTTAGATGACAAACGTTGGAATTTAGCAAATAAACATAAAGAGTTTTTTGTTTGTAGTCTTAATGAAATAAAAGAAGAAGTATTAAAACACAACCCTACTGCAACATTTATAGATAATCCAACTGATGATGAATATGAAATAACTCAACAATTAAGTAAGAAGGTGATTTAATTATATGGGATTTTTTAAGGAAAGAAAAGATAAGAAAAATGAAGAAAAAAGAATGAAAGAATATATTAGAGAATATATAAAAGTATGTGATACGATATGCTATGAAGATATTTATATGAAAGAAATTATTATACAATATGATGAATTAATACCCGACATGTTTATTAGCATATCCGTTGATAATAAAGAAGTAAATGAAGTTTTATATGATATATATAATAGAAGATTACATGAAGTTTTATTAAAGTTCCCAAATGGACTTGAAGAAAAATGTAAAGTTAATGGAAAAATAGAAAAACGTATCGTTGATGAATTAAATGAAATAACATGGGAAGAACCTTTAGTAAAACTAAAACATTATAAAATAGATGTATCATTATTTGATTTAATAGCTCAAAATGTTAAAGTATATATATTGGATTATGATTTGAAAGGAATTGATATTGATGAAAACACAAGAAGATAAGAGTGTATGTTCAACTTGTAAATATTTAAAAGGTATATTTACTTACACTGAAGAAGGTATTAAACCTAGCTATATATGTATGGCTAATGATGACTGTTGGATAACAATAACAGAATTATGTACTAATAAAGATTTTGCTGAATGTGAAGATTATGAAAGTTTTGATAGATTGCTAACAGAAGATGTGTCAATACGTGCAATTAAATATGATAATAATGGTGAAATTAACCCAACTGATTGTACTAACTGTGCATATTTTTTAACTACACCAATTCAATTTCCTTGTGGACATTGTATGATAAAGACTGACTTGAATGTTGGCTGTTTTAGATTTTGTGAGTACTTTACAACAGAAAGACCAAAAATGCAATTGCGAATTGAAGCAAATGATATGGATTTACAAAAACTTTATATGCAAAGAAATCAATTATTGTTAAAGAAAGCAACTGAAAATAAAAGAAAGGATAACGAAGATGATGGAAGTAACTAATGTAGATAAATATTATTCATTGTTAGGCATAAGACCTTCAATGATAAATGATTCAATATTTGGAAATGTATATGTATTAATTAATTTAGATAAGTCAAATTATCCTAAAGTATTCATAGGATATTCAACTAAGAAAGAAAAGTTTTATTTATTTAACTGTATATATCTTGAAGATGCTATTTATCCTTTTGGAAAATTAGTAGAATATATAGTAGTTGATTTAACATCAGCAGATTTATTTAAAACTTTAAATAAAGGAACAAAAATAAAAGACATGTATGATAATAAAACAATATTTTCATATGTAATAGATGATACAGATGGTGACTTAGAACAAGTACAAAAAAGTTATTTATCCAAAGAAGAAGATATATCAAATGTAGATTTTTATGATACTTTAGAAATGGAACTTAAATTAACAAATGAACAATTTAATGAAATTATTTTATTATCTGCTCTTTAGAAAAATAAAAAAAGAAGAGATTAATTCTCTTCTTTATCTTCTAAACATTCTCCAAAAACTAATAGTGGATAAATAAAAATCATGATAATATCACTAAGTAAATCTAATAAACTTAGACATATGTTATATATAATTTTTATAATATCTTTTATTAAATTTATAATAATTTCAAAATGAAAATTTTTAATATATCTTTTTATAAATTTCATTTTATCAACTCCTTTGGATTTTATATAAATTATACTAAAAAATTTATTAGAAGTAAATAAAAAATAAAGAAAGGTGAAGAATATGAGAAAATTTTTAGAAAAAATAGGAAAGAAATTATGCAAGGATTATTTGCAAACTGTTAATGCAGAATCAGAAAACTTAAAACTTATGTTAGAAAAAACTAGTAAAGATTTTGAAATGCTACATAAAGAAATCGAAGAATTAAGAAGTGAATTAAACATAGAAGAACCTAAAGAAATAATTGAAGAATTAGATGAAGAAGAAAAAGAAGAATAAAAAAATAGCCTACTTAATAGTAGGCTATTTTAATTTTTCTTTTAAACTTATACTAAGATTCACTATATTTATTATATTTATTTTTTTTAATATTTTAAGATATTATTCATTAATAATTTATTATCCATAGACAATTACTACGCCTAACCATTCTGTGGTATAAGTGAAAATAAACTCATATGTTTTATTAGCTGAAATTGTTGGAATATTTCCATTTTGCCACTTACAAGTTGGTAATGTTAAAGTTAAATCTGCTGTTGTACTAAAGAATAAATGAATTTTTGTAAAAGAAGTAGCTGCTGGTAATGTAATTTTAGTACCATCTGCAATAGTAGCAGTTTGGTATTTGTTTGTTGTTAATGATAAAGTAGTACCTGATATGTTAGTAGTTACTAGAGTATTATTAATTTTATCGTCTAAATATTTTTTAGTAACTAAATCTTTATCATCAGTAGGAGTACCTTCTTGAGATAATTTACCAGCATACCATCCGTTACCTTTCCAGTCTAATGTGTGAGCATTTGACCTTTTAGCATCACCAGCACCATTACCTACTATATGAGCATATTTACGAGCTTTGTCTTCAATATTATATTTACCTTGTACGTGTTGAAATTGAGAAGAAGCTTTACTTCCATACCCTTCTGCATGAGAACTAGCACCTGAAGCAGTTGTATAATCACCTTCAGCATGAGAATTAACACCTGAAGCAGTTGTCATAGAGCCTTCTGCATGTGAACCATAATTACCTGAAGCTGTTGTATTATTACCTTCTGCATGTGAACCATAACTACCTGAAGCTGTTGTATTATTACCTTCTGCATGCGGACCATAATCACCTGAAGCCTTTGAAGACCATCCTTCTGCATGTGAAGAATAACCTGAAGCCTTTGAAGACCATCCTTCTGCATGTGAAGATTCACCTGTTGCTTGAGTGTCTTCACCTTCTGCATGTGAATAATCGCCTGAAGCAGTTGTAGTACTACCTATAGCACTACTTCCTGTTCCTATATCTCCTACTCTTCCTAAACTTATACTATTTTGTAATACTAAATCAGTTTCTAAATATTTATTATCTAAATATTTAACTTCTTCTTCATATATAATTAAATCAGTAAAAGTATCAGTAGTATCAGATGTATTTATTTTACCTATAAATAATATTATATTAGTTGAATCATTATATGCTTGTATTTTATAATTACCTATACTACACATAATACAATTACCATTTTCTTCACTTAGTGATAAACTGCACAATTTCTTACTACCTAAAAATTCTATATAATATCTTCTATCTTTATTAATAGAAACATTATTTACAGTAATTTCTTCATCTAATTTTATACTACTAGCAGGTACAGTAGTTAATACTTTACTAGAAACAGTTTTTATTACATTATTATCATTGTTATTTCCATTGGTTTTATCTTCTCTAATAAACCCCATTAAATTCATCTCCTTTAAAGATATTTTTACATATCTTAATTTTTTAATAATCTACATTACGATAATAAGACCAGCCTATTATATTTAATTATGATTTATCATACATTTTATTTGACTTTTAATAACTATATTAGTATAATTTATGTAAAATATAATTTGGTGGGTGATGAAATGGGCAAACTTATAAGATTAGATAATCCTATTGAAATAGAATTTACTTTGGATAAAAAGGTATACAAAAGTCCTAATAGCAACTTTATGATATTAAGAATATTTAGTGACACAATGGCAATTAAACCTTATTTAAATCCAGTATATAACAATGTTAGTATGAAAGTAAATACAGTAGGAGATATAAAATATAATGTAAAATATAAAGCTAAAATAATGGAATTAGAATACGATAAAAAATGGGGATATTCAATCAAAGGACAAGAGATAATACCTTCTGACTTTTCAGCAGATTCCATTAATGATGATGATACAATGTTAAATTTTATAGAATTATTTATCGGTGAAAGTGTAGCAGATAAATTAAAAAATGTAATTGGTATATGTGATATAATAAAAAATAAAAATACTGAAGAACTATTAAAAATACATGGGATAGGAGAAAAGACAGTAAATAAAATATATAATTCTTATCAAGAGAATGTTGAAAATGCACATTATCTTATGACATTAAAACAATTAGGATTCACAGATAATGCTATAAATAAATTAAACACAGTATATAATAAAAACTTATATGAAGCATGTCAACAAATAAAGAGTAATATATTTGATTTAGTATTTAAAGGATTTAGATTGGATATTATAGACAATATATTCTTAAGCAAAATGGAAGGAGATAAAAGAGATGAAAGAAGATTAGAATGTTATACCTATAAAGCTATTAATGATGTATTATATGAAGATTTTGAAAGTTTTATAAGTATTAGTAGGTTTATGAGATTACCAGTAATAGAAAATACAATAGATAATGTTGGAGATAAAATATTTAATAAATGTATAGATAAGTTAATAAAGGATAGAAAAATTTATATCATAGAAGATAAGTATATAACAACTTATGGTATTTATAATTGTGATGTTAATTTATATAGAAATTTAAGAAGATTAATAAATGGAGATAACAAAAGTAATGTAAATATAGATATAGATAAAGAAATAAATTATGAAGAAGAAAGATTAGGAGTAAAATTAAACAAAGGACAAAGAAATTGCGTTAAATCTGTATTAACTCATAATATATCTCTATTAACAGGTGGTGGAGGTGTTGGTAAGACTTTCACATTAAACATAATATTAAATATAATGGATAGATTATATGAACCATTCTTACCTACTTTAGTAGCCTTAAGTGGTAAAGCTAGTGGAGTATTAGCTGAATCAACTAATAGAGAAGCAAGTACAATCCATAGAGCTTTAGGTTTCTCAAGTGGATATTTTATGTATGATAAAACTAACCCATTAAAAACTGATATGCTAGTTATAGATGAAGTTTCTATGGTATCAAATGAATTAATGTTAGCTTTATTAAGTGCTATTGAAACTGGAACTAAAATATTATTTATAGGAGATGAAAAACAATTAACTAGTATTGGACATTCTAATACTATAAATGATTTAAATAAACTACCAATAAATAAATGTCAATTAACTGAACCTATGAGACAAGCGATGAAAAGTGGTATATTAAATGTATGTACAGATATAAGAAATGATAAGAATCCATTTGTAAATAAAAAATCTGCATTATATGGTGAATTAAAAGATATGTCGGTTACTATAGGTGATGATAAATATTGGGAAATGATTAATGATTATGTAGAAAACTTTGATGTTAATAATAAATTAGATTATGTAGTTTTAGCTTGCACTAAAAAAGAAACAAGTAAAATAAATATAGATATACAAAATGAATTAATTAAAAAAGGTAAACTTAATAAAAACAGTAATTATATAGAAATTGGTACTGACCTTAAGGAAAATGATAAAAAAGTTAAAATGAAAATATATCCAGGAAGTGTATTACTTATAACAAAAAATAAATATAACGTATTATCCGAAGAAGATTATTATAACAATAGAAAAGATGGAAATAAAAGTTTATTCAATGGTAATACAGTAATAGTAGAAGAAATATATTCTGATGCAATTAAAGTTAGTTTTAATAATGAAAACTTTATAATTCTTAGTGCATTTTATGATATATTAAGTGGTGGCTATAGCTATTCAATACATCGTTCTCAAGGAAGTACTATAAAATATTTATATATCTACTTAAGTAACACATATGTTGTAAAAGAAATGTTATTAGTAAATGAAGCATTATACACTGCTATATCAAGAGGAAAAATACGTTGCAAATTATATGTAGAAAAATACATTGTATTGACAAAAGCAATAAATAATAGAGAGATAAACAAAAGACAAACAATATTAGAATTATTAATAGATGGTAAAATAGCCCTTCGATAATTATCTTGCAAAAAAAAGGAGAGTAAGAATACTCTTCTTTTTTAAAAGTGTTTACAAATTTTGTAAAAAAGTTTATATTATATATAAGGATTAACCAAAATGTTAATAAAATAGTCTTATATAATATTTGAAAGGATTGATTTATATGAATACATTAAAAAAGAAAAGAATGGAACTTGGAGTCACACAAGATTATTTGGCAGAAAAAATAGGTGTCTCAAAAATTACTATAAATCGTTGGGAGAATGATGCAAGAATACCTAATATTTGTGATTTAGAAAATATAATTAGATATTATCAATTAACCGATGAAGAATTACATGAATTTATTTCATATGTAAATAAAAATAATAAATAAAGGAAATGATGAAGCAATGAAACATTTTGATTTAGAGTTTGAAAATTCATTAAGAATGGCAGAAAGAAGAGCATATCTTTCTGATATAATACCAAGTAGTGAAATGCAGTTATGGAATAATAAAAATCTAGTAGTAATACAAGCACCAACTGGGTGTGGGAAATCAACCTTAATACAAACTACACTATATGATTTAGCAAAAACACAAAATAAGAAAATTTTAATACTTGTCAACAGAGAGAAACTAAAGAAAGAATTTGAGACAGATATAATTAATAATAAAAAAGAGGATGTGATTGATGTTATGACTTATCAAACTTTGGAAGCATATACAAAAAATCATGGAACTCAATATGATTTATCAGAATATGATTATGTAATATCAGATGAATCACATTATTTTCACAATGATAGCTTATTTAATAAATATACTCAAGAATCATTTGACAATATAATAAATAGCAATTCAGTGAAAGTATTCATGAGTGCTACAAATAAATCATTAATTAATTATTTAGATTATTATGAATATGATTATAAATTGTATTCATTAGATACTGACTATTCATATGCCAATATAACATTTTTTAATAAAAAATTGTACATATATGATTTACTTAGAAGTTTAAAAGAAGAAGGTGAAAAAGCAATTATATTCATGCAAGATATAATGTTGGCTTATGAAATATATGATATGTTTAAAGATGATAGCCTTTTCTTATGTAGTAAATCAAATAAACAATATTATAGATATGTAAATGAAAATAAAATAAATAATATGTTAGAAAATAAAAAATTTGATTGCTTATTTCTTATAACAACAACTGTTTTTGAAAATGGAAATAATATAAAAGATAAAAATCTACATCATATGATTATACAACTTAGTGATTTAGATAGTATTCAACAATGTATTGGTAGAAAAAGAATTGAATGTTCAGATGATTATTTGAATATTGCTATATGTAATTTAAATAATCAATCTTTAGGTGGATTATTAACCAAAAATAAAGAAGTTGTAAAAGGTGCAGAATTGTTAATAAGATTAGGTGAAAGAGCTTATGTGTCAAGGTATTCAAAAGATTATGACCCTTGTGTTTATGATATTTATAATGATGCTGAAAAAAGAGTTGAAAAAAGAATAAATAGTTTTAGATATTTTAAATGCAAAGATAATATTAAAATGTACTCTAAATGGTTAGCCGATGAAGATAAGATGGGATTCAAAAAAGATGTTATTAAATTATTTGGAAAAGAATGGGAAGGAGGAATATATTGTTTTAATGAAGATGAAGTAAAGGGTAAACAAACATTAAATGAATATATGGAATCTATTAAAAATAAAGATTTGCTAAAGGATGAACAAAAGGATTTAATAAAAAAGATTGGGCTAAAGGATAGTCGAAATGGTAGATTGATTAAATCTGTTAATTTTCTAAATAATTATTTATCTGAAGAAGGATATAAATATCAAATAGAAAATAAAAGAAAGAGAATAAATAATAAACAAGTTACAGTTTGGATTGTTAAAAAGAAATAATGGTATAATTTTTGTACATAAACTAAAATAGAATTTGTGCAGAAATTGTATGTAAGCTTAAATAGAGCTTGTGCAGAAATTGTATGTAAGCTTATAAAAAATGGTGTAATTTTGTACATAAACTAAAATCTCTCTATAGGAAATAAAGTTTATGCAAAAATAAAAAAGGAACAGATTAATTTTCTGTTCCTTTTTTGCTATCTAAAACCTTATTAATTATATTCATTCCATTTTTCTCTTTATGTTTATTAAATGATAAGAGATAATCTTTGGCACTTTGTTTTTTAGGTTTTTTCAATAATAGTTTATCAATTATTTTCTTATTTATTTTAGTGTTTGTTCTTCTAACAGTGACACCCTCATGTTTTTCTTTTTTAGATTTTTTAGGAGTTTTATTTTCTATTGATTTAATTCCATGCATTTGTTTTAATAACATATGATAATATCCATTATCACATCCATTTTCTACCCAATACATATCTCCCAAATCTTGGATATAATGACATGAATTAAAATAATAAGTGTTGGATTTTTTAATACCTGACATTACAGCAAGTTTATCAATCATTGCTTTATAACCATCTTTGATATTTTTAAATCTCATCCAACCATGAGTGGCTTTTAAACCTCCAGGGTTATTATAGCTTCTAAAAAGATGACTTTTACCGTAACCTGTTTCTATACTTGTCATTGCTACAACTAGTGTTGCATCTACTCCTACCTTATCACAGTATTCATAGATATAATCAACACAACCCATTAATTTTTTACTAGTGTTTCTATTGTATAAAAATACTTTAGCTTGATAAGGTGTTGATGTATTATCAGTTGCTATTATTGGTTTACTCGCATAACTAGAGCAAGGAAGTAAAACCATTAATGCACATAAAAATAAAGTAAATATTTTCTTTTTCATTATTTATCATCTCGACGATAATAAATATTCATATCAACTTTACCTATGCCATCAACATAACCCTTATCTGTATATTGCCACATTTTAAACTTACCTATTTTTATACATTTTCCATTCCATGAAGCAATCCATGTATAGTGATTATTTAATAAATCTTTTGTAAAATAATTATCGCTAAAATCTAAATTTGTATATATACCACTATCATATCCATCTTTTTCTACTATTCTACAGAATTCGTCACCAAGAGATGTAACTAATTTCTTAGTAGGTATAACTCCAAATTGAGTAGAATATCGTACTGAATCGTATTCATAGTCAAACCATACTCCTAATGTTATATGTTTTCTGTATGGTTCAATTAATTTTAAACAGAGGCTTGTCTCTTTCTTGACATCATTTAAATTCATAGCATAACTGAAATGATATACACCTATTTCCATATCATTTTTTATCGCTTGTTCTATATTATATTTAAATTTATAATCTTCTGTTTTAGCATATCCAGTTCTTATTATACAAAAGTCTATCCCTGCCTTTTTAACTCTCTTCCAATCTATAGTCCCATTCCATTTAGAAACATCTATTCCTTTAAGTTGTTTCTTATCTGATTTTATATTACCCTTCTTTTTAGATTCTTTATTTATCTCTTTTTCTAATTCTCTACTGTTGCTTATTACTTTAGTTTTCTCTTCTTTGTTTTTCTTACTTTCTTCAACTTTAGAATTCTTTCCGATAAGAGAATTTATTAAATCTAAACCATTATTTTTTGGTCTTTGATTGCTATTGTCTAAAATATTGTAAATAATGTCAGCTGGTTGGGCATTAATTGTTTGTATTGGGAAAGTTAATACACATAAAGTAATTAAAAAAGACAGTATCTTTTTCAATCTAGTCGTCTTCTTTATCTTTTGGTATTATTACTTTAAAAGTTAATATACCAGCGACAACAAATAATCCCATTTTAAACAAATCAACCAAAATATTAACAAAACTTTCTTGTAGAGTTGTAAACCATGCTCCTTGTGGTGATATGCCTAAAGCTAAAATGAACATAATTGCCCACATTACCCCAATTGCTAGTTTCTTTTTATTTCTTTGAAACCAAGTTTTTTTAGGATGAGGACAACATTTTTCACAATGACATCCTGTTGGATGTTGTTCAGTTTTAGGAGATTCAACGACTACTTTCTTTTCCACAATACAGGATTCAACGCCTTTACAAGTAAGAGGTTCGTATTGTTCTCGTTGTTGAATTTCACCATTAATAGGACAACCTATTCCATTTTTACTTGTGCTGTTTAAGATGTTATTTATTTCATCTAGTTTCTTCATTTCAGCACATAACTCATCTTTTTTCAATCTTATGTCTAAGTTTTGAGTTTCTCTTATTCTTTTTTCCTCTAAAGCTTCTTTAATTTCACGAATGTTCTCATTTCTATCTTTTTCATTCATAGTGATTTTTTCAGCTCCTTCTAACATGTTTTTGATTTTTAGAGATTTCATGCTTCCACCTCACAATCTCTTATTATTTTGGTGATAATTATTCTACATATATTAAATAATACATTTTTATTAATTTTATATTAAAACTATTTACTTTTAATAAAAACATTAGTATATTATATATATAAAATTTTTTAAATATGTTTACTTTTAATGAGAATCATAGTATAATATAAATAAAGGAAGGAGATGAAGATATGAAAAATCCAGCTAATCAAATTCATAAGAAGATGTTAGAAGAATTTGAGAATAAAAGAAAATACAATAAAAAAATGATAGAAGAAGATATATCTTGGAGAAAAGTACCATTTGAAGTAAAGGAAATGTTTTATAATGCATATGATTTAACAAATGAATTATCAGATAAATTATTAGTAAAAATAGAGAATAGTAAAGAAGAATTTGATTATGAGGTAGATGAATACTTTAATTATATTACATTAGAAGAGGAATGGTATAATTTAATATTTTTCTCATTATGTAAGAAGTATGGAATAAAGAAAAGTGTTTTATCAATTTAGTAAAATATAAAATAAAAATAAAGTAAATATAGTTAGAAAATGGAGAGATAATAAATGGAAGAAAAGGAAAAAAGAGCAATAGATATAGAAGATATGTTTGAAATCTGTGTTATAAAAGATGAACATGGAGAAGATGGTTATAGTTTAGGAACATATAAGGATAGACAAGCCTTAAGTGGATTTTATATAAAAGCAAAAAAAGATAGTTTATTAGAAAAAGTAGAAGGTTTCTTTTGTGGTAAATTTAAATTAGAAAATGACCCTGAAAATTATAGACAAGAAGCAAGGATAGAGCTTTGGCTATCAATAGATAAATACTATAATAAGCTTGGTTATGATGATACTGTTAAAGGAGATGGATTAATATTTACCAATTGCAAATATAAGGCAATGGATATGGCTAAATTAGCTAAAGGAAACGTATCTGTTTGTGATAGAACAACTGGTAAATATTATATAAATAAAATAGAATCATTTGAACAGAAATTTATTGAAGAAAATGATAAAATGAGAAATCAAAAAGATGAAAAATACTTAAGTGAAAAATATAATATTGAAGATTTTAATAAAGTGTTTACAGGAGAATATGAAACAACGAATGAATTTATTCGATGGTTTGAAAAAAATAAAAGTTATATATTAACAAAAAAACAAATAGATTATTTAAATGGAGATGCAATAATAAAAAACGCAAGTGGCGTTTGGATAATAAATAAAAATATAAGAAAAAGAGTAGAAAGTTGTTATGCAAATGATAAATTAAAAAAAGAAAGAATTAAGAAATTAAATAAAAAATTAAAGAATGTAAATTATTTATTGGATTTCAGTGATGAAGAAGATTTGATTAATAGACTTAAGAAAATGTCTAAAAGAAAAGATGATAGAATTTTAATGAAGTTATTTGAATATCTAACTAAAGACGAATGTATTTTATTAACTAGTATATTAAATGATAAAGACTATGAAGTTAAGAATAAAAAATTCTATTATAATATAATAGAAATATTGATAAATGAAGAAGCATACATTAATAATTTAATTGAAAATATGAAGAAGGAAGGTGAAATCCCTTGGGATTAAAAAGAAGAAATGTTAGAAGTGTTAATAAAAAAGATAAAGATATTGGTGGAATAAGTTTAAGTGATTATCAAAAAGAAGCAATAAAAATAGCAATAGCTAATAAAAAAGAAAATAATAAAATAGAGATATGTGCTTCAGAGGAAAATAAAGAAGATATAAAGGAAGTTACTGCCGAAAAGGTAGAATTAGCCAACGACATGGCTAAAACTCCAACAGAGCCAATTAATGAGCTTACAGATACAATTGAAGAAGATACTAATGTTGCAGAAGTAGCCGAAGAAAAGGTTATTGAAGTTCAAGAAGAAAAAGAAGATTTAAATACAGAAAAAGATGATGTGACAAAAATAATAGAAGAAGAAAATAATAAATCTGAAGAAGATAAAAAAGTTATATGCTTAGACACTGGAATAGTATATGAAAACAGTAAAGATGCAGAAAGTAAAACTGTCGCTAAAGCCAATGCTATCACTAGGTGTTGCAGAGGAAATTGTAAAAAAGCTGGTAAAATGAGATGGCAATACTATAGTGATTATTTACTTGAAAAATAAAATAAAAACATTTGACTTTTAATGAAAGTCTTAGTATTATATAAGTAAAGTTATGATAAATCAATAAAAAATATATATAGTTGTCTTACATAAAAAATGTAATATTTCGATTAATGCACCATAAATGGTATATTAATTAATATGTAAGGAGAGATGCGACAATGACTGAAAAAGAATTTGTAAGGGCATTGGTAGCAGAATGTAAAAGGAATGGTTATAGAATATCGCAACCCAATGTTAAAAAAGTAATAAAATCTTTAAGAAATTTGACATTTAAAACTTGCTTAGAAGGAGAAGAAGTTAGATTGTTAGGATTTTGCACATTTACACCTGAAGAAACAAGAGATGTAATTCTACCAAATGGAGAACATAATAAAAAGAGAACAGTCATAAGAGTAAAATTAACAGAAGTGTTTAAAAGAAGATTTAGAGATACAGCAGTATTAGTAAGAGATGGAGCTATGGATTTATCAGATATTCATTATAATATGTTTTTTGAAGATGATGAAGAATATGATGATTTGTTTGATGACTTAGACGAAGAAATAGAGGAAATAGAAGAACAGATAGCAGAATTAGAAGATGAGAACGACGACGATGAAGAAGAAGATGATGAAACAGAGGATGAGGATAATGACGATATTGACACAGATGATGAAGAAGAAGATATAGATAGTGAAGATGTTGAAGATGATGTAAGTGAAGAAGATAGTGACACAGATGATGATATAGAAGATGAAGAAACTGTTGAAGAAGAAGATGCAGATATAGAGGAAATGGAAGAAGACGAAAATGATGAAAATACAGATGATGATACTGATTCTGATGATGAATTAGAAGATGAAGAAGAAGATACTGATGATACTGATAGTGATGAAGAAGATAAAAATTCTGAAACAGAAGAATTACTAGAAAAATTAAATAGTTTATATGAAGAATTTAAAAATAATTTAAGAGGTGAAAAATAGTGGAATTAAAAGCTATAAACAATATTAGTGATGTAATCATAAGTACAGAAAATTGTAATAAATATTTATTAAAAACAATTAATTCTATAAAATTAATTTATTACAATAATGAAATCTATATTAAACTATCTATTGAAGTATTTTCAGAAAAAGAAATAGAATTATATAAGAAGTTTATACAAAAAACAATAGAAAAAGAAAAAAGTAAAGTATTTGTAGATTTTCATATAAATGAAGTAAATACAAATGGTGATAAGTATAATAAATATAACCATTTAAGTTGTTCTTATGATATACCAAACAATATATGTTTATTAGAATTAAATTACACTGAAATCACATCAATAAATTATTATTTTAAAATTAATGATATTAATGAATTAAATTTATAATTAAGAAGGAGAGATGAATTATGGCAAAGATTTCAAAGAGTATGAGTTTTAAAAATTTTAGTTTTCGCATTAATAAAGATGAAGTGTTAAATAAAGATGTTATATATTTAGTTGAAGAAACTAAAGATGACCAATTATTCCATTCATTAGATGAAATATTAGAATATTTTGCTGGTGAAGATGGATTATCAATGACTATAAAAATAGAAAAGAATCTTGGAGAAGAATAGTAATTAAAAAGAAAAAATAATCGAGGTGAAATAACAGTGATAACAAGTCCAAAAAGATTAAGAAGTAAACATGGGGTATTTGATAAAGAATATGATATGATAGAATATCCTGAAGGAACTGATATACAATTAGCTTATGAATTTAATGTTTATAACTTAGGTGAAGAAAATGTAGAAATACAATTTAACAAAGAAGGAGATTTCATAACTTTAGAACCTGGTGAAGGATTTGAAGTTTTCTTGCCTATAACTCACGCAGTAGTTAAAACAGCTAATTCAAAATTAAAATATTCTTATTGGTTTTAAAAAAATTTTTCAAAAAGTGTTTACAAAAGTGAATAAAAATGTTATATTATATATATAAGATAAAATAAGGCTAGGATAATTATTCCTTCTAATTATATAAAACAACAGATTAGGAAATAATAGTTATACCGTCTATCGGTATAATAAAAGTATAATTATCAATTTCCTTATTAATAAATAAAATTATGTTTGGCTATATTAATTATTCCTTCTAATTGGTGCAGATTACATATTATAATTAATGCTTTCCAAACAACAATATAATTTTATAATAAATATTTCATATACATCACCCCCTTTTATATATTATATCCACTCGGTTCGTTCGAGTGGATATTTTTCAAAAGGTTAAAATAATAAGTTTTCCTTTTGATAGTATGTCGCATTATATATGGCTATGTGTTTAATCTTTCTTCTTTTTAAATGATTTTAGAATAAACAATTTCCATTAAATATAATGCGACTTTTATTGTTTATGTGTTGAACAGATGGAGATAATAATCTTTATCTCTATGTATTGAATATATAAATGAAAATTAAGGAGTTGGTATTTAATGAAAGAAATGAACACTATGTATTTAAGAAGAAGAAATAAAATGATAGTTAGTTTTAATGACGAAGACAGTGAAAAAGTTAGTGAGCAAATAATAGCAACTTCATTAGTAAATTTAGAAAGTTATGGATATACATTTTCAGAAAAACTTATAGAGGAATTAAAATTATTATCTGTTGAACAATATATAGATTTTTACAATATGACAATATCAATAATTAAAGAATTAGTAGGAGCAGATAAAGTTACAGAACCTATGTATCCTAATTTCCCACAACAAGTAATGGAAATGGATGAAGTTGAATTATATCTTAATGCAATAATTCATTATGCTACTGATGGGCAATTAGTTCCTGAATATGAAAAGAAAGAAAGATTCCCTTTAATAGGAAATTATGACTTAACTGTTATAGACTTAGGAAATGTTGAAGATTTCAATACAATATTTACTAATTTAGTATCTTCTAAAGTAAGTATATCTGCCTCAGATAAATCAGATATATCATGGTTTTTAAAAAAATTCAATAAAGAGTATTTAAAGAAAATTATGCCTGAAGAAATTCCATTTAAAGAAATATTAAGTTATGTGACTTCTGAATTATGGTTTGGTGAATATGATGATGACATTAAAGAAATATTAATACCTTATTATAAAACAGCCACTGATGTCTTAAGATTAGCAACAGTATTAAGTGATGGGGATGAAAGTTTATCAAAAGATTATCATTATGATTCATTTAAAAGAAGAGACAGAAGAATATTATTAGCAATGTTAGAAAATGCAAATAACATAGAAGAAGATATGCTTAGATATAAAGATAGATGGATAAGATTAGGAGAAGTATTACATCCAGGTGAATATAAGAAATTTAAAAAAGTTAATAGAGCATTTGATAAAATAAGAAATAATAAAAAAATAGATACATTTAATAGCAATATAGAAAAAGCATTTGAAGAAAAAGATTTAGATAAAGTTATTGAATTATTAACTAGTAGACCTGGTGAATTTGCTAGAAGATTAGATAGAACTCTTAGATTAGCAACTGATAAAAATGAAAGCAATAAAATAGTATTAGCATTTAGCCAAATAGCTGAAAAAATTCCTACTCCTCTTTTACTACAAATTAGAAGTTATTTCATAAAAAGAAAAGAAAATAACAACTTAAGAGTTTTTTCAATAAAAGGTTCAGGAAAATTATATGGTAAAGAAAATGATTTAAAAGAACTAGATAAAACAACTTGTACTAGAATAGAAAATATTTGTAATCTTAGATTAATGAATGAATATTCTAAAAGAGATTATTTAGGAAAAGTTTATATAGACGAAGAATTGAAAGATTATATAGCACCAACATCTCAAAGAAATTCTAGTAAAGCATTAAAATCAATGGCAAAAGGTAGTAAAATGAAAATAAAAGATGGAACAAATTTTTTAAGAAATTTCGTATATTGGAAACAAAAAAATGGTTGTAGAACAGATTTAGACTTAAGTGCATTATGTTTTACTGATGAGTTAGAAGTAATTGATGAAATATGGTATGGTAATCTAAGAGGTCGTAAAACAAATATTTGTCATAGTGGAGATTTTATATCAGCTAGAGATGGTGCAAGTGAATTTATTGACATTGATATTAAAAAATGTAAAGAAAGTGGTATTAGATATATCTTAGTTTCAATAAATAGTTTTTCAGAAGAATATTTCAGTGAATTAGAAGATTGTTTTATAGGTTATATGGAATTAGACAATAATACAACTGGTGAAGTATTTGAGCCAAAAGCAGTAGTCAATAAATCTGACTTAAGTTCTGATTGTGAACAAGTAATCGCTAATATAATAGATTTAGAGGAAATGCGTATTTATTGGGCTGATATGCCAGTATCAAAAAGCTATGGATATAATAATATAAAATTTAATAAAAAGAATTTGACATATACCCTAGAATCAATAATGAATATATGCAAACCTAATTTATACGATGTAATATTTATGAATGGAATTGCTAGAGGAGAAGTAGTAGACAATAAAGAAGAAGCAGAAACAGTTTATTCAACAGATGGAGATATTACACCATTTGATGTAGATATAATTGTCGGAGAGTATATATAATAATAATTTATGGTAGAAAAGTAATTTTCTACCTTTTTTTATTTACTTTTAATAAGAATCTTAGTATAATATAAGTAAAAAGGATAATAACAGATATAGAAGGAGAGATTGTATATGTTAGATGAAAAGTTCTTAAGAAAAGAAAATGAAACATTAGAAGAATATCAACTTAGATTATCTGTGATGAAGTTAAAAGATGGAGAAGATATAGAATGGCAAGACATTAAAGAGTTATTAGATAGTGATGAACATAGAGATACTCTTAGAAGAAAAGGAAAAGGTCTTGTCATGGCTTATGATATATACGAAGAAAAGATAGCAAAATTAGAAGATGAATATTACTATAAACTTAAGAAAATGAAAGAAAAAGTTGATGAAGACATAGAAGATAAAAGATTAAGAGAAATCAATAACAAAGTGTTACAGCTTGAAAAAGAAAAAATTAAATTAAAAGACCAAAGAAATGATTTAAATGCAACAAAAAGAACAATAGCTAGAGTAGAACATTTAGTTGAATGCATGGAAGATAAAATAGAAGAATTAAGTAAAGCTAAACCATTACTTGAAAAAGAAATTATTAAACCAATTAATAATACAATTGGGATAGCAATGATATCAGATATTCACTTAGGAGTTGGAGTTGATAATGAGCTATCACAATATAATCCTGAGATATGTAAGAAAAAAATGAATCATTATATCAATGAAGTTATTAGATATGGAGAATTTAATAATATAAGTGAATTGTATGTATTAGGCTTAGGCGATTATGTTACTGGAATTATAAGAAATACAAATAGATTAGAATCAAGATTAAATATAGTTCAACAAGTTTTAGTAGTAAGTGAATTGTTATCTGAAGCCATTGGAAGACTATCAGAACATTTTATATGTAAAGTTGGTTTAGTTCAAGGTAATCATGATGAGATTAGATTGGGTGATAAGGATAATACATTGATAGAAGAATCATTTACGTTTTTTATAGATGAATATATAAAACAAAGATTAAAAGAAAATAAAAATGTTGAATTCTTACCAACTGAAGATAAAGAAAAAGAATATATAACATTTAAAATAAATGGATTAAATTTCTTTGCATCTCATGGACAAAGAGATAAAGATAGACAACTTGATAGAACTATTGAAATGTTTGATGAAAGAATAGATGTTGTATTAAGAGGACATTTTCATCAACCATCAAAACATTATAAGAATAAAACATTAGTAATAACTAATGGTTGTTATTCCGGTGAACCTTATTCAAAAAGAGCTAGATTATATACACCTAGTATTCAAAAGTTCTTAATATTTGATGAATATGGATTAGTATGTGATTACGACATCAATATAGATAGATATAATGAGGGTGAATAATATGGAAGAGTGGAAATGGATTGATGGCTATGAAGGTGAATATAAAATAAGCAATAAAGGAAATATTAAATCTTTTAAAAAATGCAAAGATGGTAAAATATTAAAACCAAAAAGAGATGGTAAGAATAAATATTTGATGATATGCTTATCAAATAATGGAAAGCAAAAATATTGTTTAATACATAGATTAGTTGCTCAAGCATTTATACCAAATTATGATAATAAAGAAGAAGTTAATCATATAGATGGTAATAAGAAAAATAATACAGTTGAAAACTTAGAGTGGGTTACTCATATTGAAAATATACATCATGCTTTTAATAACAAATTAATGACCATTGAAGTTGGTGTTTATATAATAGATGTTTTTACAGGAAAAATTATAAAACATACAAAATCCATAACTTCAGCTTCTGAATTTACAAACATTAGTTGTGAAACAATAAGAGATATTATGAATGATAAAAATGGTACAAATAAACAATTTGTATTTGTGAAAGATGATGTTGAAGATATACAACATGAAATAAATAAAAAATTAAAAAACACATATGTTGTTCAAATGATAGATATAGAAACAGGGCAAGTTTTAAGAGAATTTGTAATACCATTAGATGCTAAGAAAAAATTAAATGTTAAAAGTCAATGTATACACAATTGTTTATTGGGTCAATCTAAAACAGCTTGTGGATATAAATGGAAATATAAGTACAGATAAATTTAAATAATTATAAAAAATAAATATTATACGGTGAGAGATTAATCAAAGATATTAAAAATGTAAAAAGTAGTCTTATAAAAATAGTGTAAGTCAATGTGGAAGGACGGTTTCACAGCTTACAATTTCCTTCTTTTTTACTATACTATTCTTATAATAATCTATATTTACTTTAATATCTCTCCGATTTGGGTATCATAGTCCTTTCAACTATGATACCCTTTTTTTATTATATAAAACAGAAAGGAGAAAAATATGGCAAAAGCAAAAAAAGAAATAAAGAAAATAATATGTACTACATGTGGAAGAGAATTGCCTGAAAAAGACTTTGGTAAATCTTATTCATTTAGAGATAAATTAAATGGAAGATTGCCAATTTGCAAAGACTGTTGTGCTAGTTTATATGATAAGTTAATGGTAGATTATCAAGATGAAATGAAGGCATTATATAGATTTTGTATGATATTAGATTTATATTTTTCTAAAGATACAGTTATGGGATTAATAAGTAAGAATAGAAATTCTGAAAGTAATCTTGGATATTTATATGTATTAAAATATAATTTAGTACAATATAAAAATAAAACATTTCAAGATACAACAGCATTTGTAAATATATTTGGTATGACAGAAGAAGAGATGGAAGAAGCATTATATTTAAATACTGAAAAAACAAAAGAAGAAATAGAAAGAAAAACTAAGAAGATAGTTACTCCGGAAGTAATCAAACGTTGGGGTAATTGCCCCCTATGTTTATAAAAAACATAGCAAACCTTTTGAATTGCTGGAAACCCCTAAAACTTAACACACTACAACGTGGCTAGAAATGGCGAACGTGAATGTTACGAAAGTAGAAAAAAGTTGTTAAGATGATATATGGTTAAATCCTAAGTATCTACAATAATGGGCAATCAGCAGGTAAGATTCTAAATTAAATTATTTTAAATATTTGACTTTTAATAATATAAATTGTATAATATAGGTAAAGAGAGGTGATAAATATGGCGAGAAGAAAAACTCATGAGGAATTTATTAATGAATTGAATATAAAAAATCCTAACATAGAAGTATTAGGAAAATATATAAATGCTCATATTAAGATAAAATGTAAATGTAAAATATGTGGTTGTATTTGGGATTCTATACCTAATAATTTACTTAGAGATAGAGGTTGTCCTGAATGTGGTAAAGTGAAATGTTCAAAGTCAAGAACTAGAACTCATGAACAATTTGTTAATGAGTTAAAAAATATAAATCCAAACATAATACCATTAGAAAAATATAAAAATGTTAAAGTTAAAATAAAGTGTAGATGTAATGTATGCAGACATGAATGGAATGTTATACCGGATAGTTTGTTACGAGGTTATGGTTGCCCTAAATGTGGTATAAAAAAATGTGCAGATAATAACAGAAAATCTCATGATGAATTTATAAAAGAATTTAATGAAAAAAATCCCAATGCTAAAAATATAAGAATACTTGGAAAATATACAAATATTAACACAACTATAAAATGCGAATGTTTATTAGATGGTGAAATATGGCATCCAAGAGCTGACCATTTATTGAATGGACATGGTTGCCCTAAATGTCAAATTAGAAACAATTCAGGGGAAAACAATCATTGGTGGAATCCTAATCTTTCTAAAGAAGATAGAGAAGATAAACGAAATTATCCTGAATATAATGAATGGAGAACTAAATGTTTTGAGAGAGATAAATATACTTGTCAAGTTACCGGACAACAAGGTGGAAAATTAGTAGTGCATCATTTATATTCCTACAATAAATATTATTGTTTAAGAACAGCATTAGAAAATGGTATAACAATATCAGAAGAAATTCATAAAAAATTTCATTCTATTTATGGAAATGGAAACAATACATTTGAACAATGGGAAGAATTTATTAAAAGTTTAAAATAATTTAACAAGAATAAACTTCAACGACTAGAGCATAAGCTCGTACACTCAAGCGAGTGGAAGTGGAAGGTATCCTATAAGTTGGATAATGATATAGTCTAATCTCATATGAAAATATGAGCAGTCGAAAGACGATATGTATGTAGCGAATGCATATGAATACAAATGTTCTGACCTGGAGTTAGACGATTATATTTTTCTTGAAGATAGATATAATCAAATGCTTCTTGCCTATGATGATAAGAACCCTTCATCCCTTTGGTCATATCAAGAAATATGTATGAATTATTTACTCCTTAGAAAAGATAGAGGAAATGTTCAACTTCAAAAAAGTATTCAAGAAATTAATAGTAAATTACAAGCTGACTGTAAAATGAAATTATCACAAATAGATAATGATGATGATGACAATGCTTGTTTTGGGAAATTTATAGATAAGATAGAATTATATGAACCATGTAATAAAAAGTTGCCATTTTTTGAGGACATAGATGGAATAAGACAATACTTAAAACGATGGAAACAAAAAGCCACGACTGTATAGAAATATGCAGTGGACACAGATTTAATTGCAGGTAATTCCTAAAGCCTTACACCAAAACGGAAGGTGAAAACCTAAACGGCAATGGTACGAAAGTAGAAAAAACGTAAGGATGGATATAAGGTTAAATCCTAAGTATCCAAACATATTTATATATGTTAAAATGGATGTTCATGCAGGTAAGATTCTAAAATTAATTTATTTATTTGACTTTACATTTTATAATAGAATTCGTATAATATAAGAAAAGAGGTGATATTATGGGTGTAATAAAATATACAAAAGAATTTATAAAAAATTTTGTTGAAGAAAATAATTATGAATTTATTGGATTTGATGAAGATGGATATAGAGGAATAGAATCAAAAATAATAGTTTGGTGCAAAAATATAAATCATAAACCTTATAAAGTATCATTTGGGAATTTTAAAGGAAGAGGAAAAAATAAAGGCACTAGATGTAAACAATGTTATGATGAAAACAGATTTTGGTCTAATGAAAAAATAATTAATTTTATAGAAGATAAAAATTATAAAGTTTTAGAAATATTAGATGGTTATGGTCAAAATACAAAAGTAAAAATATGGTGTGGTAATGAAAATCATAAGCCATATATAGTTACATTTGCTAATTTTAAAGGAAGAAGTAATCGTAACGGTACAAGATGTCCTGAATGTTCTCTTAAAAAATCTAGCTTAAGTAAAACAAAATGGACAGAAGATGCAATAAGAGAATATGTAGAAAATAAAGGTTATGTTTTTATAAAAATAATTGAATATAAATATAATAAAAGTAAAATATTGATATGGTGTGGAAATGATGACCATGCATATTGGGAAACACGATTTGATTCCTTTTATTATGACAAATACAGATGCCCACAATGTAATGAAACTAAAGGAGAGAAGAGTATTAGTGATGTTTTAAATAAATATAATATAAAGTTTAAAGCTCAATATAAATTTAATGATTGTAAATTTAAGCATATCCTTTCTTTTGATTTTTATTTACCTCAACATAATTGTTGTATCGAATTTGATGGGCAACAACATTTTGAGATAATAGAATGGTTCGGTGGATTTGATGGTTTTGTTGAAGGTAAAATAAGTGATACTATTAAAAATATTTATTGTAAAAACAATGGAATAAAATTAATTAGAATCCCTTATTATGATTTAAATAAAATAGAAGAAATATTAAATAAAGAATTAAAGTTAAATAAAATATAAATAAATTATGAATAAACCTCAACGACTAGAGTTTAAATACTCGTAGGGTGTAAGTGATTGACACTCGAAAAGGTCTGCCCCTAACAGATAATGCTGAGGGTGAAGAAATAGTCTAGTCACTCTAGGAAACTAGGTGCTTAGAATTAACTAAGGTTTATAGTGTAGCGACTATAAATAAATATTAACGTTTGTTTTGCCTTTTGCAAAGCAGTGGAAGTTAGCTAAAAATGATGTTTTAGGGGGAGAAGAAGGAATAGAAGATTATGAAGATGTAGATAAAATATACAATGAACAAAATAAGAATAATACCGAAGTAGAAAATGAAGTAGAAGATGAAGTAGGTGAGGAAAACAATGACAAGTAATACAAAAGAAAATATTGAAAAAGAAGAAATACTTTCCGATGATGTCATGAAAAGTCCTCATAGAAAAAGAAGGAATTTATCCCAAAGAAAAAAAGATAGATTAAATGAAGGTATGAAAATATGGACTGCATTTTATAGGTTAAATATTTAGCTTATTTTATTAGGTAACTAATAATCTAAACCCTTTGAATTGCTGGAAAGGACTTAGAGCCTATTGAACTACAACGTAGATGGAAACATCAAGCGTGAATGTTTAAAAATCAATAGGATTGTTTAATCAGCAACTAAGATTCTAAATTTATTTAATTAAGTTGACTTTTAATAATTTTAATAGTATAATATAAGTAAAGAAGGTGAATATTATGAGTAGAAAAAAATGGACGTATGAAGATATTAAAGATAACATAGAGCAAAATAAAGGATACAAATTGATATCAAATATAGAAGATATTGACGATAATCATAAGTATTACGTAAAAGATAAATTGTATATAAAGAAAAAGGCTACAATAAAAATACAATGTGGTATTTGTGGAGAAATTTATGAAGTTACTTTTGATGCATTTAATAATGGAAATAGACATTATAGTTGTGCTAGAAAACTTGCTTCAATAAATAGAAGATATAATAGCAATGATATTTCAAACAAATTATTAAAATATGGATATAAATTTGCCGACATTAATCAATATGAAACTAAAGAATCAATGTGTGAACTTATATGTCCAAGAAAACATCATTGGTATACAACTATACAAAATTTTGATAATTATAAATGTCCATATTGTAATGAAGAGGATAGATTAGTTGAAAGCTATATAAGATTAATTAATTATTTACATAGTATAAATTATATCTTTATATCATATCAACGAAATGAAAACAATAATTGTTTTACTTTTGGATATGTAACTTATTATTGTAACAATGGACATATAAATACTCAACAAGTACAAAGCTTATATGCAAAAAAAAGATGTTCTAAATGTTCAACAACTAAAGGAGAAAATAGAATAAGTGTATATTTACAAAATAATATGATAGATTATATATATGATAAAAGATACTTTAAAGATTTAAAAGGTATAGGTGGAACATGTTTAAAACCTGATTTTATCATAGAGAATAAAAAAATATGGATAGAATATGATGGTATAGGACATTTTGAACCAAAAGATTTTGCAGGTAAAGGAAAAGAATGGGCTGAAAAAAATTTTAAAACACTTAAATATCATGATAAATTAAAAGATGAATATGCTAAGGAACATGATTGGAAATTAATAAGGATTCCATATTGGAAATATGATAATATAGAGAATATATTAGATGAAAACTTAATTAAATAGATATGAATAAAGCTCAACGACTAGAGTTTAAACTCGTAGGCTACAAGTTATTGGTAGTCGAAGTGGAGGGCATCCTTTTATAGGATGAAGATATAGTCTGTTCTTATATGAAAGATATAAGTAGTTCTTTATTAAATAAAGAACAGTATGTATGTAGCGAATACATATGAACATTTAGTAAACATCCATAGATTCGCATTAGATTTTTTGGGACTTAATTTATATCCGTTCCAAATCATATTGCTTTATATGATGAATATAATGTATAGCACTTGTCTAATCTGTGCAAGAGGGTTGTCAAAATCATATATGACAGCAATATTCCTTTGTTGTAAAGCAATATTATATCCAAATAGTTTAATTGTAGTTTCTTGTTCAACTAAAGAACAAGCGAGATATAATGTCTCCTATATTAAGTGATTAGTATAGCAAATCTTTTGAATTGCTGGAAACTCCTAAAGCTCAATTCACTACAACGTAAGGTTAAATCCTAAGCGTGAATGTTATGAAAGTAGAAAAAAGTAATTGAGATGGTATATGGTTAAATCCTAAGTACTTTTATAATGGATAATCAGCAGGGAAGTCCTATTAAAATGGGAAACCTTCAACGACTAAGTATCCTAGTAGTCTAGGTAGAGGAAGAGGTCTTATATTAATAAGATTGTGATATAGTCTGCTCTCATGTGAAAGCATGAGCAGTTCATAAAAGAACGGATAGAATAGTAACGATATTCTATTGAACATAAGGAATCTTATAAAAGAGAAGATAGCCAAAGAGCTGTGTTCTCAGTCGAAAATGTTAAATCGGGAGATTTCTAAAGTCGTCATTGGTACTAATGAAACAGTTATCATCTTCAACAACGGTAGTACCATTCAAGCAGTAAATGCTTCTCAAAATACGAGAGGTTTGCGCTGTCATGTACTTGTGGTTGATGAGTATAGAATGATACAAGGAGTAATATATAGCTCCCTATGTTTATAAAAAGCATAGCAAAACTCTTTAATTGCTGGAAACCCCTAAAATCAACTAAACTACAACATAATCTGAAAAGATAAGTGTGAATGTTGCGAAAGCAGAAAAAATTAGTTGAATGGTATATGGTTAAATCCTAAGTATTTATGACAATGGGCAATCAGCAACTAAGATTCTAAGTTACTATATGTAATATGAATAAAGTCCAACGACTAGAACGTAAGTTCGTAGGGTGTAAGTGATTGACACTCGAAATGGGAGTTACCTAATAATAGGTAGTGATATAGTCTAGTCTCATATGAAAGTATGAGCAGTTCATAAGAGAACGTACATAATGTAGCGAATTATGTAGAATATAACGGTTTTGATACATTAAACTCAGTATTAAGACCATTCTTAAACTGTGTTAGAATACCAAAATTTAAGAATAGAGATGATGGAAAATATGCAGATTATCCATCAGAGGAAAACCAAGAGATTTATTTGAGTAGTGCATTAAAACTAGTGCAAACTATGGTGAAATGTAGATAGCTATAGTTGAGTATCAATCAAAATCGGTCATAGTTATTGCGAAATAACTGGTAAGAAAGACTAAGTGTTAATTTTTAATTTACTTTTAATAAGATTGATTGTATAATATAAATAAAGGAGTGATATATCATGCTTTATTTAGGGACAATTAATTATAATAGTTTCGGAAGTGAAATGAAAGTAATTAATGAATATAAAAAATACGATGAAAAATTTAAGAGAAATTATACTTATGTGGATGTATATTTCCCTCAATATGATTGGACATTTTATGGTGCTAATTATAACAATTTTAAAAAAGGTAGAATTGCTTGTCCTTATGAACCTAGACATTTTAAAAAAGGTTTTATTGGAGAGGGAAAATATAAAATAATTGAAAATGGAAAACAAACAAAATATTATATACATTGGAAAGGTATATTAGAAAGATGTTATAATGAAAAAAGAAAAGATAAATATCCTAGATATAAAGATTGTACTATGGATGAAAGTTGGCATAATTTCCAAACATTTTGTGAATGGTTAGATAGTAATTATTATGAAATAGATGGGCAAAGAATGTGTATAGATAAAGATATCCTTATAAAAGGTAATAAAAAATATAGTCCACAAACTTGTTTGGTCGTACCTAATAATATAAATGTTTTATTTACTAAATCTGATAAAACAAGGGGAAAATGTTTATTAGGAGTTGATTTTCGTAAGGGAAGTGGAAAATATAGAGCAAGATGTTCTGTTGAAACAGATAATGGATATAAAAATATAACATTAGGATTTTATGAAACTGAATTAGAAGCGTTTAATGTATATAAAAATTTTAAAGAAAACCATATAAAAGAAATAGCAGATAAGTATAAAAATCAAATTCCTATACAATTGTATAATGCATTGTATAATTATAAAGTAGAAATAACAGATTAACATAAGTTAATACCGAGGTAAGATAGAAAATTAAAAAGTTCTATCCACCGTAACGCATAGAGATTGAACCTTTGTAAGAACTATTATACAATAGTTCTTTTTTAATTGCAAAGA